GTGGTCGGTGTCCATCTCTTTCAAGATGACTTGTCGAACGGGTTCAGTTCCATCTTTACCTCTTGTTCCCCATTCAAAGTAATTGCGGATTTCACTATGCGGGTCGTGTGCATATAAAGACATTTCTTCGTATGTGCCACTTTTACCCATTCGTCTGAGATAATCTGTTCCGCCATCGACTGCATATTCTTCGCCGTTTGTTGCATCAATGTGTGTTACAAAATCGTGTCGGTAGTTAGAGCAGATGATTGAACCATCTGGCGTTTGAATTCCGTTGTATACTATTTGGGGGTTTGTCCAGTTATTGTCCATAAGTGTATTGTATCAGAATGGCTATCTTCTGTCAAATGTCAAACACCATGTTTTTTCCACTGGCTGCCGTCGTCGTGTTTGCATCCATACCTTTCGGTTTCTTCATATGCCGTCAACTGGATAAGTTTTTTATCTCCGTCCAGTTTACACCCACAAACATTACATTCTGCTCTACCATCATCGTTAACGACAAATTCTTCACAACCATGGCATATGTTTAACCTTTTTAATTGTCTTTCTTTGCTTACATATTTTCCTGTAACCAGTGCAGACATTACCGAGATAAAATCAGTTAGTTTTGGTTTCATAATTTATTTATTACAGTGCAAAGTACATTATTACTGAAATCCCTATAATACATTCTATGGTTATCATAACAATTGATATTATTTTAACTCTGTGTTGACGCTGTTTTTCTTTTAACGTTGAAGATGTTTCTCTCTTTTCATATATGTTTCTAAATGGTCTACTCATGAAAAATGTTCCACCTTTTTCACAAAGACAGGCATGTTTTTACCCACATAAGCACCTACTATATTGAAGTCAAAATATTCTTCTGCTTCTTCACGAGTCATATCTTTCATCAAGATTTCAATGACTTTTTCATAATCATATACAACACATTTACCTTCAAAACTTAGACCGTGACCAACCATAGCATCATCAAAACCGTCTGCGTAGATGTAGGGTTCTTCTTTAGTTTGCATAATTCGCTGATTCCTTCATATTATGTATGTTGTGAGGATGATTTTCTCTAAGAGAAGCAGAACTGACTTTTACAAATTCTGCATTCCTTCTGAAACTTGTCAGATTCCCTGCACCAAGGTATCCCATTGACGATTTCAAACCACCTATTAGTTGATATATAGTATTTTCAAGTTTACCTCTATAAGGAACACAACCTTCAACACCTTCTGGTACGAATTTTTTAGAACCATCTTGGTTGTATCGGTCGGCAGAACCTTCGTTCATTGCACCTTCACTTCCCATTCCACGATAAGATACATATCTTTTGTCGTTTATCCAGACAACTTCCTTAAAGTTGGGAGATTCGTCGTGACCCGCAAGCATTGAACCTAGCATCACAGCAGATGCACCGGCTGCTAGTGCTTTTGCAATATCACCACTGCATCGAATTCCACCATCTGCGATAATGTCTGCTGAACCTTTGATTTCCTCTCTCACATCCATAATAGCAGTCAACTGTGGTATACCAACACCTGCAACAATTCTGGTTGTGCAAATAGAGCCCGGCCCAATTCCCACTTTTATTACATCAGCACCCGCACTTACCAGTCTTTTTGCACCAAGTCCAGTTGCAACATTGCCCGCAATGATAATGACATCATCACCCATCATTGATATTTCTTCCACTGCTTTAATGACATTAAGAGAATCACCATGTGCAGAGTCAACAACTATTGTTGAAACACCAGTATCAACCATTTTTCTAATGTGGTCTTTTTTAAATTTAGTAGGACTGACAGCAACACCGACCTTGTTACAACCAGCCATAACTGCTTTAATCTGTGATAACTGAGTCACCTCATCCATATTTTTATGAATTATACCAAGACCACCAAGTTTAGACATTCCTTCTGCCATAGATTTCTCTGTAACAGTATCCATAGGTGCTGAAATTATTGGTATATCCAATTTCATAATACCCAATACTGTAGAAACATCTACCATGTCTGGTGTGCATTCACTATATCTGGGTGTCAATAAAACATCATCGTAGGTAATCGCTTCTTTCATGTTTTATCCTTTCGATTTTTATACATTAGAACACTAATGACTACTGCAAATACCACCAATGCTATACCAAGTGTAATAGGAATTGGTGATAACACCCACCACCAAGACCAGTCAATAACCCCACATAGTTTCAGTGCGATAAACAATACTGTGAGTAGTGTAGGTAGTGATGTTCCGTGTGATATTGTTGGTTTTGATTCATTCATAATACATTGTCTTTCCACAGTTTGTCTGTGAGTTTATATTGTAGTCTATTGGCCTCTGCCTCACCTTCACCTTTCCAACTACCAGTTTCCCACTGTTTCACATGAACCATTTCATGCACAACCGTAGCAACAAAGTCACGAAGTGTTTGGTTTTTTGCTATCTCTATGGTGTAGCGATGCTCACTGTGTCCTTCATAACACTGACCCCAACATTTGAAATCGCTGTAATCACCTAACTTCAGTTTGATGGACGCATAGATTCCAAATTCTTCCAAACACCAATCAATCACTTTCAGTGCGATTATTCTTTGGCCCCTATATGGAGTTGTAAGTTTGGTTTTATTCTTTATCATCTAATTTTAGAACCGTTTCCTTTACTAGATGTTCTAGCAGGTGCATTACCTTTCTTTTTAAAAACCTTAGAAGTTCGTCCTTTACCAATTTTTATCATGTTACCAACATGTGCTTGTTGTTGTGCTACGTTTTTCTTTGCCATATTACTTAGACCGTCCTTGTGGCCCCTTTAGAACCATGTTATCATTATCTTCTTCGTCCCACGTGGGGTTTAAAGAAGGAACAACAACTTTTTTATTATTTTTAACAGGAGCAACAACTCCAGTAGTAAATCCTACATAATCTTGCTTAAGTTCCTTATCAGGGTCTACTACAAAAGCAACAAAAGAATCGGATATATTAACTCCTGTTTTTTCAATATCAGCATAAGGCATCCATCCCATAAATCCAATCTTACCCTCACCAGTTGGAATAATGACCAATGGTTTTTCAAGGGTATGCATACCATCTTTTAGTGTGTGTTTGCACAGTATTTCTTCACCTGAATTTAGTCTTACTATTTTAATTTCACTCATTTTTTACTCGCTTTCATCTTATCTTTGTTAAAAATTTTATCATAATTATTTCTATACTTTTGCTCGTCAGTTAGTCTACGTTTGCTACCCTTACCTGCTGAATTTTTATTCCAGTTCTCAATATTTTCATTAGTATTTAATAATGGGTCTTTTTTACTGTCATAATATTTTGTCTTTGACATGGTATCATTCCTTTTTTGTTTATTGTATCACAGAGGCTTTTTTCTTAAAATTATTTATATATGGCATAAACATTCCGAATAGTAATTTCCCAAACATTAGGAATCCAATGCTTGTTTAAACCATTGGGGTCATTATCTGCTCCTACTGGACAATATCGGTTACCCAAAAAAGTTATAAAATCACTGTATGGTTTTAGAATTGCATTAGGAGGATTTTGTGTGGATTCAATCCACCTTTTATAATTTTTAGATATAGTTGCGGCACACCAACCTGCTTGCACTCTTAAAGAATTCGGTTGGTCTACTGCTCTTGGGTGTAATACACCGAATTCAATACCTTTTCGTCCGTTTTCAGCAGTACGTATTGCAAATAAAATACATATTAACTCAGGTCTGGTACAACCATTTGCTTTAGCAGCCTCCATTATTGTGTCAAACTCCTCAGGATAAAACTCCCTTAGTGCTTCATAGTTCACTACCATTTGCGGTTTTTCTTGTTTTTGACTCACCGTGTCAATCGGTTGGTGTTCAATAGGTTTTTCTGTTTTACTTGAACACCCGACCATTACAAACAGATAAAATATATACCCGATAAGTACGACTAGTATTCCTATTGCAAATTTTGCTTTTATTTCTTTCATGCTTTTATAAAACCTTTTTTAACTTCATTTTTCCAAATTCGTCGTGCATCTTTATGGGTATGGTTGGAAGTAGAGCATAACTCATCATTCTCATATTTGCGTATCGCAACTGTATTACCGTTATAAACCTCAAATACTACCTTCCATATACCTGCTTCTTCACAGGAGTCGTGTACTAATAGATATCTCGCTTTTGGTACGCATCCCCTACCTTCTGCACATGCTTGTCTATAGTCTTTGGGATAATAAGGGTTCATGGTAAACGTAACTCCGTCCATTGTCCTTTGGTTTTTCGGGTGTACCCTTTTTTCACTAACGTGTTCCACCACTTTCTTGCTTCTTCTATAGTTAATTCTTTTTGACTAGACTTGTGTTGGTAGTCTTCATCAACATAAACATCGACATTCCAAAAGGGAACATCAGTCATTGGTACATTTTGAAATACTGCATCTATGGTAGACCCATCTTTAGGGTGGATTAGTGTTAATGTTGGATGTATTTCTGGGGTATTCATTATCATCCTTCAGAACTGGCTATTTGCATTGTTTCCAGTTTTCTTTTTATTTCTTTTATTGTGTTGTCCCATTCACTGTCAATATTATTATATCTTTCAATTAACATGAGAACTATTGATATTTCTGTTGCTGTAAGCATTATGTTGTCCTTTTTTTAAAAACACAGAGCAGGTGGAACATCCACCTACCCTGCGATGAGAAAATTATACTGCGATTAGGTCAATCAGTTTAGTTGCGATAACTCGTGAGGATTTCTTCGTGCTGTTACCTTTAACGAATGCGTTGCGTACTTTTGCAAGACTTGCATCTTCATCAAGTTTAGCAAGGACATCTGTTTCAACTTTAAGACTACCTTGTACTACGAACAACTCGTCACAACCTTCTGCATTTTCACCTTTAATGCTAAAGAAGTTTTGTGTCTTCCATAGTCCGGCTGCTTTGTTCATTGCTTTTTCATCCACAACACCGTCAGTGATGAAGTATCGGTATCGCATGTTGTCAATTCTTCGACCATCATACAATTTAATTCCGATGATGTTGCAACCAGTTTGACTCTTCAAAATTTGAAGGTATGCGGCTGTTTCAGACCTACCGTGGTTATTTTTAATTTCAATGTTTTTTCGAGTATTTGGTTCAGTAATGAAAGATTTACCACTACAGTAACCGTATGCACCCATTGAGTGACCGTCACCGTCTGAAAGGACAACTGTATTTACGATTTGAATGTCATTTTGTCGTTGGAATGCAGGGATGATTTCCAATCCTGCAATGATTGCTTCGTTTAAAGGTGTGCAACCAGTGGAGAATTGGCGAGGGGTTCTAACGTACCTGTATGTACTATTGTAAGCGTTTGATGCACCCAACAACCATAGGTTGTGTACTGCTTGCTTGTACTCTCGCTTGTTCATTCTGCTTGAGAGGAAGTTGAGTAGGTTGAAATGGTGAGGTCTAAGAACTGAATCGTCATCACTCGCAACATATTGTGGTTGTGGTTTGTCTTCATTTCTGCTACTATATGATGATGAAAATGCGTAGACTTCAAACGGAATTTGCATCTTGTTGCAGAATTCAGTAAGAACTAGCATTTGCTCGACTGTATCTTCAAGGATGTTAGACATTGAACCAGACCAATCAAGGAACATTACTAGTCCGTGACTTTTACCGTCTGGATGAGTTTCATTCTTTACGAAGATATCTTCACTCCAACGGTAATTAATCATTGAAACTGTGTCAAGAATACCAGTCTTTGAGATTTCAGTCTTCTTGTTTGCTTCGGCTGCTTGCTTCATCATGAATTGTTGAACCATATGGTTTACAACTGGTCGTGATTTGCGAAGGAATTCATCACATTTGGTAAGACATTCCCCTTGAACACGACAATGTGAAATTCTATCAGCGTTGTCTGCATTGAATTCAACAAATTGACGGTCAATTTCAGGGTAGTCTATAATAACGTTTTCAAGTTTAAACTCAGGAAGTTTGTGATATTCGTATTCTCTAGTTTGCTCTTGGTCACGCATGTCTTTAACACCTTGGTCGAAGGCACGTTGTGTTTGACCACATGGGTCACTGCTGTAGTCATCATAACCTAGGTCATTTTGTTCAGCACCATCATCAGATGAATCGCTTTGCTCAGAGTCAGCACTTTCACCATCATCAGTATCATCTTCCATTGACTCACCAGAATCTTCACCTTCACCAGTGTTGGATGAACCACCAGTTTCTTCACCATCTTCGTCACCCGATTCAGTGCTGTCACCAGAAGCATCGGTTGATTCGTCACCTTCACCAGATTGTGATTGCGATTCGTCTTGTTGATTCATTGCATCTTGCCAATCTTCTGAACCAGACTCAGCAGAATCACCAGATTCGCTATCAGCACCACTTTCCATTTGGTGTTGACCATCTTGGTCTGGTTCAAGTGGTTGTTGTTCCAACCATAGGTCGAACAAATCGCTTGAAAGTGCGACTACTTCTTCCATTGTCTTGGTGTCCCGCATTCGCTCAACATATTGTTGCTCGTCTGCAGAGAATTCAACATCAGCATGACCATATAGACCAAGTTTGAACTCGATGTTCAATCGGTCAAGAAGTGGTAGTGTTGTAAGGTCTTTACCTTCAATTTCGAACATGTCACGGTCAGCAAATTGCTTGTATGCATTTGAAAAGTTGCGACGAATGCCGGGAAATTTATCTTTGATTAATCGTTCGATACGAGCATCTTCAACTACATTTAAGAATTGATGACGCATACCTGAAAATTTGTCTTTACCAACAAAGTCAGACCAACCATCTGCAGGTGTATGAAGTGCATGTGACACTTCGTGACCAACTAGCATATCATATATGTCGTTGGTCATATCTTCCCAAACTGGAAGAACGAGTACACGGGCTTTGGTATCAAAGTATGCTGTTTCAGCGTTTACGCTATGTTGGACAGATATCCCTTCCATAGCCATGGCTTTAGCAAGAATATCTTTGGAGGCGGTATTAATAGTGTTTGTAGTTTTTCTCATACACCCATTATACCATGCCTGACGTTTTCTGTCAACCCATATAATCTATATCCACTGACATACAGTCGTCAGTATATGCTTCCCTGATATCAGGAAGGGGGTTTGGGCATATGATTTTCTTATATATTTTGTGGGTTGAATAAGTCAGGCAATTGCTGTCCCAGATATGTCCATATCATCAGCAAATGATGATACGTTGGGTTTTGGCTCAACATTTGGTTAAACCAATTTTCGAGTATTGCATACTGTGGATTGTTTGGGTCACCAAACATTAACATAACAAACCAAGCACTGTAAAGATTTGAACCGCCCAGTAAGTCTTGAACAATATCCCAGTCTATATTCCCACCGTATTGACCTAAATCAGTGTATCCTGCATCAATCATCTGTTGTAATGCCCCATTACCCCATGATGCATTGTCACCACCAGTTTCCCCAAATAACCAGTTAAAAACGGAATTCCAATACATATTCCCAGAGTGTGGGTTATCTGGGTGGAAATCAAAGGCATCATTGTTTTCAAACATACCTTGGAATTGTGGTGGCCAAGGCATTGGTGCACCACTTGCCGCACCAGAGTTTATCCATTTATCCCATTGGTTTTGCCATTCTTCAGTAACTGGTAGTCCATCTATACCAGACAAACCACCACCGCTATACAACCCTCTTGTTTGATTTGCTGGCCCTCTAGGACTTGGGAATTCCCAATTTGGTCTAGTAGGTTTTGGTGCCTGTTGGAAAAAGTTTGGTTCTTGTTGACCAATTCCTGCATTGCCACCTGCACCTAGTGCCTCAGTGATTCGTTGTTGATAAATTTTGTTTTGTAGAGTCATAAAATTTTAACCTTAAATTGTGGGTATATTCGTACATTATGGCGCTATATTTTGTAATGTGATTAATTTAGGAATAATCCATAGTAACATTTCTTTCTGGTCTTCAGACATTGAATCAACCCAACCTTGAAACCAATCCATTAAATCATCATTATACTGCAAATCTTTTGGTCTGCGACCTGTTGGGTGATATAGATGCGGCCGTTCAGGCATAGGATTATTTTGTAAATAATCCACGGTATTGGGGGTTATAATCGGTGTTTCTGTAATATCCGTGGGTGCAGGTGGGTCACCACCGCCACCACCCAATAACCAATTATAATATGCCATCCACGCCTCTTTCTGTGCAGCCCTTGCTTGTTGACATTGTGCTGTTTCACCGTTAGCACAGGCTAATCGAACAATTTCGTCAATTTCAGCAAGTATTTCATCCCAACATGCTTGAGTTTGGCAACCGCCATCACCATTACCATCCCCACCGTCGTCTGGGTCAATTGGTACTGATTGCTTTCGTATTGGGTCATACTCATAACCGTTTCCCGGCCCATATGGTGCTGTTGGGTGCACAGGGATTGCCTCATAAAGGTTATTAACTGCTTCAGTTAGATTTCTAAGTTGTTTGTTAGGGTCTTTCATAGGGTCTTTCATAAATCGTTCTTCTTTATATTAGTAGTTTATAAGGTCATATACATTATGTATAAAAAAACAGCCCCCAGACGAATCTAAGGGGCTGTAATTTATTATCAGGAATTTCCTGTTATATTAAAATTTAACTTGGAGTTGGGAGCGAATAAGGGTTTCACCTTCATTTGCGGTTGTATTCCAACCACTAGTTCCCAAGTTCCATCCTGCATCAACGCTGTCAAATGCATAACCTACGTCGGTTGTCCATTTAACATTGCTATTGAATGCATAATTAACACCAAATGTGGCAATTTTCAAATCAGTTGCAACACCTTCAAGGTGTCCAACTTCATATTGACCGAACAATTGTGCTTTGTCTGTTACATCATATGATGCTGTCCAGACTGTACCCCAATCATCGCCATTAGTGTCATCCATTGTTGCTACATAAGCACCAGTGAAATCAAATCCACCTGCACTAAATGTTGCATCAGCAGTCCACGTGTTATAATCAGTTGTGTCTAGGTCGTTGTGTGAAACAGCAACGCCAGCACTCAACCAATTAGTAGGACTGAAATCAACACGACCAGTAAGTGCGTAACCATTTTGGACTCCTGCACCATTTGCAGTATTAAATCCATCGGTATATGCAACACTAACGCCACCGAATGAGGTGTCGTATCCGTATTGAATACCTTGACTACGACCTTGACCGAACTGATTTGAGATAACAGAACGCTCGGTTGCGAGTGTATCTGTTTGTGCGGTCAAAACTTCCTTCATAAAAGGACTCTTGAATTGACCAACTCGGAAGTTACCCCAATCTGCATATGCATCCATTAGGGTAAAGTTTCCACCATCATTCCACTGACCACTTACCATGTAACCCCAATCATAGAGGTCACCAGAAACTTCAAGTCGTGTTCGTGGAACATTGAAACCGTGAGTAGTATCAACGCCATCTGTTTTGATGTCATTGTACGACCAACGAGTTTGCAAAAAACCATGAACATTCAAGGTAACAGGTGAACCATTACCAATCATGCTTGAGCGAGCGTCTGCGTCTGCAAGAACATCACGGACTAATGAACGAATTTCGTCGGAACGAGTATCGTTTAGCCAGTTTGAATCTTTTGATGCAGTGAGTTCATCAATCCTTGCTTCTGCACGTGCAAGTCGTTCTTGCAGTTCTGTGTTTGTGTCAGCACCTGCCGCACCACATGCAATCCCTGCAAGCAATGAAGCAATACCGAACTTTGTAATTTTTGAGATATTCATAATGGTATCTCCTTTTTATTAGGTTCAAGACGATTAAACGCCTTGAATCAATTCCCAAAGTTCACGAACTGCACTACCAACCCAAGTAACACCGTTCCACGCAAATGGAAGAAGTGCTAATGTGATTAGCATACTACGGCATACACCGATTTTACCTAACGCATTTGTCACGACATCTGTTCCGCAACTGTCTGTACATTTAGCCATTATATTTCTCCTTTTAAAAGAATTATTCCTCTGGCAAAAGAGGTTGGTGCGTAATTGCACCTTTGACTCCCTAAATCAACTCCGATTTCAGGTAGTCTTTATATTTATTATTTTTAATTTGTTAAATCAACTACCTCACAAGAGCCACCACTGCAGGCCATCGTTTGTGACCCTGCCGTGTTATCTTCCTGCTCATAATGACTAAGTTTTGTCCAGTTAACATCCTTTGGCATTTGTTTGCAAAGTTTGTTGAATTCTTTTTTATTACATTCTTGATAGGGTGCTTGCTTGTAACTGTGGTCAGAATAAGGAAGAAATGAAATACCACAAATATTATTGAAATTACTATAAACCCAAGCACCAACTTTTAGCCATTCATGTTCTTTAACAGTGATTGTAACACTGGGTTTGTGTTCGCACCAATACTTTTGATATAATAACCATAATTCAAGTTGCTCTAATGCATCTTTGTCTTTTCTAAATATTGCGTTTTTGGGAGATTTAATCGGGAATGAAAAAACAATGGTGGAGTCTGGTTTCATGTGGCAAGGTTCATGGGGAAAACCTTCATCTATCATAAACTGACATAGCGGGTCTTTTGTGTTTGCACGTACTGTTCTAATGTAATGCTCAGAATGACGAGCATGAATTCCTGATGCAGAATCCACTAACTGTGACACTGTACCACTAGGTTTAACACAAGTAATTGCAACAGACTGGTTAACACCCAACCTGTCAGACCATTCTTTATTTGTCTTGATTGCTGTCTTTCTTAGATTTGCTAATAACTCTGGTAGTTTACCAACTGTTTTCTTATCACCATTAGTAAGTTTACAATCCATAATACCAGTCATTGATACACCAAGCAATCTCTCTTCTTCACAGTTGTTTTTCCACTCTTTAGATAAATAGCGGAAGTCTGTTAGTGTTGCTTGCCATGTTCCTAAAATTGTAGCAAGTTGAACTTTCCTAATTAGTGTTTCTTCAGTATCATCTTCTCTAACCACAACCTCAGAAAGATTACAGAACTCTCTATCTCTAAGTATGATTTCGGAACAAGGATTACATCCCCAATCATGTCCTAGTTCTCGTCGTTGTCCTTCAATATTTTCAATTGTTCTTTCTGCTGATTCTCTATTAAAGATACCACGCTCTCCAGATTTTGACTTATAAAGGGAAATCCATTCGTCCATGAACGTACCAATTTCTGGTTTTTCTTTATAACAAACAGAATTGTTTGATAAGGCACGTTGTGGTTCAATAGCCCACCATTGTCCAGTTTTTGCTACTCTCATTCTTTCATCAGTTAATGAAGATAAAGATAACAATGCACTACGACGAACACCACCAACAACTACAATCTCTGCAATTTTACATACTAAGTCATGACATTCAATTGTAGTTAATTTTCGTCCATTTGCTTTTCTAAATGTTGCAATTGTAAAATTGAATAATTCTTCTAAACTCTCTGGTCCAGAAGACCTACCACCGAATGTCTTAAGTCTAGAACCAGAAGGTCTTATTTTAGTCATATCCCATTTTGGAATTTGACCTGTTATAAGCAATGATATAAGTTCTTTGTATGCTTTGCACCAACCTATTCTGCTATCTTTAACAACAATAGTAGTGTCAGAATCCTCAAACTCTTCAGCAATAGTAGGTAATTTGTTAACATAGTTACGTTCAACACTAAAACCAACGCCTGTTCCGCACATTAAAGTATAAAGAACTTCGTCAAATGCTCGTACTCTATTAATAGCAAGGTATGCACAGTTATAGCCTGATACTGCATCCGTCTTTAGTGCCTCTCCTGCTGTCATTAGTGAACGCATAGAAGGCATGATTTCTAGATTCAATATTGAGTTTTTAATTTCGTTCTTCACGTTTGGACTCATCTTATAACCCAAGGTTTTTCCAAGATGTTCCTTAAAGAAATTTATATATCTATCAACTGTTTCTTCCCAAGTTTCTCTTCTGTCTAAGTCTTCTATCCATCTAGCATATCTACTTCTATGGATAAATGACTGGTAATCGGTTGGTAAATATTCACACATAAAAATTCCTTTTTAAACTACACGACCATATTTATTTTTATTTTTCACTCTTAGCAAGATATTTCCATTTCCAAAAATGTTGCCTATATTTTTAGCATGTTGTTGAATTTCCCACTGGGAGTGGGATTCGATTTTTAATTTATAAAATCTTCCAAATACTGCCATTAACCCACTCCAATACCATTCAGTGTACATTCTTTTTCATTTTGCTGATGCTTTGTTATTTTCATCTGGCTTAAAGTCTTTACCGTTATTTAATTCTTCTTTATAGTATTGGTAAAGTAAAGGCCAACGATTTATATATTTTGGATGTCCCCACATCCAACCATATTGAAGAATTTCCTCAAAGGTTTTTTTAATGTCTTTTTTATTCATAACGCATTAACAACCATACTAACATTACCAACTGTTTCAACCAATTTTGCTACTGCACGATAGGGGTCCATATTTGCGGATGGTCTTCTATCTTCAAGATATCCCTTCAATGTTTTAGAAGTAATTGGGGGGATACGAATAGATGCACCTCTGTCTGAATCACCAGAAGAAAAAACATCAATATGTTGAGTTTCATGTTCTCCTGTTAATCTATCTTCATTTCCAATACCATATTCTTCAATATGTTCTTCATGTTTGTCCATCAAATTTTTTATAATACCAGTGATGTATCTTTTTCCACCTTCTTCACGAAGTCTTTCTGTTGAGAAATTGATGTGTGCACCTGAACCATTCCAGTCGCCCATAATAGGTTTGGGGTCTAAACTAATACTTACATCTTTTGTTTCTGCTAAAACTTCCAACATATAACGAGCAACCCATAGATAGTCGCATATTTCTAGGATTCCTGCAGTACCAATTTGGTACTCCCATTGACCTAACATTACTTCAGCGTTTGTACCACACAGAGGAATACCTGCTGTATTACAGGCCATCGCATGTTCGTGTGCTAACTCCCTCATTGTGACTACATCACCACCTACACCACAGTAGTATCTACCTTGTGGTGGTGGATACCCATTTTCGGGCCATCCGTAGGGTTTATTATTGGCGTTGTTTATTATAGTGTATTCTTGTTCAATACCGAACCAAAAGTTTTGGTTGTCAAACTTCTTTTCTAGTTTTCGGAGTTTAGCACGTGTATTGGATTTGTGTGGTGTACCATCAGAATTCATTACTTCACATAATATAATGTATGAATTATTACCTATTATACTATCAACGGTGTTATTATAGATTGATACTGGTTTTAAAACACAGTCACTATCACTATCCACTGCTTGTTCCGTACTAGACCCATCAAATCCCCATTCAGGAACATCGTTTAAGGTTAGTCTACCATCAGCAGAGGGGTTTATATTACAATACTTAGTTTTACTTCTAACGTTGGGTGTTTTGTAACCGTCTAACCACAAATATTCAAGTTTACAGTTGTTCATATTCTCTTCCATTTATTAAGTTTTATTGTTGCTTCAAGACCACGAAATGTGTTCTCATCAATCATTTTTTGGATTTTACGAGTCGAAATCCTGTACGACATGTCATTAATATCTTTTTCTTTTAAAGATTCAGGCCAGATGCAAACTTGTCTTCCTTGCTTAATGAGTTCTTCATTGAATTTGACAATCTGTTCATTTCTTGGTTCATTATCAAGCACAAATACTACATCTTTATCACGCAATCTTTCAGGAAGTTTATTTATAGAACTGGCACCAACCATTGCAATTGCATTCTTGATGAATAAACTATCAATCGGCCCCTCTACTACATAAACTCTCTTTTCAGGATTGCATCTCCAAAGACCATAAAACAGCCTGTCTATACTCTTATCCGCTTTTACAGTAAGATATTTAAGAGTGTTCCTAGCATTCACCTCACTAGACATACTCAATGCTCTACCTTGTGCTGCCACTACGTCACCTTTACTATTAAAGAATGGAATAACTAATCTTTCTTCTGATTCTCTGTAATTAGTTTCTGGGTCTAGACCCTTAGAAAATTTACCAAAATCTTCAGTATAGTAAAGCAAATCCCAATATTCTTTGGGGATTAACCTCATATTAGCAAATTTTACAGCATTATGGTCGCTTGGTAAGTCTTTTAATTTTACCAAATCACCAAGAATTTTATATCCGTCCCTTATCTTTTTAATACTAGAGGGATTTTTACCAAACAGTCCTTTCACAATTTCTTCTCCATCATTTCTTCTATTAATTTTATTCTTTTTTACCAATCGGTTGTTATTGATGTTTCCCTTAAAAGATTCAAGTCCATACTCTTTACATAAATCTGGGGAAACTTGAGATAAAAATTTATATATGTTAGACCAGTATCCACAGTTAAAACACTTATAGAAAAAACGTCCATGTTTCTGATAAAAATAACCTCTCGCTTTTTTTGCATCTTTTTTACTATCACCACAGATTGGACATGAACACTGTGCCTGAGATTCTTTTTTCCATTTGAAGTTTCTAAGTTCAATAGAAATTAAGTTGATAAATTTTTTATCAACAATCATGCTCATTTTTGTAAGGATTCCTCATCTGTATCTGATGTTTGGCCTGGTGTTTCTTTGGCGTACTTACCTTTTAATTCATCAGTACCTTTTTCGCCTGCACCATGTTCTTCATCGATACTTATTTCATACGCTTTTGCCCAGTCTGACCAGTCTTTAAGTTCTTTTTCGTCCATGCTTATCTCCTTTAAATATTCCAATCGGAAAATGGTTCGCCAACTTTAGTGGCGGTTTGTTTACTGAATTTTTCATCCAAGTCATCTCTACTATATGTAGATTGTCCAGAACATATTAAATCTGTTTGTTCACCTTTAGATACATCATATAGTTTCATTTTAGACCTGTTTATCCCCACTACAAATTTTCTATTAATAGCAGTATCATTATACCTATTTTTCAGTTGTTTTATTAAAACTTGATTCACCTCATCCAGTTCTTCAGTAGAGATGACCGCAAACATAAAATCGGCAGTTGCAGGTAAACCAAATGATTCAGAGGTATCTTCAAGTCCAACATCCGTATTTGCAAAACCACCTCTGTTTGTTTGGGTTGCCGTAAATATGGGTACATCGTTTTCTACTGCAAAACCTCTAAGTTCTTCTGCTATTGCTTTTATATACATATAAGAATTTACATTTGCACCATTTTTAAATCTTGCTGCCGCACAAATATTTAAGTAATCAACAAATATTATGTCTGGTACAAACCTCTTTTTTAAACTAAGTTCTTCTAATAATGCTCTAAAGTGGTTCACATTTGCTGTTGCAGTTGGATATTCTTTGATAATTAGTTTACCATCAATCTTTTTTGTTGCTGTTGATACCTTCTTTGAATATATTTCTTTTGGAAGTTCTCGTAGTTCATCCATAGTGATATCCATTAAATTAGCATCAATTCGTTCTGCAATTCTCTCTTCCGCCATTTCACAGGTAATATACAATACATTCTTATTTTGGGTTAAACAGTTGGCCGCATGATGACACATGAATAGTGATTTACCAACGCCTGTTCCTGCAAGTATAACATTTAGTGTTTTTTGTGGAGTACCATTATTTGTGATTTTATTGAAAAAATCTAAATCAAATGGGATTTTATCTTCTTTCTTGTGGTAAAAATCATATCGTTCATCAGAATCTTCTATATAGTCATGACCCACAGATACATCAAATGAAACTGAAAGTGCTTCTTGCAGAAGTGTAGGTAGGTGGTTTTTACTCTGCTCAGATTTACCATCAATAATTTGTATAGATTCCAATATTGCATTATAAATCGATTTATCTTTGCAAAAAGACTCAGTGGTATCTAATAACCATTTATCGTCTGGGGAAGATTCACTCTTAACTGTAATCTCCTCTATTATTTCTTTTGCCTCTTTATATTCAGACTCCGAAACATTGGTTAAGTTAGATAAACAGACAGACAAGGCATCCTTGTTTGGTGCTTTATTATATTTGTCAATGAAGTCTTTTACAACTTCAAAAATCTTGCGTTCAATCCTGTCAGAAAAGTAGTCTTCTTTTAAGAAAGGAATAACCTTTCTCATGTAGACATCACTCTGAATCAGATTCGTCAGGATAATTATCTCTGTAGTCGCTTCCATCATCATATCTTTCGTTAATGAGTTCTGTTAAAATGCCACCCATTATATTAGTCAACTCTTGATTTATTGGGTAACATTTTTCGTTGTCAACTATATCATATGTAAAGTTAACTTTAAGTGAACCGTCCACTTCATCAAGACTGACAACACCATATTGATAGGTAAAACCTTTAAATTTACCATTAGATATGCGAATTGCACCAGTTTTGTCATCACTTGGGTTTTCAGCAAATCTGTATTCTGGTAATTCGATTTTACCCATTTTCTTCTAATTCAGTTTCTTGGTTAATATTTGTGCTACTTCCATATTTAAACTCTTCGGCTGCAGCCTTGTCTATTTGACTTAATATTTCTTTTGTGTAGTATTTTTCAGGTTCGGTATTAATGTTCTTTTCGTAAACTTTCCGACCGTCTGGTAACTCTATCCTTGTGGACACCTTTTTAAAAATATTATATTTGGTTGCTAGGTCTACTAAACCAAAATACTTATTCAGACCTGTTTCATAATTTAGTTCAACTTCAACTTGTTTGTTTTCTTTTGTGAGTCTGCTTTTGAAAAGTTTGCACTTGATAATGTTACCTACAATTTCAGTACCATCTTTGATTTTCTTCTTTGAAAGATATAAAATTGTTGAGGCAGCATATTTTAAACCAGAACCCCCACCCATAACCTTCATTGGAACATACGAACCAACTGCATCATATGTGTGGTTAGTCATAATAAGAGGTATGTGTGCTTTACCGAGTTTTAGAGTAAGAACACGGAATGTCGATTTTACCATTTGTGCCCTAGTCATATCTCTTGTGTCTTTGCCCTCTGCGGTGTCTGTCATTTCTTTGTTAGTAGACAACATACCAAGTGAATCCAATACAATAATCATTGGTTTTCTATCTTTTTTATTTTGTTCTAAAACTTTGTCTACTATTTTTATACATTGGAATCTGAAATCTTCAACAGTGGCAACTGGGAAAATAGCAACCCTATTTGGGTCCATCCCTCTTTCATTTATCATTTGAGAGGTGATTGCTTGTTCAGAGTCAAAATATAAAACAATCCCATCGGGGCTATCTTTCAAAAATGTTTTACATATATCGATAGCAAAATAAGTTTTACCTGTTGCTGACTCACCTGCAAGTGCAATGATTTTATTATCTGGCATACCGTTATAAATGCTACCAGATAAAAGTGCGTTTAATGCAAGGCTGCCAGTGTCCACGAATCCTGTTACATCACTACCTTCTACTCCGTCAGACACAATACCTGCGTATTCATTACCAGAATCTTTAATAATTGAATCCAAAAAACTATTACTTGACATTTATTGTTTCTCCATTATTTTGTTTATTATACCTTAGGGGCATCAACAAAACAAGTCCTCAAGATTGGATTTTCTTTCATTTTGCCATCCTATGGTCTTGAGTATCATCTCTAAAGGTCTTAAAAAGCCTCTTTCAAACTGCATCTCATAATCCACGTATTCTGATAATCCTAATTCTTTAGGTAATCCGTTAGGGAAGGTTATCACTCTTTCTCTAATAGTATTTGGTGTTTTTAAATACACAAATTTTGCTTTATCATTCTCTCTAATTAATTGATGTTTCCTATCTAGTTTTTCTTTCTTAATAATATGGTTATAAATTAATGCGCCCTTCGTTGCAATCGGTGTACCGCTTGCATAAATTCTAGTTCCGTCTTCATATTTAGTAAGACCTCGTATTCCTCTAGGAAATGCTATGTCTTCTGGTGGTAGAGAGAAAAACTTGGTCTTGAATCCATCAATAAAATCAATCACCGTGTCTTCATCGGTGGTTAATATTAGATTAATTGCCTTCTTGAGTTCTTTTCTTACCACTTCGGGTGTTGATGCTCTTGTTGTTTCAATGCCCGTAACCTTAATTTTCGGTTCGTCATATCTAACACCTTCGTTATCAAGAACATTTAAAATATATCTCTTTTTAGCAGTCCATATCCCTTTGTCTGCGATAACCTCTCTTTTCATGAACATCTTGTTATCAAAAGCGTTCATTTTTTCTGCTAATTCATCGTATTTTTTGTTGATGAACGGTTCGATGATTTCTCCCGCACATTTGTCGAGGAAGTCCACCACCTCCTGCTTCTCCTTGTTGGGACAAAATTTGTCCACAATATCCCCAAACCGAATATAAACAGAATCTGTATCAGAAGCAATAACATAGATGAAATCCTCTGTCTTGAATGTTTTATTTAAAAAGTCATTTAGTTTACTCTCAATCCATCGGATGCTAAGTTGTCCAGATATTGTTACCGCTTCAGCAATCTCTACATCATAATATCGACAATATTGGTTTCCAATAGCACCATATGCGGAGTTCAATTGCACTTTTCTAACTAATTGTTGGTTTTTATATTTAGAAATTTCGTTTTTTAATTTATTGTGTAAAGCACCTCTTGCGACTGTAGGCATATTCATTTTCGGAATTTCTTCCATTCTTTTTTGTGCTTCAATCATTTTCGATTTGCTTACTTTTCTCTCTTCATACAACCTCTCCATTAGAGAAGGTAAGAACCCTCTTCGTGAGTTGTCGAAAAGAACACCGTTAGCGGCAATGGAAAGGTTTGCTTCCTTCCAAGGTTTCATTCTTTTCAACGTGAATTCGTTTTCATCCAAAATACCGTTTGGTGAAATAGTACCCCTAGTAGGTGCATTATTAAAATTAGTGAGTTTTGTTTCCGTGCTAATGTTATACTGCATTATAAGGTGAGGATAAAGTGAGTTCAAGTCGAACGACATCACCCAATCATGCATCCCTGTTATCGGCTCCATAACATAAGCACCTTCATATTTGGTAGATTTGTGTTCCACCTTTCTGGGTGGGATAACAATGTTATGCTCTAACAAATAGTGGTAGATGATACAATCCCACATCCTTACCTGACTGAATACATCTTCAAAGTTCACTTTTGCGGAGTAAGCGAGAGCAATCGCTAACTCCATTAATTTTAACTTTTCTTCAAGTTTATAAACGAGTTCCACATCTTTAATGTTATATTCCATAAATTTCTGGAAATCGTTCTTATAGAATTCGGTAATAGAGTCATACTCATCATAGGACAGTTTTTCTTCACCAAGTTCAACATATGATATATGATTTAGACTGTAAGATTCCTGATTCACATAGGTAAACATTGAGTATAAATCAAGGTAGTCCATAACAGCAACACCATAAATGTTGAACACTTTTTGTATTCTGTTTTGTCTATGAATTTGTACTTCTTTTATTACACCCCATGGACTAAGACGTTCTGCGGTCTTTTTATTCATGACGTGTTTGATTCTATTGTGAAGATACGGTATATCAAAAAACCTGACGTGCCAACCAGTAACAATGTCTGGTTTGAGTTGTTCCCATAAATCTAGGAATTTCTCAATTAATTCTATCTCGGTAGAACAAGGATAACAGCGAACACCCACAACATCAAAATCACCCAAACCAAGACTATAAGTCTTACCGTCCATCTTAATAGTAATCGCATTAATTTTTTCAATTGGGTTCTCCATATCTGGGAATCCGTGTTCTGATGTGGTTTCGATATCGATTGTAGTAATTTTAATTTTGTTAATATCATATTCTATATCACCGTTAAATTCTTCACCTATAAATTGATATTGATAATTAATATCACCGTAAATTTCTATACCACCAACACCTTTATATTGTTTAAAGAAATCCATCGACTCTTTAACAGAGCCTGTACGAATCTTTTCTACATAAACACCATCCAATGTTTTATATTTTGTATCTTTGTGTGTGGGTACAAAGTAAGCGGGATTATATGCAATTTTTTCTTTTACTTGGTCACCATTTTCATCGTAACCTCTATACAGTATGTTATTCCCTCTGGTCAATACATCGGTATAGAATCGCTTACTCATAGTTGTATTATATCACTAGGGCTGATAGTTGTCAACCATTCCTCAGTGGGAATTTAGCCAATTTCTTTTCTTTTGATTTAATATACCCACTAAACAGAACAAGGTAATTAATTAGGTCAATAACAGCATCATTGTAGCCTTCGTTTTCTACCTTTAGTTCACCTGAATCAATATAAGTTGTAATTCTAGAAATTTTGTCTAAAATTCTAACCATCATTCCTGATTCTGTACTACAAAGACCCATCATTTCTGCTTTTTCAAAATTTGCAAATGGTGTAGTTCCGTCTTTACCTGCATAGTCGTGGTTTTTCTTTTTCATCAATTCATAAGCAGTACTACAAAGTTCTTTATGATGTTCTAACAATTTTTCTTGATTCATAATGTTTTAACCCCAGTGCTACCAAGACCACCAACTCTGTCTGTTCGTTGTTGCGGTTCGTCAAAGGTTTCTTCAATTGTGTGTTCAATGCACTTTACGATTTCTGCTTGGCAAATCCTATCACCGTGTTCGACAACAATGTCTTTATTGCTATTATTGACCATGAGTGCTTTGATTTCATGAAAATAATCGGAATCAATTATACCTTCACAGTTTGCAACGATGAATGCTTTGTTGATTGATAACCCTGAACGTGGATGCAGTCTGACAGAATAACCCTTTGGAATGTCAAATACAATCCCTGTTGGTACAATTGCTCTATGATGAGCAGGAATTGTAACTGTATGAGTGGACTCTGACCCATGATATCCGCTATGTTGTTTTACTGGAAGAACAGTTGATGCAACATTATCTGGTGTAATTATTGTTACTTTACGTGGTGTATCTGAATAACTTTTGGGTGAAGTGTCGTCAAATTTCTCTGTGTAAAATAAATGGGAGTGCAAATCATAACAAGCCGCTTCATCAGTTCCTGCTTCTGGTGGTATTACGTTGTCGTGTGTTCTATAGTACCTAAGTGTAGGTTTACTCATAATATAAATCTCCAATTGTGTTTGTATAAAGTATTATATCAGAAAGGCTGAATCAAGTCAATTTACCTAACAACTTTAACTTGGTTTGGTTGTTTAACTACTTTAATTTGGTTTTGACCAGTTGGAGTTACTTTATGTGGTTGTTGGTCATATACTTTTATTTTGGTCATCTAGTAACCTCACCTTGTACTTCAAATCTACCTTTGACAATCTTCTCTGCTGAAGACCCGCTATTAATTTCTAAATCGTAGATATGTCTACCAATTGGTACATTAGCCATTGTATCAGCACCAATTGTAATTAATATTCCACCTGTAGTACCAGATGCACCTGCAGAAGAAACATCTAACCTTATCCCACCTGTACCAAGTACTTGGTCAGCAGTTGCATCAGTGGGGGTAAATTCTCCAGTAGAACCTCCACCAGTAACAGACCTAGTGTGGGATGTGGAAGAGTTTACTAACGTTGAACCAGTTACCCATAAAAGAGCCCCAGTATCGATTGTTGACCTTCTAACCTGCATCCTTGCTTGGTATGCATTTAGAGTAACACCCGTCCCGCCATTTTCTAAATATTGTAAATAAAGAGAAAAGTCTGAACCCTGCTCTGCTACAATGTCGTAATTTCCTGCTCTGCCCATATATAATCTCCTAAGTATTATTTATACTTTAGATTTCTTCTTCTTCTTCTTTTTCTTATTCTTTTTATTTTGCATATTTTTTGTTTTTTGCAGTTTCTTTTGTCTTTCTTCTTCTTCTTTTTCCGATTTTGCCTTTAGCCATTTTTCTTTCTTTTTATCTTCTTCCTTTATGGCGGATTCATAATAAGTAATATTATCATAGAATCTTTGTCTGTTTTCTTCAGGGATTTCTCCCTTCTCTAACAACTCTATCAATATTTTACTTGCCTCATAACCATTATAGTAATCACCGATATAATATGCCGAGGCAGCAAATTCGTCCAGAATTTTCCACTTATAGACATCATCACTAATAAACAGGATGTCATCTTTAGGATAAGGTATTTCAGTTGCTTGTTTTGCAAACAAATAACCAAGATGCGGATTACCATTCATCCGATGAACCTTGGCAATTTGGTATAGAGGTTCTGCCCTATCTGGTTTAATATTCCATGCTTGGAGCATAGTATCTTGTGCATCAGGCCATGGTTTTTCCTGAAGTAATTTGCAAATTGCTGTTCTAAACACTGAGTAAAATACCTCTTCTTTCCACCCACCCATATTTGCTCTTTGGGAGTATGCTTCTTCTGCTTGCTCCCATTGTTGAGAGTCGAAATACGACTGTGCTAGGTAGAATTGATATCGTGAATTGTCTGGTTCATATGCAGGGTCTTCTGGATTAGTTAACGCACTTAAAAGCACTTCAGCATCTTTAGAATATTTTTCTATACCCTCAAGTGATTCGCCTGTTTCATGATTTTTATTTCTAGCACCTAAAGTTCTAGCATCAATATGATATTTACCGTCTATCCTACCTAAATTATGTGGTTGTGGTGCATCACAGGCTGCATATTCATGCAGAACACCAACATATTTCCAATCAGCATCCGTTTTAAAAATTTGGTTTCTCCACCAAGTAAAGTCGCCTCTATGGATTCTTAATGCGTGGCCATGATAACCTTCTTCAATTATTTTATCCATATCAAGGTCTAAAGTACCTTCAATATAGTCATCCGCATCTATCATAAGTGCGTAATGAGCCTTGCCTTTACACATAGAGAGGACTTCTGACCTGTTATGACCAAAATCAACCCAAGGTACGTCATGAACTTCACCTTCTATACCTTTAGCATCAAAAAACTCTTTAATAAATTCTTGAGTTCCGTCAGTGGAGCCGTTATCTGCTATTATATAATAGTCAATATATGGTGATACTGATTCCAAACACTGCCTAAAATGGTCAACGTTCTCATTTTTTACAATCATTGCTAATGTCAGTTTATGCATTATTTCTTAATCCTTATTTGATTTTCAATCCAATTTTTAAGTTCTATTTTAGGACTCCAACCTAAATCATTTTTAATCTTATAGATGTCTGCAAGGGTTTCCTTTGCCTCACCATCTCTGGGTTCAATCCATTTCTGTTTGTTAGAAACCATATCTGCTATTTCTGAAACAGAGTGGTTAACACCTGTTCCAACATTATATATTTCACCAGAGTTAATATCTTTCTTGAATCCTGCGACCATGTTTGCTTCAACTACATCAGAAACATGAATATAATCTCTTCTTTGACTACCATCGGGTACAATGGTCAATAATTCACCTTTTTTATGTTGGTCTAAAAACCTACCCACTAGCGGTGCATATTGACCTTTGACTGGTGACCTATCACCGTACACGTTGAAATATCTAAATATAACTGTTTCTAGACCAAACAACTCGGAGTAATTTTTGCATAGTAGTTCACCTGCTACCTTAGTAGAGGCATATGGGTTGATACAGTCTACCTTAGCATCTTCTTTATTGGGCACATCCTCTGAAAGACCATAGGCAGAAGATGTAGAAGAATAAACCACTCTTTTTACTCCGTTATCGGAAGCAGACTGCAATACATTGCATATACCAACTACATTGGTTTTGGCCGCTTGTATCGGATTATGCAAACATTTTTGCACCCTTGACTCGGCTGCCAAATGGAAGACAACATCTACATCTTTCATAATATAAAATAAACAATCATAGCAGTTAACACTTGTTTTATGATTTGTTGCTTTTTTGTTCCAATAAAATTTGTTGTCTGCTGATTCGTCATCAACAGCGATTACCCTATGACCTTCTTTAATAAGAGTGTCTACCAAGTGTGAACCTATAAATCCTGCTGCCCCTGTAACTAAAAATTTCATCTTATGGCCTTCACTTTCTTACAAACAAATACCACCTTATAGTCTTCTGGAGTTGCTTCTTCACATTTAAAATGTTTGTACATATTGGTTGGACTAAGACCGCTTTTCAAAAGTGCAACTATTATGGTGTTAATATGCCATATCTTATGGTTAATTTCATAACTAAATTCTTCATTATTACTTTTATATTTGCATTCCAAATTTAATGTGGATTCATAATAATCTGTTTTAGGTTCTACCGTAAGAGTAGCACCGTTAATCAATTTCTTAGTTATTCTATCAGGTGCGTCTTTAACATAAGCAGAACGGTTAAAACAATCAAATATAAAAAGACCTTTCTTGTTGAGCCTTCTTGAAACAGACTTAAAGAAATTTTCTAGGTTTTCATACTCACCAGTTACATGATTGACCACATTGAACATACTAACAACTAAATCAAATTTACCTTTAATGTCATCAGCATTACCACATACCAAATTAACATCTTCACCCAGTCTTTTCCTTGCTTCATTTATCATATCTTCTGATGGGTCTACACCATTAGCGTTATATCCATATTCTTTAAACACTTCCAGATGTCTACCAGTACCACAACCAACATCTAATACTTCTTTGTTTTTAGGACTAATCCTATTGTAAATATGGTCTATATAGTCTACCTCTGATTTATAATCTTTATTTTCATGTATTAAATCATAAATAGCAGCCATTTTATTTTTGTATTTTTCTTCAAACATTTGCGTAGGGGTTTTGTATTTTAATAACTTTAATTCCATCCGACAACTCTTGAATTCCTTCATCTAACCCAACATGTACTTCAAATCCAAGAGATGAAATCTTGTCGTAAGACACCACATAATCTCTTTGGTCTGCATCACTACCGATATCCGCTAAATGTAAAAAGTAAGGGGTAACTGCTTGAATTTTTTCGCACACTTCTCTTTTGCTGAAATTCATAGTATCGCATCCCACATTATACACGTTTCCAACCATTTTATCTAAATTATTTAAAGCAAATAAAAAAGACCTTGCTATATCGTGTACATGAATAAAAGTCCTCATAAAATGAGATTCATAAACAACAATATACTTGTCATTTATTGCTTTATTAGTAAAATCGTTAACTAAAAGGTCGAGTCTTAACCTTGGAGAAAGACCAAATGCAGTAGCAAATCTGTAAGCAACCGCTTTACAATTTTTCATAATATACTGCTCTGCTTCAGTTTTTGTTGTGCCATATAGACTTAGAGGATTTAAAGGTGTTTCTTCTGTACAAACTCCTTCTACCCTTCCGTAGTTGCTACCAGTAGAACCAAACAAAATTATTTGATTGCTATCAAGCATATCTACTAACTTCTTGGTCGCTTCCAAGTTTACTTCTGTCGTGATTTTGTGGTCTTGCTCACAGGCAGGATATCCAACTATTGCGGCTAAGTGAATAATAACATCCTTACCCTTAACAGATTGTTTCAACTTACCAGTATCCCTAATGTCACCTTTTATAAAAGTAAAATTGGAATTTCTAAAATGTGGAAGCATGCTATTTCCACCAAACAACAATGAATCGTAAACGCACACTTCATGTCCCGCTTTCAAAAGTTCTGGTACTAACATACTGCCAATGTAACCTGCACCACCTGTCACTAGTATTTTCATTCTTCGTACCTTCCTTTTTTAATTTTATCCCAAGTTCTTTCGTAAAAATAATAAACAATAAATCCAGTTAAATTCATTAATAAAGCATTATGCATTGGTTTATCCGATATCATTAAAATCAAAATTAAATAACTGTTCAGGATTGCAATTAATCTCCAAACTATGGTTTTAGTAACACTTCTGGTCTTTGTTTCTTTAAAAGACATTATCTACCTATTGTTTCCCACGCTTCGCACACAATATAAGGGTCTATTCTAATGTCATCATCCATTGCTTCTTCATAACGAAGATTGCTGAGAGAAGTTAATGTGGTATTATCTTCTAGACTTACCCAACCATTAGCATAATAAGGTGGAATCACCAAAACTCCGTGATGTCTGCTACTTAAAACAAAAGTTTGTACGCTATCTGGGTTATCATCTATAAAATCAGAAATTTCACATGGGTCATTTCTGTCTGCCATGTCTTCCGAAATTTTAAGGGTTATAAATTTAGCAGCCCCATTGACTATTGTAAACACTTTCGTTTCCAGTTTATGATAGTGAAGACCTCTTATGACTCCTTTACCATAATCGCTTACAATATAGCACCTATGGAACAAATCATGGTCGATATCATCTGTTATTGGTATTAAATAACCCCTATCGTCTGAAATCGACTGGATTTTTAATAAAGTTGGTTCAGTAATACTAGCATCTATTTTATACATCAACAGTTACCTTTTTATTAGCATAATAAGATTTAATGGTGTCACAAACAAACTCCACTTGGTCTTCAGTCATTGATGCAAACGATGGCAAACAAACCCCTCTATCGTAAGCATAATTTGAATTTCTGAAAACATCACCTTCATATCGTTTATCATTTTCTACATATTTTTTAAAACAAGGTTGTTTATGTAAAGGGTAGAAAAATGTTCTGGGTTCTATTTCATGTTCTTTCATATAGTTCATAACCCCTTCTGAGGTATTTTCATTGTCTACTGTCAACACGACCCTAAAAGGAATGAATGAAGTAATTTCATCTGTCGGCTGTACCACTGTTACCTCAGTCACATCTTTCAGCAACTCGGTATACAACTTATGGATTCGTGTTTTGTTCTCCACAATGGTGTTAAATTTCTTTAGTTGTGACAGTCCGAGGGATGCTTGGATATCTGTCATCCTAAAGTTATAACCAATTTTTGGATGGATGAACGTACCTCTGTCTTGTCTACCTTGATTTCTAAGGTATTTAACCTTCTCATGTATAACTGGATTGTTGGTAGCAACGAATCCACCCTCACCAGTTGTTATTGTTTTGTCAGCGAAGAACGAGAAACATCCAACATCACCTATACCACCACATCTTTTACCTTTCCATTCCACACCTAGTGCCTGGGCTGCGTCTTCAATAACCAAGATGCCGTGTCTTTCAGAGAATTCCATAACTGCATCCATATCGCATGCAAAACCATATAGATGTGCAGGCATAATTGCTTTGGTTTTCTCAGTAACCAAACCTTCACAGGCACCAACATCTAACTGAAAATCATAAGTGTTAATATCAGCAAACACTGGAGTAGCACCTACCATTTCCACAGCATTTGCTGTCGCAATAAATGTGAAATTTGGTACAATAACCTCATCACCTTCACCAATACCACACGCTTTGAGAGCAAGATATAGTGCTAGAGTTCCGTTAGGAGCGAACGAACCATGATAGGTGTTTACCTTCGCACGAATTTCTTCATTGAATTTATGAGATTTTGGACCCTCTGTAATCCAGTTGATTTCAAAAGATTCTTTTAATGCGTCGTAATCAGTCAAGTCCACGAACGGCATGAATTGGGGAACTTTCATAGTCTTCCTCACTTTCTAGACTATCAATTGCATTCTTGATAGTAGGCCACATGTTATATTTGTTTAAAATTAATTCTCTTGCTTCTTTTATTGCAGGGAGTCTTGAAAGGTAATCACCACTTTCAACAATATCAACTATCCTGTCAATTTCATCATAGTTATCGACATCAAAGGTTTCATAAGACCCCTCTGGGAAGTATTTATTTCCATCTCCCCCACCCCAAAAGATAGGTACTGTCCAACATAATAATGCATCTGTAAATTGAGTACCGAAGAAATCTTTAAGGTTGTCTTGGTTATCAAATGCAAGATGGTAGTTATAATTTAATAAACCGCTTCTTTTATCGTCATTTTCTAAAGTTTTATTATTACAAGGAATAGAACCATAAATGTCCATAAAATGTCGTTTTCGTGATGAAAATTCAAATACAAATCTTTTTCTTCTTGCATGTCCATAACACATTTCTTTGTTGGACAAAATACAACTTATATTATACAATTTTTCACCCATTGGTTCAAGGGCAACCAACTCGTCATAAGTCATATTTACACCACCACTAAATCTGTTTGGATACCACCATTTTGTCCAAAGATACCCAGTTTCATCCCAAAATGAAAAATGTTGACATTCATCTTCTGGAAAGTTGTCTATCGAATTTGGTGTTAATGCCTCTCTAGAAAAATATAATCTCTGTTCTGGTTCAAACTTATCCCATAAGTCTTTACTGCATTCATCTTGGATGATTAAATAATCTGCTTCATCAGGATTTAACGTGTATTCAATATCTTCCCAAACTCCTGAACAGCCAGGCGTCTGATTCCTATAATCATCCACCATTTGCTCTGATGTTAAACCCCAGTTTGGAACAAAATAAATTTTACGCATTACTTTCACTTTTTTCAAAAGAAGACTTAAGTCTTCTTAAAACATCACCTATTGGTTTTTCACCACTAAATTCTTCAATATAGTCACTACAAATTGCATAACAGTCTTCTATCCCTTTTAATTTACTGCCAGGATTTTCTGGTAAGACACACACAGATTTGGGTAGCAATTCTTTGGTTGGATGCACCCAAACTAAACCATTAGATGTTATCGTGTAGTCATCACCATCATGCCAAAAACAATGAATTTCACTACTTTCTAGCATCACCTGTAATGCTTCTTTGTCCTTAGCATGACAGATGATTCTATTACATCTGAGAAGGTTTTGTCTTACTTTATATTTAGGTTCATTGTGTCCAAGATACAAGTCCCCATCTTTATAGTGAACATCAACTTCTACATGATATCCTTTGTTCAAGGCCTCCATGATATAGTCTGGATGGTTCTCCCTATCTGGGTTTTTTCCCTTCAAATTACCTCTATGTGATATTAACTTAACCATAATTTATTTCTCCAAAAACGACCGCAAGTCTTCTGGTGTTCCTATCCCATTCATGCTATGCACATAAAAAGGAACTAGAGTATAACCGTCTTGAATAAGTTCATTATAAACTGGAGCGATATAAAATTCGTTATTAACACGAATATCTTTCTCAACCATTTGTTTTGCATATTTTACAAAATCAGAACCCCTTCTATACCAATATATCCCACATGTTGCAATATTAGATATTGGTCTTTTCTCAGCGACTTCTGTTACTACACCTCTAGAATTCGTTTTAACAAATGACCACTTTGGGTGTACCGCTTCGAAAGTATAGACCATAGCATCAAAACTAGTTAATTCCTTCATTAGGTTAAAATTCTCTGGTGAGTATTCAATAATTTGGTCTGAGTTAGCAATTAGCAAATCTTCATCGTTATCAATATATTCTTTTGCTAAAAGTGCTGTACAGGCTGCACCTTCTGTTAAGCCATCTACTTTAACAATAGTACATCTACCGTTAGTGATTCTATTCAATGTGTCCTCTAGACCTTCATATTTTTCAAGATGTTCTTTTCTTACTAAAAAAATATAATTTGCATTGAAATCCAAATTTTCAACCACTGCTTGAATCATTGGTTTACCGTTCACATCAATTAAAGGCTTGGGGAAAGTGTAACCTTCCTTAGCAAATCTACTACCCTCACCTGCCATTGGTATTAATATATTCATAGTTGTAATATTCCCATTAGTTCTCTTTTTATTGTGTTAAAATGAACCTGCGTAGAGTTATCTACCTCAAAAACATATGCCCCTGTTGCTTCTGCTGATTCGATTCCTTTAGGTGAGTCTTCTACGATAAGACACTCAGTTGGTAGAAAACCCAGTTTTCCCATTGCTAGTATATAACATTCTGGGCTTGGTTTATTATTTTCAACATCTTCATTGGTAACAACAAAATCCATGTATTCAAGTTGTCCAGTATTTTTTAACATCAACTCTGCTGTTTTTCTGATTGAATTTGTTACACAACAAGATTTGATACCCAACATTTTAGTAAATTCATGTAATCTTCTTTTTTGTGGTAAATTGTGTGCCATCTCATTGATGACATCTACAGTATATTGTTGTTTCTTTTCCCACACTTGGTTTGCTTTGTCACCAGTTATTTCCAACATAGCAAGTTTCTTTTTGGTTGGTAAACCATTATAAGTGCTTAAATGTTCTTCTCTGCTGATTTCGAAACCGGCAACTTCTTCCAGTGCACGATTTAAAGAGTGATAATGCCAGTCACAGGCATCAACCAATACCCCATCTAAATCATATAAAATTGCTTTTATTTTGTTTGATTTTCTCAAACCATATCCTCAATCTCAGATACCGTATATAATTCCACTTCGTTTGAATATGGCCCTTCTTCTAAAATCTTTTCATGAAGATTTTCACCTTTTTGTATACCGATGGTTTTAATTTTCAACTTCCCACCCTCAGGTAGATAGTTGTTAGCCATCGCTTTAAGCATATCACTAATTTTCATTGATTTCATGTCTGGACAATATGGTGTTGTATCAGTCGCATTTTCTAAGCAGGAAAAAATCAAATCGATTGCTTGTTCTCTAGTCCAAAAGAAACGTGTTGCTTCTGCATCTGTCACGATAACCTCTTCATTATTTGATAGCAGGTCTTTCCATTTGCATAACACAGAACCTGTTGAATACAACACATTCCCATACCGTACGATTCTGTACTTGGTGTTAGGATTGATTCGTTCATATTCACCGAATAAACTCTCCATTAAGAGTTTTGATGCACCATAAACACCCACAACTTGGGCTGCCTTATCGGTGCTAATACCAATAATAAAATCTAAATCCATGCCCCTTGTAAGGTCTAACAGGTTCATTGAACCGATGGTGTTGCTTGCAATACATTCCCTACAGTGAGTTTCTGCTAAACCAACGTGTTTGAATGCCGCAAGGTGGAACACACCATCAACATCCTTTAACCCTTTATGTAAGCAATGAATGTTAGAGATGTCGCCTGGAATTATTTCTAACCATGGATATTTTTGAGCAATCTCAACTAGTTTACCTTCATTTCTAGATACAGTGACCACATTTGTAACACCCATACTTTCCAGTCTATCTAACAATGCTACACCCAGAAATCCGGCTGCACCAGTAATTAAGTATCTCTTATTTTTATCAATCATTATTTTATTTTCCATAGACTATATCAATCCAATTTTCGAAGGGCCACTCTTCCTTAAATTCACCTATTTCTTCTGGTCTATCAGAGTAGATTTCCTTGACTTTTTCTATATCTTCCTTTCTCATACCCTTCACATTAATCTTATTTGGGTATTGTTTCTCACTAACTAATTCCACTTTCTTCACACAGTGTCTTCCTCTAGTACCTAAAATCTTATAACCGTCACCTTCTGCCATCTTACCACCTATTAGTTCCCAATCATGTGGACTCCAGTCTGGTTTAAGATTTTTTAAAAAGTATTCTCTATTCCATATAGAAAATTGACCAGTTATTCTATAGATAAATTCTTGTGTAGACCTCTGTGCTAATTCTATAATTTCAAAATCATCGAATTTCTTGTAGGTTGTTACATCTCTAGGATTCCTTGCATATTGTAGAGATGGTTGCAAATCTATTCTACCAATTTTATCCCCCATATCACCTTTCCAACTGGGTATGCTTTCTAAAATATAATACAACTCTCTATCTAAAGGTCTTGCTAGACAAAAATCGTCAATACCGAAAATAAAGTATTCATCATCAATTGAATTAACATATTCCAACACATAGTTAGACCATCCTTTAGCCTTACCCACTTGTTCATCCGCCATTGATATGAATTCGAAATTCTCAGGTAATTCGAAGTCTGGTTCGCTAAAACCCAGAATCGTAACGTTGAAGTCATCACCCCAATACTTGTTAAAAAAATATGAGAAACCTTTAAGTACGAACAAGTGTGGGTCACATGTTGGTATGATTATTCTCACCAGCCAGCACCTCTAGGCCCTTCTGCTAGGGTACACGCTCTATCTTCTGGTAAAGGTTGGTCTAATGGAAATGGGAATCCTCTAGGAAAGTATGGATTTATTCTACCATGAGGTATTTTTCTAATCAAAGACCAAGAATTATATTCAAGACCTATAAACCCCGATTCAATTTCATCAGTCTTAACATGCCATCTGAGAAGACCGTGGTTTGAAATTTTGCTATCACGTTCGGGTGCTTCTCTCGGAGAAATCTCCCTCAGGGACATTAAGTATTTTTCATAATCACTATCTTCTGCTAGATAACTATTGATATTATCATATAGGTTACCAACTTTATCTGCGTTTTCTGAACCAGTGATAAACCAAGGGTCATTATAACCAAAGTTAAACCTATTGTGCCACCAGTTAGATACGTAGAATACATTGGGGTTTAGATTTTCAAATTTGATGAAAGAATCGTAGAAAACCATATCAAATCTTAATGCTAATACAAAGTCGTATTTGAAATCATTAGCATCTTCTTCTTCTTTCTTTAAACTGATGCACTTATCTAAGGAATACCATCTACTGTATGTGCTTTGAAGTTTGGTTTGAATATCAGGTGTAAAACTATACTGGCTAGAACTTACATCATATGGATGTTCAAATATAATTTGTTTTTCAACTAGATGTCTTTTTGGATTATATTTTTCTATTAAATCTTTTTCTGAATCCTCGCTCCAAGTGTGAAAAAATATATCCACATCATGGTCACCAAATACGTTCTGCTTTAAACTTTCAATACCTTCTTCAAAAGAAACTGGTACACCTTTATCATTAAATCCTGATGCCAGTCCATGTAAACAAATTGCTATTTTCATACTTTTAACATACCTTCCATTAATTCGATATCTCTAATATCTTTGGGTTCTGAACGCTTGTTCTTTAATTCGTGAATAACACCTATGCTTGCAAACTTAACACCATTAAAATAAAAATGGTTGTTATCATTATACATGATTTCATCTTTACCAACGGTATAGTTATCAATCTCTTTGTTATGTTCGTGTATTAGAGGATTACCTTGTATTGGTTTAACATTACCACCATAAAGATAGTCTAGGTCTTGTCCCTCTCTCATACCGAACGCTGACATAACCGAACTAGCAGTTACACAAACATCATCACTATCATATTTATTTTTAGCCATCCAATCTTTCAACTCCCCTATAAGATGGTTATATTTAGAATAATTTTGAATAACCGCATTGTTTAGATAGTGGAGGCTATTGTTGTTAAAGAAAACCTTTGCTAGTCTTAGCGTTTCTTCGTGAGTGTCGTTAATGTGAACAGAGTGATTGCTAATATCATAGACATCTCTGATTAGTCTTTTCACCTCATGTGCTTTTTCCACTGAGTCGAACTCCGCTAGGAAAGCATAAACTGGACTTTTGGGTGATGGGGAAAAACAATAATTTTCCTTAAGACGGAATCCACTAAAACCATTGTTAAAATCACCACCCCAAGATTCACCGTCATATATTTGTCTAATTAAGTTTAGAGGCCCTTGATTACAAAGTATTGCACCTTTTTCATAAACAACATCTCCGTTTTCCATTATTATTCTTCTAATATCACCAATGTTGTCCTTAACCGTGGCAGCAGGGAATAAAGTTACAATAAATGAGTTTTCTTTCAGTTTAGCATATTCTAAAGCGATTGAATCGCAAATTTTATTATCCAAACCAAGATTTCTAAAAAAATAAGATGTACAGTCTTCCTGTCCTGCTTTAGGGTCATCGGTTTCTTCAAAATTTATATTTTTATTATTAAGAATACAACTTGCTAATCTATGTGCACCGTTTAAGAGATAACCATCTTTATTAATTGGTACTGGGGGTAATTTAGGATTATAACCGTTTTTTCTTATAGAGTCATTGATTTTAAAAAATTCTTTAATATAAGATTCTAGGCTATTCTTTTTTGGGTTGTCATATTCTTTAAAACCATTCCACACTTTAATGTGTTCTGAATAAACATTCAGACCAAAAGTGGTCTGATAACCTCTTTGTGCATGCTTTAACATTAAATGCTTGGCTGCAACATCAAACCTGTTGAATTTTAATAAATTTTTGGGGTTAGTATATGTCATAATTTATAATAGTGGGTCTTCAATACGTTGTCCTAGTTGATTAAAAATTGTAAGGGGAGTTTTTGTTAGATTTTCCCATTTATTTGCACTATCCCTTTCATCTGCTTGATAAAAGTAAGGTTTATGCGGTGTTACAACAAAATTTTTTGTTTGTAAAACGGCACAACCCAAATCAAAAGGAGTATTGTGGTTATATACTATGTCTTTTGCTGTTTCAGACACAGCCTTTCTGTAACTATCCGTTAGGTACAAAATAGCATGAGTTGCAAAGACTTTTCCAATCCTAGCAAACCCACCACCAATATCTACCGATAGATAACGTCCATCACCATGGGATGTTCCTAGATAAACAGCATCTGTATTATCTGGAATTTCTAATATTGGGTTGAAATCCTCTGTAATCTTAGCATCATCTTCTAGAATTAAAAGAGGTAATTCATTATCTTCATTATCTAAAATATCAATGTGGGACTGTGCACATCCTCTGTAGTGTTTTATTGTTACGTCAGCACCTTCATGTGGTTCTATGACTCTAGCAGATAACCTTTCATGGTTTTCAATTCCGATATCCTCGAACTGCTTAACCATCGCATCAGCGTTGTTTTTGTCTTTATCTAGATTAATCCAACAACATCTTACATCACGAATATCAATTTTCATAACAAAAGCCTTTTTTTTATTTTTTAGTACCTATATGGTATTTAGGTATTAGTTCCCAGTCTGATTTATCCCTATGGGAAATGATTTTTATCTGACCTACTGATGCAATAGGTTCTTTGGTCTTATCTTTATGTACTATATTAACCAGTTCCCATTCTTCTAAAAGATTTACAATAGTATTTCTTCTTGCGATATCGTTGTCAGACATGTCACTCGGTAAACCATCCAACCCAAACAATTCTTTAAAATGAACAATGTAATATTTTCCTCTTTTATGAAGAATGTGACATGATTGGTAAAGTTTATTTTCTTTCCTTGAAGAAACACCAATCCTTGTTAATGTTTCTTTAACCTTAAGAAAATCTTCGTCGGTTGCCAATGTTATTTCAATTAAGTCATCGACTGTGACTTTTGTATCTTCCATTATTAAACTCCATTATATACGGCTTATTTACACCTTTATGTATAATGGAGATATTATTAAAAACCGCCCGTGTTCAATTCCTCTTTAATATTATTTATTTGCTCTTTGCTAAGTATGTCAAGTGCTTCATAAGACTTTGAATTTGAATATCCAAAATAGTCTTTAACAGCCTGCAAATCAGCAGGAGCCGTTTTCTTCATCCATTTACTGAATCTTTTTCTCTTCCTGATGGAGTGCTGTAGATAGTCAAAGTGCATCCTCTTGTCTATACCACAAAAGAAATTCATATTATTGGATTGAATTATTGAATCTGGAAAATAAGAAACCCCTTTATTAATAATAAAAGGGGCATATCTTTTGAGTACAAACTCGTAGTCATCATCCAGTTTGTTCATAGGAACTTTGGTATGATTAATGGCGTTTAAATAATCGCTTAATTTCATGTAGTTATGATTGCCAGCACAGAGGATTCAGGTATAATAACTACGTTACCATAAGAACCGAGTCCTTGTCTACCCCATAAAACCGTATCACCGATTTTAATTTCAGACTTTACATCAGGACCAACTCCTGCTACAATAACTACTTTGGGTTTAGACTTATCGTCCACAGCACTGCCTGTTACAATAATACCAGATTCAGTGGTTTTTTCTTTTTCTGTTTCACTTATAATTGTTAAATTGTCATTAATTGGTCTAATCATTTAAAGGTACACTCCATCATTAACTCTGTGCAACACGCAGTCATGTTTATTTCTTGGTCTGCTACGAAGGCCGCCTTATATTGATACTCTGCAATAATGAGAATTGCGGCCGGGATACTTTGTGGTTCAAGGCAATCCGATAAATTATCATAAATCTTTTTAAAAATTTGTACTTGGTCATTGTCTAAGTTATCAACTACCCATTTTCTAACTTCTTGAAAATTTTTACTTTTCATTGATGTCATTAAGTCGTTAATTTTAATGTTTTCAATGTCAGCAAGAATACCGACATCAATTGTACCTGCAATAGAATACCGTTGCAATTCATTAATTATCCTTCTAAAGTCAGGCATATAGCGAACAATCAATTTTGCTATAACTTTATCTTCATAGGGAACATTTTCATCATTCAATATGTACTTTACTCTCTCCATAAACTGTGCAGACATTGTACTCATATCCTTCTTACCGAATTGGAAATGAATACAGGTGCACCGTGAGTGGATAGGTTCAATAATTCTGTTTTTAAAATTACAGGTGAGGATAAATCTGCAGTTATTAGCAAATTCCTCAATGAATCCACGAAGTGCAGGTTGCATAGACTGTGCATTAGCATAATCAAATTCGTCCAAAATTACAACTTTTTTGGACCCTGTCAAGGACACAGTACTAGCAAAACTACGGATTCTTGTTCTCAGAGTGTCGATGTTGCCGTCTTCAGAGCAGTTAATCACCATCCAGTCTGTTTCAAGTTCACTACATAGAGCCTTTGCAACAGTAGTCTTGCCGCAACCTGCACTTCCTGATAAGAGGAGGTTTTGGGATTCACCAGATTTTATCATATCTTTGAATGTCTTCTTCAATCGTTCAGGAAGAATGCATTCATCAATAGTAGAGGGTCGATATTTTTCAACCCATAAGTAAGATTTGTTTTCTGTCATTGTTATCGTCATTTTGGACTAGTGAACCTATCCCACTCTTTTGTTGGTAACTTAGGGTTAGTGTGAGATTTAACCCCATCATCATACTCAAAATCAGCAGAAATGGTTTTGTCAATAGTGTTTTCATAGAGAATCGTTAGACCAATAGAACAAGATAAGTAAAATTCTGCACAAGCACCTTGACTCATTTGCCACCCTTCTAACATATAGATGGCATCACAATTATCGCATATTGCATCCAAATCACGCTTCATAATCTTTCTATTTACATCTCTGTGGCGGGTATTACTATCTGGGTCAAACTCGTCTGGTTCGCAATGCAACCCTTGAGTTTCTTTAGAATTTTCGTCTAGTGTGGCAGGATTAACCACATTCCAACCCATTTTAGAAAGCATTTTTTCTGTCCTGTCAAACGCTTCATAATTCCAATTTGGTTTTCCCCTCATAGGGCCTGCTATATATATTGTTTTATTACGCATTGTATGTTGAATCCGGCTCCATAGCAACCCAATAACTTAAGTCAATCGCTTTGTTACTAAATTTCGCTACACTGTTTTTGCAAATTTCTACATTATAATCACCAGATAACATCTTCATATTTTCAACCTTGAACAAGAATGAAAAATCTGCATCTTCGATGTTATCACCGACTTCGAATGTCCAACTATTTGATGAAGGGTCTTTCCTATCATGAACAGTCAAGTTAATTTTATCACCTTCAGAGGAAATTTTAAGGTCTGGTAGTTGAAGTACACCTGCCGCCCGTTGAATCTCTTTAAAATCTTCTTCCTTGATTTCACAGTGAACAACCGCTTCAGGTATCTTCAGTTCTTTATTGACTGTTGTTAACAATTTCGGTTCTGAATAGTAATACACGACTGTAGCACCATTTTTCCCCTCTATAACTACGTTTTTTTGATTAAATTCAAAAGTTGGTGATTCGAATAGCGACACAGTACCTAAGAATTTATTTAAATCCCAGATTCCGAATTCGATATCAAAAGACTCTTCTACGGTTGCCTCCGCTAAGACATTCTTGTAATTTGATATAGTTTTGATTTTGCTACCAGTCTTAACAAGTATGTTAGAATTAATAGATGCAAAATTCTTCAATAGCCCTATCGTTTCTTTTGATATTTTCATTTTTGTTGCTGTGGTCATTTTTGTTGCTCCATGTTGAATATATTATACCATGATGGCGGATACTGGTCAACTACCAAACTTTTCAAAATTGTCAGTGAATTCAATATCATTACCATGTTCTTTAGTAAACTGATTGGCACCGTGTCTACTCTTACGTTTTCTTTGTTTTTTCTTATTTTTGCCGTTAAAAAACAATTTTTTTTGTTGTGGTGTCTTTTCTTTTTTCTTTTTATCGGACATTCCTACCGTTACCTAATTCAAAAACTCAGTTAAATTACCCAATCTATTCGATATCAGATATTCCATTGATGTTGGATTGGTTTTTTTCATATGCCTAGAGGAGATTTCTTTATAATATTCTTTAGTAATCATTTTTTTGCTATCTTTTGGTATGCAACCCAAATCTATTAGATTTTTGTTTCTGAACCAGTTTCTTCTGAACTTGGAATCCGAACTTACTATTTTTCTTGTTTTTACCTCTTCCATAACAGCATTAAACCTTTTAGCGGACATAATGGTTTGTTTTTTGTCCGAGTTTATCAACGCATCATCATCAGATAAGACATTAGGTATACCATCTGATGAATCACCTCTAATAATGTGTTCGATTAAAAATCCTACAGGGTCATCGCATTTTATAAAATCTTTTGCGTTTGGACTATACTGAAAAACACCCTCGTATCGTTGAAGTTGTTGGAAATCCTTGTCTGCAGATACAATAAGAGTTTCATCTTGTCTTACGACAAAACTTTTATTATTGTATTCTTCTACTAAAACAGAAATAATGTCATCTGCCTCTACAGTTTCAACATGCATGGTTACGTAAGGGAAACTATCTTTTATCTCTTCTCTTACGGTACTAAACAAATCATAAATTTTGTGCCAGTCTATACAATCGGATTTCTGTTTCTTTTTTCTATTTGCTTTATAGTGGGGAAACTGTTTTGTTCTCCAATAGTTTCCAGAATCGTAACATAATACTATATCCCCAAACCTGTTTTTAAATCTACCCTCATAATAAAGTATACCCTTTAGAACAGCATGTCTTATATCATTTAGTGTAAGTAACCCACTATCAAACTTTTGACCTTTTGTTGCAAAAAGGTTTGAAATCATTATTTGGTTTGTGTCTAAAAGTATCACCCTTAAAATATCCTAACTATAATGCAGTTTTTGTTTAGTTTTTCCCTAACTGGTTTTTCTACGGTCTTTACATCTTTGATATGTTGCACCACGAATTTTTTTGTTAATTTAGCCTTATTACCGCTAACCATGTGCATAGTATGCTTTGGATTCCTTAATTTCTTAATCAATGATTTCTTTTTATCGAATCCTATAATAGAAGCACCCTTAACTGATAACCCCTTACTGTCTGCTATATACATGTATATCAGTCTACTTTGCACATTGTATATAAACAGTGCTGTAGCACCTATAATATCTTTTGGGTCTTCAGAGATTAAATTTAACTCATCATATTTTTCTAGATAAGGCAATTTTTTAACCATCATGTCTGGTGTTGTGGATTTCTTTCTCTTTTTCTTGCCTTTTTTGGTGAAGGTTCTCTTATTGGAGTATTTTTTAGCGACCCCTACTACATCACCAACAAATTCTATTAGTCTAGTGTGGTGTCTCCTCTTAAGGTAACTGTATGCTTCAACTAATTGTTCATCTTCCCCCTCTAGGGCCAATTTCAATTCATTGAGAGTTGGGTTTAACTGATTCAAAATTTCAACAGCAAACTCTGGTTTTATGTGCTTAGATTTAAAATAACTCTCAGCATCAAACCATTCTGACTTTTTAATTTTAGGATAGTTTATCAACCTATCTACCTCAGAATGAATTTTAAACATATATCCATCTAATTCATTATCGAATTTGGTCTTAGGATTAATTTTAACCTTGTTAAGAGAATTCTTTGCTGCCTTTGCAGACCGTTTTCTAGAGGAGATTGTGTTCTTTTTTATTTCGTTAAGACCTTCATCTATAATTTCCTTAACGAATTCAATAGGACAACCTTTTTCTAAAATTCTACATGCAGAACCCACTTTTTCATAGTTGCTTCTGTTACCATTACTATAGTTTTTAACCAATTTTTTGTCTATGTTGTTTTTAACGTAGTTCAAAACCCACTTTTTTAGTTGCTTAGGTGTGGCATAAACACTGTACCAGTATAAACACGAAACGACCTCAAAAGGTGCGTCTTCCTTAGTTATTTTTATCCAATTCCTGTTGGGCTCTTGTTGTATCGTTGATACTTGTTTGCTCATACTTATATTATATTCTAAAGGCTAAACTCGGTCAAGATGGTTTTTTAAAGATAAAAACTGGTTCGTATTTAAGATATTTACCATTTACTCTACAATAATTTTTACACATAGGTACACCATTCTCGTCTAAACGATTTTGCCCAGGCATTAACTCCATTGCCATCTTAAGAGTGTATTGATATTCCATACCTAGAGATTCTAATATGTCCCTAGAGTCTTTCTCAAGAGGTAGAAATTTGTTCTTACCTACCAGTAAGTCTGCAACATTCCATAATAGATATCTGTTAGGTCTTAAATATTCAACACAGGTTTCCAGTGTAGGTGCTAGGAATCCGTGTCGCCACGCTTCATACGACGACCCAAATTTTTTATACGACTGAGTGAAGTCTTCGCTATACGCCTCTCTGTTGAAATAAGGCGGTGAAGTAAAGATAAGGTCGAGTTTTCCTTTGTACTTTTTGAAGTCTGGGTTGAGGTGGATGTCTTCTGAGCATTCTTGGAAAACATCGTAAGTATTCGTTTCGGAAAATATAGGATTTCCACGATAAGTTTTGGTATTGTAAAAATCTGCGAGAGAAGCATACTTGCTGTAATCACCATCATTATTGAAATTGTCAGTATTGGGGTCAGTACCAATATAATGAATCCTACGGTCATCCCTAACAGCCATAGCACCAAGTATGCGACCACCCCAGCCAGCAGAAGGGTCATAGATGTTAATAACTTCTTGGTCTTTGATTTTTTCAGTAAATCTCTCATATAAGTATTTAGCAGTCATCGACGGGAAATTAACAGCCACCTGAATATATCCAATCCTAAAGGAAGCAAATCCACGTGGAAAAATCTTTTTATCTTTTTTGTAGACACGAATATTGTATACCATGTTGTCGGGCATTTCATCAATATCAAACGTTGAGTGATTTCGGTATTCTAACCATCCCTTTTCTTTATATTCCTTAACCTGTTCTCTTGTTAGGTGCAAAATGTCGGATTGCTGAACTTGATAATAACCACTGTTCACACCTTCCCTCATTTTGGTTTGTTCAAGCATGAAGTCGTAACCCTTGAAGATTTTTGGGTTGTTATGAAATGCTTCCATCCATTCTTCACCGTTGCTTACACTTACTACCGAATATTTGTCATCGTTGCATAGTGCTGATTTTGCATGTTCATAAAGAGAATCTCTGCGGAAATGCCGCATTGATGCTTTAACCATTCTTTCTAAAAATCGGTCTTCTGCAAATAGGTCATAGATTGAATAACCGTTGTCCTTCTCTGTGTAGTTGATACGAGTCTTCATCATGTTGCTAAACCACTGGTCTGCTTCTCCACCAACACGTGATTTGTTTATGATTACATCATCTTCAATATCTGATAACTCATCAGTGTAGGTAAACTCATGAACAGGAAATTCCGCCATTTTATTAAATTGCTCAATAACTGCTTCTTTAGATTTACCAATCCGTGGTGGACAACCATATAAATCCCAAGATTCTTTTACAATTTTACGCATTTTGATAACCCACTCTCTAAATTCGTCAGGAGTCATATTTGCTAAATCTTGGTAATAACAATTCATATGAGAATTAATTACCCAGTTGTTTCGCTCATAAAAACTATTGTCAACCATTGTCTTCTGGTTTGTGCATGTTAAATTTGATTTCACTGAAGTTACCTTTCTTTATAAAATGTATATTATTTTGGAATTTATCAATAAGTTGGTCTGCTTTATGTGTTATAACAAACACATTTGCTTTATTACCGAGGCTATTCAATATTTTCAAAAACTCCTCTGTACCAACCATATCAAGACTGGAATCGAAAACTTCATCCAATAATAAGAGGTTGCAGTTAACGCTGTTCTTAAGTCTTGCTATTTCTCTCCAAGCAAGCAAAAGAGAGAGGTCTATTCTCAATCTTTCACCTTCACTAAAGTTGAAATAAGTAAAGTCATCCCTATATCTACTTTTAATTGTTTCATCGAAGTTCTCGTCTAATGTAAACTGACAAAAAAACCCCATAGAGGACAAATACTGGTTAATCAATTTATTCATTATTGGTAAATAATAACCGATTATTTTAGACTTGATACCTGTATCTTTTAATAGAGAACTCACAGTTTCAAGATTCTCTCTAAAACTTACCATCTCTCTTCTCTCTAAATCTAAAATATTATGTTCTGATTCCAGTTTTACTAAAGATTCTCTTTCTGTTTGTAAGTCTTCTTTGTCTTCTGTTATTTCTTTAATGTTGTCATTTATTTTGGTTATATACCTATTACAAACTGATATATTATTATTGGACTCTGATATTTTATCCTCGACTACTCTCACATCTTTCAATGTAGAATTTACTTTGCTCAGTAACTCACCTGTATCATTTATGGTTTTACTGATTTGGTCTACTGCATCTTCCAATTCTTTTATTTTGACATTTTTTGCATCAATCTTATCCTTTTTTATCTCATCATCTATGTTTTGGTCACATACTGGACATGAGTTGTTATCCTCATAAAAATCTATATCCTTCTTATTCTTTTTTATACTGAATACAAGTTGCTTTTCTATAGATTCTGCTTTCAGGAGTTTAGAAGAAAGAGAATTTTCATCCCCAATTTCTTTCATAAATTCGTCAATTTGACTTTGATATTCTTTTATATTTTTTTCTAAATCTTCAATTTGATTGTTGGTCGTATCCAATTCTTCTTTGTAACCTTGCACAGATTCTTTAGATTTCTCTTCCATTTTGTTTATTAGGTTTTTATGACCATCTATCTTTGATTTGATTACATTGATTTGATTAACCACATCCGATAATTTAATTTTATTCTCTGAAACTCTAGACCTTAGCAAGTTATTCATCACAGAAAATATATTAATGTCTAATAAATCTTCAACGATGTTTCGTCTATCCTTAGCAGACAATTTCATAAACGGTGTATAATTTGAAGAACCCAAAATAACAATTTGACAAAATGCCTTATATGACATCTTTAATATTTGTTCTTCTAGGATTTTTTGGTAGTCTAATACAGTTGCTTCTTGAGGAACTAATACCCCATCTTTATAAATTTCAAAAATCTTTGGTTTTAAACCACGAACGACTTTATATTCATGATTGTTGGTATAAAATTCTACTTCTACCATACAATCTTTTTCATTTACGCTGTTTACTGTGTTAGCGATTTTTCTTCTACCACTAAGTGATATCCCCCTAAAAGAACTACCAAATAGAGAAAAGGTCAGAGCATCTAGCATCGTAGATTTTCCCGCCCCATTATCACCAGATATTAAAGTAGTATTATACTTGTCTAAATATACCTCTATAGGTACATTACCAGTGGATAGAAAATTCTTCCATGATAATTTTTTAAATATTAACATCTTAAATACATTATATCAGATAGGCTCATCGCAATCAATTATTATTTGTTTAAATATAGCCTTTTAACTGGTGCAACTATATTTTGAATATACCATTTAGTTTGTTCCTCTGCTAGCCCAGTATATTTTAAATCTAACATCTCTCTAACATTTATATCTTTAAAAATCTTTTTCCTAGAAATTCTATATATTAAATTGTTAGTTTTACCAGCATTAACACGACCTTTGGTATCTATTGCTAATTTTCTAATTTCCTCATGTGCTACCTGTCTATCTACACCGTTCTTTTTGACTGCTTCAATTACAACATTTTCAGTAATAAAGAAAGGTAACTCTTCTTCATAGTGTTTACGTATCATATTAGTGTTTACTACCATATTATTTACCACCTTAAATACCGAATCTAAAATCTCATCTGCTATAATAAAAACTTCTGGTAATAATAATCTCTTATTTGCTGAATCATCCAAAGTTCTTTCCATCCATTGGCTGGCTGCAGTATGATATGGATTTTGAACAAGAGATATTAGATATCGTGATAGTGAACAAATTTTTTCACAGATGATTGGATTTTGCTTATATGCCATTGCAGACGAACCAACTTGGTTATTTGAATCAAAACCTTCTGATATTTCCCTTTTGCTACTCAAAATACGGATATCGTTTGCAAATTTGCTGGCTGCAGATGCAATAAGACAAACAGATGAAACTAATAATACATCGTTTATTCTTGGGGCTGATTGTCCAATAATTCTTGATAGACTAGATTGGTCAAATCCAAGTTTGGATGCAATCATTTCATCCATAATTTGCACCTTTTCAGCATCACCATTAAACAAATTTAAAAACGATGCTTGTGTTCCTGTAGTACCTTTTGCGCCTCTGAACTTAATCTTATCTAGTCTAAAACCCAAGTCTTCTATTGTAGTAACAAAATCTTGAATCCACATTGTTGCTCTTTTTCCAACTGTAGTTGGTTGTGCAGGTTGTAGATGGGTTAAACCAACTGTTGGTAGATTTGCATTGTCTAGAGCAAAATTCGATAGACTATCGATTACTTCTGCTGTTTTTATAATGAGTTTGACCAACGAATCTCTCACCATAATGGATTCTGCATTATCAACCACAAATTGACTAGTAGCCCCAAGATGAATAATTGGTTTAGCATTAGTTGCAATTGCACCAAACGCATGAATATTTGCTACTACATCGTGTTTCGTTTTGGATTCGTAATTTTGGATTGCAGAAAGGTCTATTTTATTTACTGCATCCTTCATTTCTTTAAGTTGATTATCAGTGATAATGCTGACACCAAGTTCTTTTTGTGTTTCTGCTAAAGCACACCATAGGTGTCTCCAAGTCATTATTTTGTTTTGCTCTGACCAGATGTATTTCATATCATCTGACCCATATCGGTTACTTAGGGGCGAAATATACTCGTTCATTAATTGCTACCTTTTTCCATTTTTCTTTAATTATACCGTTAAAGATTCCATATAAAGTTCTTTAATTAGTTGTTTTACTGTGTTAGAATCTTTAATATCTTCAAGATTATCTACTTCTTCATAAATTAACTCAAGTGTAGATTTGGTAATGTCTACCTTTTGACTGTCTATACTATTGGTTATTGTATTATCTACATCCTCAACTATACTTAAATCATAAACACCGCTATTATATAAAGAATCTATAACTCTATCTAAAATGTAGGGTTTTTCTTTATTTATTACATAAATTTTTACATATGTATCCCTATATTTAGGGTGATTTTCAGAAATAAATTTACTATAGTCATATTTGATATCATCATAACTTAAAGTATAAAATAACTTCTGGTCGTTTTTAATAAACTCTAATTCTCTAGTGTCGGTGTCTAAAATCCAAAAACCTTTAGGTTCATTCACATCTGAAAATGTAATCTGATAAGGTGCACCCAAATATATTATGTTACCTTTTTCTTGTTTACAATGAAAATGACCGCTTAAAACTTGTTCAAATCTGCTAAAATTCTTGGGACTCATTCCACCGTCGTATTTGATACCACGAAGCACCTCATATCCATCCAACTCAAGATGTCCAATCAACCACTGTGCACTGGTTGAATTAACAAAGTCCATACTATTTTTATAATTTTCGTTGTTTATCCACGGTAACAATGCTATTTCCATACCATCAAATTCTAAAGCAACTGGATTTTCATAAAGTTTGAAATTATCGTATCTGTCTGAAAACAACTCTTTTATAGAATTCAAATCATTAGTATTTTTGTAGTAGGTGTCATGATTACCTAATATACAGTGGACTTCAACATTCATGTCTTTTAAAGGTTGCATAAATTTATTTCTAACTTTTGAAAGAGTGTTGAAGTTAATGTATTTTCTTCTATCTAATAAATCTCCCGCATGAATTACAGTAGTTATGTCATATTTTTTCAGGGTAGGAAAGAAAATATCTTCAAAAAACGATGTAAAATTATCTAAAAACAGTTGATTATCGTTACGGGCCCCAAAATGGGTGTCAGTGACTAAAGCAATTTTCATATTTTAAAATATCCTTATTAACTAGCAAAATCATCTAAAGTGCCACCTTTGTTATTAGTCTTCTTCTTTGTGACTTTCTTCTTACTAGAGGTAGTTTTCTTTTTGGCTTTCTTTTTGGCTTTCTTTTTAGTTTTTGGTGAAAATTTATCTATGTCGTTTTCAGTAACACCAAACACTTTTTGGGGACTCAACCTCTCATGTGGGTCTTTGTCATTCCACCCCATGTAGTTGTGCATCTCGTCCGATTGTTCTACTAACTTATATTTAATGTACATTTGCTTCTTTTCTTTTTGTATCCTTCTTAAAAAGGCATAATACATCATCTGGGTAAAATATGCAAAGGGATTTTTACCTTCTTTTTTAAAATTGTGTGCATAGAGTATACAATTTTCAATAGCATCACCAACCATTTCTTCTCTAAAATCGTAGTTAATAAAACATGCCCTCCTTGATAAACCTTCAGACATTTTTAGAAAACATTCACCTATGTAGTTGGGAATAGGTGGTCTAGGTTCACCACATTCATCTGCTTCAACAACTTTATCTTTCCATACACATAGGGCCGCATGAAATTCTTGGTTGTCAACATAATGTGCAGGATTTTTCTTTTTCTTGCTAGTAGTTGTCTTTTTCTTTTTACTCATTGCTTCTCCTTTTATGTACTTATTGTACCTCAACGGACCCTAGTTGTCAATACTTGACAAATTTTGGAAACAATGAATAAATACTGGTGTAGTTTTGTGAAAAAAGTTTAAGTCTTAAAATTCGTCTTCTTCGTTGCGAAAATAATCTTCGAGATAGGGCGACCAATCACTCAATTCATTACCATAATCATTTCTACCTTTGTCGATATCGATATCAGACCAATCTTCATCGTTGGAGTTTTCTTCATGTTTAATCATGAAATTTTGAATATTACCATTAACTATGTCGTTTACAATGTCTGAAATGTCAGACTGGTACTGGGAATCATATGATTCGTTGTTTTCATCAGAAAGAAGAGATTTTAACTCATCAAGTCCAGTGTCTTCTCTTTCTTTTTGTGTATTATAGGCATTTGTAACTAACTCATCTGGGTCATATATTGTAAGTACGTGTTCTTTAGGTATACCTACCACGTTACTTTTAGAGAATTCTATCCAGTTTACTAATACAAGGAATTCCCTCTTGATAGCAAATTGGGAATTAATGGATTGAGTACCGATTATTTCTTCAATAACCATAGGTCTTTCTAAAAATAGTTTACTTTTGTTCGAACCTGTAATTTTAGCAATAAGTTTGTCACCATTTACCAGTCTTACAATTCTATAACTTCTGTTTTCAGACATTGGTTAAGAGCCTCCTGTTTAGACACTTCTACTTAATATTTATAAAGGCCTTTTTTATAGAAAAATTTTCGGAATCGTATATTTTTAATCTTTCTTCATAGTGTCGGTAAGTGTGGTTTTTATATTTTTTCCATCGTATGTCATCTGAGATATCGTATAGCCGTGCTTTTTCTTTATGTTCAGACTTCCGAAGTTGCCTACCAATTGATTGTAGTACACGGATTCTTGATTTTGAGGGGGAGGCAAACACGATGTTGTGTAGTTTCCTAATAGAGATACCTGTTGAAAAAGTTCCATATGATGCGACGATGATTGCATTGTTTTCTTCCTCTACAATTTTGCGTATGTCTTCTCGTATTTCTGTGGGGGTGTTGCCATATACGAAAAATATTTTTCGGTTGTTTACTTGATTCTGAATCGATTCGAATAACGGTCTACCATGTTTCTGAACATATTGAAATAATACTAGAGTATTCCCTTTAAGAGAAGTAGTTAATTTTGTAATAAATGCGTTTCTTTTTTTACAGTCTAAAAGTGCATCCATTTCTTCTTGATAGGTTACTCGCTTATATTTTTTTCTAAAATCCTCTGGGTGTTTTAGTAGAACACAATTAATCTCAAAATCTGATAGTATGTTTTTTTGAATTAAATTTTCTGTTGATGTTACCTTATATACTGGTCCAAACAACCCCTCAATTACTAATCTATGGACTTTAGTTCCATCTAAAGTACCAGTAGTACCGAATCGGTACGGACAGTTTGTCATTTTAGACATTATTGATGTTAAAGATTTGGATTTAAATAAATGACACTCGTCACCAAAAACTGCATTGTATTGAGAAAAATACTTTTTGTCTAATTTATAAATTGATTGCCACGTTGAAATAATTACTCGTCTTTCTGGGTGGGTTTTATCTCTCCCCGCCATTACCATATGACAGTTGTTTTTGACATCCCATCCGTTTTTTTCTGAGTATTCTTCAAAGTCTGAATACATTTGAGAAACAAGAGATGTTGTGGGTACAATAATAAGGACTTTTTTGTTTTCTGGGATATTATCTAGATAATAACGCATCAACGAATAGATAATTAAACTTTTCCCAGAACCAGTTGGTGATAATAGAGAACAACGGTTTGTATTAATTGCATGTTGAATCGCATCAATTTGATGGTCGTGTGCTTTTATTGGTTTACCTAATGCATTCGGTTTTAAATGATTATCTATATAGGAACGTATTGTTTCAAATTTAGCATTTCTTTTAGATTCTGTTTGTATAAAATCGTCAAACTCATACCCTCTATCATCACAAAATCTCTTTAGGTAATTACGCAAACCGACATACAACTCTTGTGTATGGATATTGAATAGTTTTATTTTCCCATCCCATTTTCTGCTCCTGTATGCCGGCATATATTCAGCACCAGGCACTGTAAATGTGAAAAATTGAGATAATTCTTTAATAATACTTCTTTCTTCACATTCTACCTTAAATGTTACATCGTCTTTTTTAATGATTTTTATCATTGTTAGAAACCACCTGAGGTAAACTTTCTCCACTCGATAGCATTTCTAATTTTCCAATGTCTTGTGTTTAATTCTTTAAGAGTTTCTTCTAAAAATTCTAATATCACCTCATGGTAAGCAATTCTGTCCCTTATAATAGACAACCCTGTGTCAGATTCTAGATATATGTTAATATCTTTTTTAAGAACGTTAAGTTGGAAGGGCTCCCACTCTAGGTTATCCATTTCTTCCTTGCTCATTTTACCAGTGTAATATTCCCACTTAAGACGATACAAATTGTTCTTCTCTGAAACTAACTTTCTTAAAATCAATTTTTCGTCTTGTAGCAGATTTAGGTATTTGTTATGTAATTGAGGTAACTTTAGTGACTCTATATCAAGTTCAGTGCCGTCCACAATAGAATCTTTCTCAACCATTTTTTTCAATTTATCAAAATCCATACACACTCTCCATAATATTTCTAGGATTTTTATTATATCATAATGGCTGGACTAAATCAATATTGTTAGAATTTCTTAACTGAAAAAGAATTGTAAGAAAATGTTATATCAAAACTAAGATTTTCAAGGTCTGTAACAGCACTATCAAAATTAATTTCACCCAGTGAGGACGGCCAGCATTGTTTGAAAGTAAATTCCACATTAGCATTCATACCATTAGTCAACACCAACAGCCTGAGGTCACATCTATGGTCTTCGTCATCAATTATTTCTAGGTCGTTATCGAATTTTGATATATCCCTCATCCAGTCGTGCATACCTCTCCAAGTTTCCATATTTTCATCTACTAGTACACGTGCAGTAAGGGCACCATATGCTACGTTACCCCCTATTTCTTTGTGTATTGCCATAGTTGTGGTGAAAGGTATTTCTTCGATTTCAAGACTTGGGATATTTACTGCTTGACAGAAATAAGTAACAGCAGGTACTCTGCTAACATAAAACCTAAAAGCAGTTGGATGAAGAAAACTACTGTTGCTAGGTTGTCTTAAGTTTATATCAGCAGGTAAAGTTGGTGGAACGCCCGGCAAATCACCTGCAGTTATTCCTGCAGTTATCGCCATATTACTTTAGACCTAAAAACCCTTCTGCACTAGTACCAGTTGCTCTAATTCTGGAAATTCCAATCGGATAGACAATACCGGCCGTCAGGTTTATTTTACAGTTTGTCCCACCGTTACCATTGTGCATGGGGTCAATATAGGCGGTGCCACCAGTATTAACTATAAAACCTTTATACCCATATTCACCATCAGTGTCGTGCGGGGTTATTGTTTCTACTCTACTATACATGTCATATGCCATTTTTATGAACTCCTATCATATATTTACTAAAAACTGCTACTAGGTATTTATACAAAAAAGGGGTGTTCCAAAAAGAACACCCCAATTTTGAATTTAATAACTATTAACCAGAATCAAGCAGTTAGACCACCGTGTAGTGAATCAACTCGGAAAATTCTGTAGTATTGGTTACGACGGTTTGATGTACTGTCACTTGGGTCACTATATGACGCACCAACGAATGGGTTATTTACCAATCCGTAGCGAGTTTTGAAACCAATCTTAGGTTGGAAACTGTTTTCACCAACCGCACGTACCATTTGTAGTGGGACGTATGGGCAGTAGAACATTCCAGCATCGTAAGCACCTGAACCTCGATAACCACAAATTACGTAGTTAATTGTAGCATATGGGTCAACATAAACTTTAATGCGACCACCACCGATAGTACCTGCAAGGGTATTACCCATATCGTCTACATTCAAGTTACCTGCATCACCACCTGATAGTTGCAAGAATCCACCCATAGCGAGTGCAGATGCAACATCTGATGAACACAATACAATGTTACCTTTACCACGACGAGTGTCTTTAGCGATTTGGTTGCATTCTCTTTCGATTTGGAAAAGAAGACCACGGAATCGTTCAGCACTCCATCGACCATCTGAGTCGAGTGTCACGTCGTAAATACCACCGATACCACTTGCGGTGCTAACACCGAAGTTGGCTGCACTTGCACCCAATGTATCTGAGTCACTAGCACCGCAGTAGACCAAATCGCTGTTTTGTGCACCAAGTTTAGCATTTACATACAGTGTACGAATAACTTCTCGGTTGATTTCAGAGAGAATTTGACTGCTAAGAATATTAGCAAGTTCAGTTTCTGCGTCAAGACCATGAACTGCTTTCAAATCTTGAGCGAGTTCAGTTGTATATTCTGCTTTCAAAGCACGTGATTTTGCTGTAACTGATGTACGAGCAATTTCGAATGCCATTTGGTTGAATGCAGTTTCACCTTCAACAGCAGTTGTTGACATACCATTTCCAGGCTCAGCGGCATTTGTTGCACCAAGGCCCTGAGTTGTACCTGCACCCAATGGGTCTGTACCGTCAGCACCGTAGGCTGCAGTTGCACCACTGAAGTCGGTATCAATGTTTATTGGCCATGCTTCTGTACCACCTTGACTTGTGTATTTTGCTTTCATAGCAAAAATCAGACCAGTTGGTCCAGTCATTGGTTGAACACCGCAAATATCGTATGCCATTAAGTTAGGCATTGAACGACGTACTAGTGAAATTAATACAGGGTCCCAAGTTGCAACACCACCAGTAGTAGGTGCGGCTGCGATTTTATTAGCAGGCTGCTCAAAGAGCATGTTATCTGACATCATTGCTTGTTCTTGGTTTTCAAGCAATATTGCTGTTACATTTCTCCGATAATGGTCTTTGATTGGCTCAACATCATTGTGGTCCAAAATCGGTGACCATTTTTCCTTTAACTGCTCAGCAATAGCAGTAGGGTCGGGTGCGAATTCATTAAGTATCATTTAAAATATCTCCTCTTTTGATATTAAGTTTTTTAATCTACTAATTTATGTATAACAAAAAAATTTCTGAAAAGCCATTAACAATTAAAACGTGTTATGTTGTGCTTCTCTTTTCATGTATTGTGAATACCGTTTCATATCTGGTGTAACAAATTTGGGTTCTTTTTCACCTTCTAGTCGGGTGTCTACCTCGTTTAAAACATTAACGCTTGAAGAGGTATTTCTTCCAAAATATGACTCTTTAAGAAGTTCTAGTTTATCTCTAAATTGTTCAACTGTGTCATATTCAAGACCTTCTGCAAGTTTTTGCAGTTTTTCTGCTTGAGTATCAACAAGTCCCTCGGCAACTTCAGTAAATGTTTCTGAAACTGAAGCGTTGCTAAGTTCTTTCTTAAGTTCAACATTTCTTTGAATTTCTTCGTTCACCTTGCTTTCAAGTGTGACGACTTTTTCTTCTAGATTCTTAACTACATCGAATTTCTCATCTGGCATATCGATGTAATGTGCTTCAAATAGGTTCTTAAGACCCATCATGAAACTTTCAGCAATATCTGATTTAATACCACGGTCAAGTGCTACTTGATTTTCTTTAACCCATTCTTCTACTACGTATGATAGGTAGTCATCGAGTGAATCAGTTAAATCTGATTTATCTTCTTCTGTGATTTCAGAAATTCTTGAGTTTGCTTGGTTTTCAAGTTCTTCAGCAATATCTTTAACTTTTGCTTTTACAGCAACTTCAAAGATTGTTCTTGCTTTATTTTTAAAACTTTCTGACAAACCATCTTCACCGCTAAATAAAGCAACCATATCATCTGATTCTTCAATATTACCTATTGCTGAATAGATATCAAGTTTAACGCCTTCTTTTTGAGGTTGACCTTTAACTTTCTTAGCATCGTCTACATCTTCGTCGTCCGCATCAGATGGTTTTGGTACATTTTTCTTAGCATTGGGTGCTTGTTGTGCCTTCTTAGTTTCAGGAGCAGGAACTGTTTCTCCACCTGAATCTTTTTCGGCATCATAAATTACTTCATGTGCTTCATCAACATCGAAGTCTGATACGTTATAAATTTTACCTTCGTAATCAAACTCTTCTTGTTTATTTTCTAAAGCGGCTTTGAGCGCCTTCTTAAGACCCTCATCTATTTCAACTTTTTTACCCTTACCTTCAAGAATTTCTCTTGCAAGGGTAACTGGGTCTTTTTTACGATTGGACATTATTGATATCTCCTCTTAATCCTATTTTACAGGCATCTTCGTGTTATTGATACACATTCTATATACACTAGTATGTATAAAAATCACACCTTTGACAAAAAATCAACGAACGCATATAAGATTCTATCTTCTCTATCTTTCTTAGAAGTAGCGTCTTCAACTAGTTTTTTATGACGTTCGACATCTTGGGCTTTTAGAATTCCATTATCCCAAACCCATTCCTTACCTTCCATGATACCATTTACATAGGCATCTGGTGCAGAAGGGTCTGAAACGATGTCAACTGCAGACAGCATAAAGTCATCTTGGACTTCGTTAATACCCTTATTGTTTTTCTTTAATGAACCCATACCTCTTGAAGATACACCAATATTTGCACCTTCATCGATGAGATTCTTTACGATTTTACCCATAGGGGTATCCATAATTTTAGCACGACCATAAACGTCATTACCATCTTCATAAAGTTCAGTAATCATGTGAGATACACGGTCTAAATTGACGGTTGGTCCCTCTGGATGACCGAGTTCACCTAAAGCACGTTTGTTATTCACGTACTCTTTGTTGTAACGCTTTACTTCCTTCATTAGGATGTTTTTAGGGTAATTACGTCCGTTCTTGTTCTTCTTTTCAGACTGCATGAAAATACCCTCAATGAAGTAATCTGGAGTACCATCTTCACGGGCTTCTTTAAGAAGTTTAACGTTGTCTAAATTTGTTTCTGTTATTAAAAACATTGTTGCCCTTTAGTGTTATATTGGTAAATTAGACAAGTTTGGTGCAGGGCTATTGGCCCCCCACTGACCTAGAAGAGCAAGTAGGTCTGCCATGGCATTAGGGTTGTCCGCCCATCCCGCTAACAATTCATCTAATCTTTGTTGGTCTGAACTAGGTGGTGGGTCATTACCGACACCTGTTCCCATAGGTCGTATACTTTTGGATGCGTGAGTGCCAGGTCTTCCACTTGGTCCGGCCATTTGTGGTGATAATGGTAATTGCTCAGCAAGAACCTTTGACATTTGACCACTTGGAAACATCGAACCTGCTTGTTTAGTCATACCCAATTGGTTATTTTCTCCAATTGGGTTAGCAATTGGGTCAATCCCCAAATCTTCCAGTTCTTTATTTAATCGTTGGCGTCTCCTCTCCCAGGCCTCCTTGCCGGCTGGGTCATCATGATATCTTTTCTGAATTTCACGTTGACTTAAACCATCAGGATTAAGTATTGGATATGTACGAAGAGGTTGGTTTGATTGTTTTTCATTTAACATAACCATCATTGATTCAATAAGTTGATTATGACCATCATCTCCATCACCGCCATCTTCAGCAATGTTGTTATTATTGTAACCAATACCGTTTATTTTACTTAAAAAATGTCTATTTTGAATGTTCATTGGTTAATCGTCTTCCTCTCCCTCACCTTCGTTGTCGTTGGCGGGGTCTTTTTTCCATGCTTTTTCTACTTCGTTAAAGAAATCATCTTTCTTACTGTCTTCTAAGTCATTAGGACTGTCAACACCATATTTTGCTAAAATTCGGTCAAATAACGCTCGGTACGCTTTTTGTTCAGGGCTTTGTTCTGCTTCACCCAAGACAGGTACAGCATTTTCTGTATTAAAACTATTTGATACTGAATTAGGTGTAAATCTACTAATAGACTCCCCAGTTTTCGTATATAGTATATTTTCTATATTATTTTTGGCGCCATATGCGTCATCATTAAGCAGATTTTCTATAATTAATTTAGCACTCATAGTTTTTGTCCTATTTTTTTATTACTAATCGAATTCTGATAAGAAAACTCAATGACTTCCTTGAACCCAGAACTATTTTTATTTATCATCTTTTCAAGTTTAATCCTATTTCTTTTATTTAGTGCCTCGTGAATTGCTAAAACCACCCCTGCTATCTCTGGTTTTATTTTTAACGAATCGCCATCATCGAAAATAATAGTAGATGGTTTTTGGGATTCAACCATTTTAGTAAGGGTATTCAAAACGGATTCATCTTTTTTGCTACCTTGCATTGCTTTAAGTCTTTCTGCTTCTTGTTTTTTAGCAACAACAAACATTTTATTAGCAATTTTTTCAATTTTACCCTTCATTGTATTAACTTTCTTTTCAAGGGTTTCTCTGGCAGCAAAACTTAATTCATTTTCATTTCTACCTTTAAGAAATTTCTTCTTAATTTTATCCCTAGCCATTTTTCTAGCCTTGGTCATTAATTCTTCTTTGGTTTTCCGTCGCCTCTTTTTTCTTTTTGCACTAACAGCACGGCGTTTTGCAGTTTTTCTTGAGGCCCTTGCAATGTTTCTCCGACCCTGAATGGTAATCTCATTTACCATTTGGTCTTCAAGTTTTATCTGGTCACCTATTTTACCAGTAAACTCACCTGCATTCAACTCAAGTACGTATCTTGCAGGTGTATGAGGATATTTGATTTCTTCATCGTAGGGCTCTAATCTTTGAACTTCAACGACTGTTCCTGACTCGGTAACCCATATAACATCTAAAGGAATATGAGTATTCTTCATCCAAATACCATGTTGTGCTGATTCATCAAAAACCAGAAGGACACCTTTATTACTATCCATCGATTTTTCGTGCATCAAACCTTTCTGTAGTGATTCTGGTGTATTAGCGATTGACACGGTAAAAGTTTTACCACCAACAGTCATGTCAATCGCTTCGAGAAAATTTACGGATTCTTTTACCTCAACTTTATTTTCTTCTTCCGAGGATTCAATGTCTTTTAGTCCTTTTCGTCCTCTCCATAGGTCATATTGCTTGCTTTTGATAAATTCTTTTGCATGCTTTTCAGCATTAATTGGGCCGGGGAACATCTCCCATCTAACATCATCAAAATAAACGGATACTGGTTTATTTTTACCAACACCTATAGTTTTTATTGTGATTAGTACACCATCTTCTTCAAAAGATTTCAAAAAATACTCACGGTCAAGTGCAGGGTCAAGAATTGGGTCTTCTTCAGTACCTTGTACATCTTCTTTATCTGGTGGTTCTTCTGCTTCTGTTACAGAAGTTTTTGCTGTGGTATTTTTAATATGTCCAATGTACGACAAAGATACCTCAGCAAGACTTTTTTTAGCGATGTTTTCTGCTATAGAAAACTCTTTATTTGATAATGCTTCTATAATGTCTTTGCTGTTAAACATTTAGTTAATATCCTTCATTACTGTCGTCAGTAATTATACCGTCTTCCCTTTCCTTTGCTATCTCTTTATCTAGGTCTTTCATTTCTTCTTCAGATTGTTGCAAGATGTTCTTTCTTACCCATTCTACAGAATAATATTTACCAATGTAGTCATTAACATCACGAAGAATATTCATTCTTTCAGTAATAATTTCATAGTCTTTCAATTCTGAAAAATGATTATCACGAATGAAATCAAAGGAAATGTCAACAAATATTTTTTCCCAGTCTTGGTCAGTCATAATACCTTTTAGTAAGCATTGAGTTTTGAGCATTGTTTTAAATATTTCACAGAACTTGTTACGGAGTCTATCAATATATTTCATAAATTTAACTTCGTCACGAGTGATTTCTGATGCTCGTCCCATATTAAACTGTTCACCCAACTCTAATCGTGTTCTAGGAACATTTAATGCTTGATATAGTTTCTTTTGGAAGTATATAACATCATCCATTTCACCCAGATTTTGTCCACCATCTAAGGTTGAAATCTCAGTTCCTCTACCACCTTCCTGTCTAGGCAACCAGAAATCTTCAAGCATATTCATATGTTTTTTATCATCACGAATAGCGCCTGTACTGGCATCATATACCAGTTTATTTCTATATTTATTCATTATTGAGCGAACATATTGTTCTGCTTTTGTCTTAGGGAGTTTACCAACATCAATATAGAAAATTCTTCTTTCAGGAGCACGTGATATCCGATAAATAACTACAGCATCCTCAATCATACGAAGTTGGTTTAAAGGTTTAATTGCCTTATGAAGGTAACTAATAACTTTTCTATTGCTTGCATCATATAAACCTGAAGTTGTATAACATACCGCTTCTGGAGCGATTTTGATACCAGTAGATTGTTCTGGTTTCTCTTTATAAATGAAGTATTCTTCTGCCTTTTTGACAATTTCTACTTGCTCAGAGGCATTCTTACCCTGTTGGTTGTCCAGACCCTTTTCTAATTCAATAACCTTTTTAATAAGAGTAGGGTCTACATATCTAATATCTAAAATACCCTTTTTAGGGCTCTTTGAATCGACAACCATATGGTAGTAAATTTTACCATCAATAAACCATCTCCTAAATATTTCGAAACCTTTATTAGGAAAATTTAAAAGATTATAAAGATAGTCATATTCTTCATGGATTTTGTCTTTAATGTTATCTGACAAATCCACTTGTTCCAATGATAACTCAACGCTTTTCTTTTCACGGTCATAAACAATTGATTCGTTAACGATGTCTTCGACAGCACCTTCCACTTCTGGATGTAATGCCATTTCCCTATACCTGTTAATAAATTCGATTTCCGATTTTACTTCATTATTAAAATCGATATATGTACCAAAATGTCCCGCACCAGAATCAATGATTGTAGAACCATCTTCTTGTTCAGGCTTAACAAAGGATTTTAATTCGTTCCTTTTGTCTTCTTCAGACTTTTGATTCTTTCTTCCGATACTAAAACCGAATAACTCAATTGGCATAATTAAACTTCCTTTCTATAACAAAAATAAGTATTTATTTTAATTACCCAACCATAACAATATATCATGTTATTAACTGCCAGGCGAGGCTGCAATACCTGTTTCCACACTCTCATCGGTGTCTTGAGTAATAAAGTATACGTACTGTAGTGTAACTGTAAACTCTACTAAGTCTGTACTATCATAAGTAACATCAATTGCACTTACTTCCGAAGGCCAACAGGAGAAGAACCTATATGATTTAATCGGTTCTCCAGTTCTGTCTAGTTGGTCTATATTCCAGTCTGGGAATAACGGGCCCTTAAGGTTTAAAGGTTCAGTTGAAACATTATCGACTGTTTTGTTTAGGTCGTCCATCCATTTTTCAAATGCATTACGAAGTTCAAAATCACCATCACTGATAAATGTTAGTGTCCATTCAGCATACTCCCTGTCGCCAGGTAATTTCAATTTTCGTCCTCTATAAGGGACCTCGATTGGTGTGATAGTAGATGCAGGTAAAGAAGCCGCCTTGCATAGGAATCCTATTTTATTTGGTAAAGTTGTATTCCCAATATTACCCATCACCCTAAAGAGATTTGCTCTTACACCACCTTTTGCTAGTGCATTTTTAAAGTCATCTATACGCATTTATTGTGTTCTCCTAGAATTATTTATATTAACTTTATGAACCTATCTCTGTGAAATCTACACCTTGTGAAGTCGCAACAAATGTCAAAGTGATGTAGTTAATAGATTTAATAGGCTTAATGAAGATGTCAGCGACAAATTCATTCCTATCTACCACTGCTGATGTGTTATTAGTATCATCACAGATTACCTTGAAGTCAGATAAACCCCTTCTCGATTGAACATCCCGAAGGAATGGTTCAATCATACCCTTGAAGTTAGAACGAGTAAATTCGTCGTTTTGTTCAAAGATTTGGTATTTGGATGCTGTTGATATTGCTTTTTCAAGGACAATGAACAACCTTCTGACATTCAATCGGTCGAACGCACTTGGTTTAGTCAGAAGTGTTTTGTCACCCCATAACACTGTACCTTCGCCAGGGAAGGAAACTACTGGGTTAACTTGGTCTTGATAAAGATTGTCACGATGTGCTTTACGTGGATTCCATGATAGTTTAACTACATTTCGTAGTTGACCACGGTTGAATCCCGCAGGCGAGAACCACGTTTCTGTTTCTTCATCAGAACGTACCGCAAGACCTGCAGTATCAGCACATAGCGGCACCCATCGATATTTATCGTTATAACGGTCGTACATGTACTTCCAACCAGAATCGAGGAATGCATAAGAACTATTCTTGTTTAGTTGTGCGTTTCTGAAATCGAGAACGTTAGTTTCTGCGGTTGATTCATCGAGTGGTGTACTACCTGAAATCGTGTCTGCCTTTTCTGGTGAAAGGAACACCACACAGTCCTTTCTAGTATCTGCTAAATCAACTAGTTGACCTGCAAGAGTATTATTAGCAGGGCCACCTAGTAAAACACTAACATCAACTGTTTCTGTGTCATAGAAAAGACCGAAGTCCATTGTGCTACCACTTCCTGCACCAACTGTACCAGTTGTTTCACCAGAACCGCCTGCTAGACTGAATTGAGCACCTGAGGTAGCACCCGTGTAAAGTACATCGTAAGTACCACCACTAACAGTTAGGTCTGTACCCCAGTTTTGTGAACCACCAGAAACACCTTGGTCTGCGTTAACGTTTGGTGTTGCCTCATAAGGATGTGCTAATGACCAGACATATTTTGATGTATTATTGATTACATCTAAATAGTAGTTGCTTGTATTGTCTGCATTTCTGGCATTACTTGCCTTTGATACAGCATTAAATGTTTCGACAACAGTACCTTTAGTACCAGTGAATTCACCATCTTCATCTATAATTGCGATATTTACACCATCATAAACAGTGTCGCTACCAGTTAAGGTGTTTGCCCAACCAGTTGTAAAAGGCATGTTAGTAGTGAAATAATCCACATATGTCCAGTTTTTATAAGCACCTGCTGATACACCAAGATGTGCAAGTGGTGGTGCTTGTGTTGAACCTGCAGGGCCAGAGTGACCACCGTCCCACCAGACAACTTTCAAAGAGTCGCCCATTGAGCCAGGATATTTTGCTTGCCATTGTTGACCACCAGAACCACCTGCTGTGGTTTTGGATGCTTCAACGTTGGATGTGCTAGTTGTGAGTTTGACAGCCCCCGAAGAAGCAGCCCCTGATGGTCCCGATGCGTTGGCGGCATGTGCACCAGTGCTATCAGTATTAACTGTTCTTACCACTTTAAGATTACTACCATAATTCAAAAAGTTTGCGGCCGTAAACCATTGTTCATAATTTGTTTCTGTGGGTTTACCAAACAACTGTTTTAGGTTATTTTCACTGTCTACAGTCACTATTACACCCGCAGGTCCCCACCTAAAGTGGCCCGCAAAACCTGCTATGGTTGAAGATACCGCAGGTATATAACTGGAAAGGTCTTCTTCCTTGACTACTACGCCAGGGCTTACTTGAAATGCCATACTTCATTCTCCTCTAATTCTTTGTTTATGGTCTATAATATAAACCAATAAGTATACTTTTATGTGAATATTTATACCCTTTAGTTTTTTACCAAGAAATACGGTCATCATCTGGGTCATGAAACCAAACATTACCCTCATTGTCTATTTCAACGTCTTTCATTTCACCATCTTCTTCATTCGAAAAACCAAAAGGTGCAAGAGATTCTTCCATAGAGTCTATTCTATCTTGGAACAAGTCCTTTCTGATATCGACATCTGATATATCTCTAAAATACGGTTGAGATGTTAACCAACCAAACAGCACAAGAGTCATTACCAAATCATCATGTCTACCTGCATCTGCTTCAAATGATTGTTTTTTTGATATAAAAGTGGACATTTCGTTAATGACCTCAAAATCATTAATCATTAATTTGTCGTCTTCAACCATAGATTTTAAAAAGGAACACCCAGTCCTCTTAACAGTTGCTGTAGTTTTTACACCCAGTTTTGATTTAGATGCTCCAAACCCACCACTGAGTTCTTGCCCTCTACCCACTTGATTAGCGGTATATAATATGTTTTCGTATTCTAAATCATAACTCAAAATATCTGCTACTTGTCCACCTATATCGTTGACCTCTATTAGACAATAAGCATCATTATATTCTTTTAATACTCTGTATAAAAGATTCGGTAATATCATAGGCGCCATTTTATTGTTTCTAAAGGTAGCGACTACTTTATATGGTATCTCTGTCACATCCACAACTGTGAATGCATGATAGTCTATACCTTGGCCACGTGAAACATCAACACACATTGTGTATATTCTGTCTTTTTTTGCTTTTTCATAGATGTTTACCCCATCTGATGAAGTCATTAAGGGTTCTTTATATGCAAGACACCTTATTTTAGACGATGAAATTAAGGTATTAACAGAACCTATAAAATCGCATTCAAATTCTACTTTAAATTGCTCTTTACTAGTATTTGCTATGGTTTGTTGTTTCCATTTTTCATCTCTTCCTGGCACTTGGTCCCAATTTACCTCAATGGGTACATATTCGTTTCTACCATCAACAGCATCAACCCATAACTTATAAAACATATTCATACCCTTTGGGGTAGACACAATAAGGACTTTTGTACTAGTACCAGAGGATATAGTTGGATACACTGAACTAAAAAATTCCTCTGCTACTCCTGGCGGAACATATGCAAATTCATCGAGAAAAATCATATTAAAAGAACCACCACGAACAGCACTGGATGAAGTGGCAGATGCTATAATTTTAGAACCGTTCTCAAGGTCAATAGAACCTTTGTTCCATTCTTCAATTCCCTGTTGTAACCACTTAGGTAAATGTTCATAGGCAAGTTTTAATCTATGTAACAACTCCATAGCGGTTGCCTGTTTATTTGCTAAAATCGCTACTCTAACATCTTGGTTAAATAAAACATAGTGTAACAAATATGCTATAATAGTGGTACTTTTACCTGTTTGTCTAGGAAATTTACATATTATAAATCTGTTATCATGTACCTTATGTAGCATGTCCTCTTGAAAGTCCCAAGGTTTAAACTGCACAAGACCTTCATCTAAAGTTACAATTTTAACATAGTTTTTAATAAAATATAGAGGTTCTTTAGAGCATTTTAAATACTCTTTTACCTGTTCTTCGGTAAATTCTTGTTCAACACCAGTACCTTTAAGGTTATGATTTCCTAGGTAGGTCTGGTTTTCCTGATTTGCCATCTATCACCTCATATTCAGCATCTATAGTATCTGCCTCAGATTTAGAATCACTGATTAGTTTTTGTAGGTCTTTAGTAGACCCAACATATATAGCATTATTAGTAATACTATCAGCATTTTGTTGATGTGTTTTTGTATTTAAATCTTTCATCTTTTTATGGATGTCTAGCAGGTCACGGTTCGCATCTGCAACAGTTTTAATTAGTTGCGATACAACCTCATATGCACGTGGACTTTCACCTTCTGATGCTACATTTAAAATACCATCTATCGCACCTTGACCAGTTTCAATAATGTCCCTAAGATTCTTACGTACCAAGTTGTAGTCTGACTTTTGGTCGACTTCTTCTTTCCGATTGGGGTCTATTGTTATTTCCCTTATTGGTTTTTTTACTATTGGTTTTGTTTTATCATTATCAAGGTTTATATCGAGAGCATCTGCAATTTTTTCATTAACACTTTTCTTTTTATCATTATCACTCATAAATTAGTTCCATCAAGACTTATACCATCTTCTCCAGTCATACCATAAACTCTAGTTCCCACAGTAAATCCAGTGAAGGTATCCACACCAGAAGACGCACCACTTGGTCCCGTAACACCGACAGTAAGTTTGGACATGGCTGCAGTTGTACCAGACATACCAAGAGATGTACCATCGTGGTAGAATGAATTTGGCTCCCAGATAGTAGCAATTGCTGTTTGAATAGGTTGGCTTGTTTTTGTTGGGCCAAACACGTTGGATTTCGCTGTGAACGACATGTCAAAAGTAATCAATCTTCGTGCATCAAAATCACCTTCATATTCTTCATTCACTTCTACAGAGTTAAGGATAATAGGGATATCAACAGATTGATTAATGTCATTAAAGTTGATAGTAACAGTAAACTCAGGAGTGAAATATGGTAAAATTTGCTCCATAATACACAACCCATCTTCCATAAATTTCACCATAGCAGTAACACTAAACTCAAAATCATAGGGTACTTCTATGTAGTTTGTATATAATTTAGTATTATCGGTGTGTCTATACCATCTTTTTTGCATGGTATTTTTCTTTCTAGCAGGGTCATAATGGATACTATTCATTTCGAAACTTAATCTCGGTAAAGTAATTTCTACATCATTAGTATCATCCGCAAGAGAGTTGGATTCTCTAAGTCTTCTAATCCATTTTTCTTTCGGCCCGTAACCTAAGGGTACACGAATTTGAGATGTGATATCACCATCAGCATCGGTTCTTACAACATGAATATTGTTGAACAGAGAACCCATTGCTACTGTGAGTTTTCTTACTGCTTTGTTATAAAAAATCTCAAACATTAATAATTACCCTCTGAGAATGGGTCTTGGTCAGTAAAGTCAAATATATCATCTGCTTCAATTTGGAAATCCCTATTATCGGAATAGGTGTCTGTAGGGATGACAGTAGTAGTTGATGGTGATGCTGTAGAACCGACAACTGCATATCCACCACATTGTCCTGTGACCCCAACCAGTCCGATATTACCAGATTGACCTGCAATTTGCATAACCTTAGTAGAAGATGTCCATTTGATAACTTCTGCGGTGTTGGTTGAAGTAGCATACGTTGCATTATCAAATATATATTCACCAGTTTCAAACGTACCAGTTACACCACCAGTCATAGTTAATTCAACGACAAAATCCATCCTGTCGGATTCAATTTTATCCACATTTGTCCAACCAGTATCGATATCTTCTTGACTGTATTGGAATAACTCACATGAAAGTTTATAGGTATATAGTTTGTTTAATTGGTAGAATGGGTTTTCATGTTCTACGAATTTGATTTCAAAAATACCCTGTGTTTTGGGAAAATAAATCAAATCCCCCTCTCTAGGAGTTAAAACAGTAGGTACTACAGGTGTCACCTCTTGTGTAAATCTTTTCTTAGACAATACCAAACTCATCGAATCCCTAATTTCAAGACCAAATTTAGAGATAAAATCACCTTCGCCCTCAAATCCGTCTACAGATTCAATATACATTTCCAACTCTATCCCATTGGTGAATTTAGATAGTACATCTTCACCAAACAATTCATCTTCTTTAACTAGTGTTCTTGGTAAATATATAAAATCATGACCGTGAATTTTAATCGTTTCTACGGTCAAGTCTTCAATTATATCTTGTTCACCTTTTTGGGGTTTAAAATGTGGATTAATAGCCATAAATGTTATTTAACCCCTTTTATCCTACACTGAAGTCTGGTGGTAATTCATAAGTTTCTTGCACCTCTTCTTCTATCTTTTGAATTTCTTCTCTAGCCTCATCCAAAATCCTTTGACCGTTAAATTGGATTCCGCCAGGCAATTGAACACCTTCAAATTTCGATAAGTTACTGCCCCATGTTCTTTTAAATAATGCAGTAGTATATTTTTTTAATAGTCTATCATTATAAATTTCTGTATAAGTTTCTGGGTCTAACTTTGAATATGCTTCTATAACAAGATAATCATCAGCATCCAAATCATCGCTCCAATTAAAATCACCATATAATCTATTTTGCACCTTATTAAATCGTATATTCTTTTCTGGGTCTAAAATGTCTTCCAACATTTCTAGGTGTTGCTTGTTTAGTGTGTAATTAGTTAAAGTACCTGAAGTAAAAGTACCAAAGAAGTCGTTCAATGCAAGTTGGTAGGAAACATCGAAGAGATTTACTGAATTTACAGCGAGATTGAATAGTTTAGTTACAGAAACTACATTCGAATCAACAGCATCCATGTCTATATAACCATTAGTTATATCACTTGATGTGACTTGGTGTTTTAAATATACTTGAAGCACACCATCAAAGTGGTATTCTTGGAAGAATTGGATAGCATCATCAAGGTTATCTTCCATCTGAGAGTCATCAATATTAATTTCGATGACAGGATGACCCAACCTTCGTAGTGAGTATTCTTTAAGAGTCTGTCTGGATGTTGGTGTAGCCATATTTTATGTTCAATTCCTGCTATCGTATAGTGTTCGTAATTTATGAACAGAATCTAATGCTCCTTGGCTACCACCAGTTCCTGCTGTATAGTCAGAAAGAATTCCATCTCTAATTACATCAAATGCATCATCGGCTATAGACCAATGATAATAAAGAGTAGTAAACTGAGATACATTACCATTATCTGGTGTTCCACCTGAAATAGCATTTATAGTAAAAGAATCTCCGTTGGAATCCATTATTACACATCCACTTATAGAAAAATTCGCATTGGCAGTACCGTAAATAGTGTGGTTGTTATATATTTTATGTTTTAACTCTTCCATGTGGGTAATGGTGTTGGTCAAATCCAGTGTATTACCACTTTCATTATATAATAAAGCAGTATAATCAATACCTTGGGTGATAGCATCTATTTCGAAATCTGTACATACAGTTCTGTAATCGTCTGGATTTATTATTCTATTTATGTCCCTAACATCCCAAGAACAACCACCACCAGACCAACCATGTGTAGTACCATGAAAAACTTTTCCACCAGTACCTGCACTATTGGCTGTGTAACCACCACTGTGTCCAGGCCCCGTCGGCCCGTTGAGTCCTGTACCACCAGTCGGGCCAACATTTGCTATACCAAGAATATATCCATTTGTATTACCTGGCCAAATGTTAAAGTTATGGCTAGTAGTGTGTTCCCATAATGTCACTATTGCATTTAATGTTTCACCACCAACTTGCTGTTGGCAAGTAGTACCCAAAACAAAATCACCGCATCCACCTTCAGCGTATAATATATATTCTGTTCCATATGGATATGGTCCAAGTGCTTCCATCACACTGCCTCTTGCTCGTTTAGAATCTCCTTTTGAAAATTTATCATCGATACCTACAGTATATGTTCTATACGTACTCGCACCATGTTCGGTAAGGTCATCGTTGTCTGGTGTTCCACCAGAGCCGCCACTCACTCTACCACCTGTTAGTAAATAACTATATCTTATTGTTTTTGATGCCATATTTTTTTATTAATTTAACCTTTTTTTCATTTTTGTTATGACCATATATAGTATTCAAGGTTTCCACCTCTTGGGCTGTGATAGATATAGAACTGGCCAGCATGACCATTGGGTTCAACAAGCATCGTTTTTTCGCCAAATACTTTGTTAATTATAGTACCTCCGCCATCATTAGAGCCGTTTCCGTGGAATGTTACTGTATTTGAAATGGTAACTGCGTCGGCACTGTCGGCCGTGGTTTGCACCTTCATTGTACCAGTTGGGGAATATTGACCTTGGGCTGAACCATTACTCCAATAAACTGTTAACATGTGACTATCGGTCGACCCTATGACATTATCAGGAACATTATTCAGTTTGAACCATTGTGCATTCTCTATGACAGAGTCAGTAGAATACTCCCATGCACCCTCTGGTGCATTCTTCCATACCATTTTACTGTTAGCATCAGAAATTAAAAAATATCCAGCCGATACGCCAGTTGCTGTGTTGCTTGCAGAATCCTGAATTATATTGGTTAAATGCATGGTACTGTCGGGGTCTATTTTAAACAATTCAGTACCTGCAGAGTATCCAGATTCTGCAACAGTAGATTTTTTGATAACAAATGAACCAGTGTTACCTGCACCGCTTTGAATATCAATGTAGACGCCTCCAGAGGCCGCTAGACCAAATCCACCAGTGGAGGACTTAATATGATACCCTTTATTGAGGTTTTGGCTAATTACAAGACCGTGTTGGTCATATGAAGCACCAGACATACCTATCGAATCAATTGTTACCAAAGAACTCGAATGGCTTGGGTGAGAAGGTACTGTACTGCTACCGAATACTGCTCTCGGTGGAGAACCAATACCTGCTGTGTCACCCGCATGTCCTACCAAAAACAAAGCATCCTGTAAGGTATCAACGTAACCTTGGAACAATCTGATTGGTTCTTGGATTGGTGACCCATCAACAGTCGAACCTAATATGTAACCTTGTGGGCCAGTAGCACGTCCAAGAGAACCAGAAATGTCACCCGCAGTAAGGGAGATAGTACCACCTGCTGATGCCAAAAGACTATTAATTTCGATGACACAACCAGTAATATTACCTGTACCACCAGTTATTTCTGGATATCTACCACTTACGGTATTCGCACCAACGATTTCACCAGTTCTACCACAAAAACTATTTGCAATGTGACCAGATGGGCCCTTTTTAAAATCAGCATGTTGATACCAAGTATGACCACCAGTAATCTTCTCTGGAAGGATGTAACCAATTCTCCAGTTACCATTTCCTAAATCATCAAGGGTAACACCTTCGAAATCATTAGTACCACCTGCTTGATAGGTAACACTATGGTCACTATGAGTAATACCACGAATGGTATAGACCTCAATCGGATTTACTTTGTTAATCAAATCATTGGTATTATTATACCATGTATAAAATGTATCAGACAAATACAGACTAGGTACTGGGTCTGATGTTGTTCCTGAAGGTGGTGTTGTTGTCGATGTTCCCATTTTTTACTATTTTCCTATTAGTATTTATATCTTCTTTTTAAACCGTAGACTTTAGTGCTACCGCTCTCAAATTCTTGATTGTTGGCATCCCTGTTGCATCCCCTTCACCCAAATCGCTACCAAATATCACAATCTTGATTGCATAAACATCAAATTCACCTAAAGAAGTGACAACTGGACTGGACTGCGGCATGAATTCTATTGGTGTTAGCACTTCCGCTTGGCTGTCGGTCCACCATTCCTTTTCAGCATCACCATCCTTATATAGTTGAACCCATTTTATATTGTTAAAATCTTCATCATCGTTGTTTACCTTAGCGAATACTTTGACATGTCCTTGATTTCGAGCAATGTCTAGATAGACCCTCAAATCGTCAGCAATCAAATTACCAAAATGTAATTTTTTGGATACATATCTTGCAATAGTAGGTGCTCCTGCAGAGTTCTTTTGTGTTTCACCTAGAACCGAACCAGTATCAGCACCAACTACAGCCCAAGTAAATCTATCATGGATTAACACCGACCCAATCCTATCCATATCTAACACAGGGGTTAATAGGGAAGATGTAGTGCTACCATATTCTACCTCTAATTGCATATCACCTGTTTCATCTATTGTTTCTTGTTTCACTAAAGTAACATCTTTATTTGGTATAATACCAGAATACCTAACACCATTGACCTTCAAATCATAAATAGGTCTTACGCTACTTGATGTAAATAACTGGTCATTGCTAACAACGTTTGCTATATGACCATATGCTGTTGAACCTGATGACATTGTAGCATCTAATATTAGAGTTCTTTGTTCTTTGGTTAAAGAACCACCACTGAAACTGCACCTATGAACATTCATGGTAACACTTTCAAGACTGCTACTTTGTCTAGAACCATTATTTAAAGGTTTAAACATTTTGCCTGGGCGAATTCCATTACCGTATCCCATACCACCATAGATGTCTGAGTTTGCATTTTGTGTACCATCTATATCTAACCAAACATTACCAACTTCTGCCTTAAACAATATATTATTGCTACTATTAGACATTATACCGATAGCCCAATTTCCAGGCGGTAAATAAACTGGTGATTCAAAACTAAATTTAGTTCCTAATCCACCATTAGGCCCGTCCGAAGTTGTAGTTGGTAATACTGTAACTTCTGAATGAGGTACTACTAAGAAATCGTGTGGTGCACCATTAACAACGGGTCTGATGTCGATTGTTACTGGTAAAGAAGTATCTGCTTTCTTAAAGAATAACTCAACACTACTTAAGAATACACCTTGAGGGAAAGCACCCGCATCCACAATTATTTCTTGTGTTAGAGGGTCTAATCCGTTTTGAACAGAAGAATAATTACCATCCACTGTGTTCAAATATGGTCCGCTAATGATGCTATCGCTGTTAACAGATTTCCTTCTAGACATAGCAGGTCTATCTGAGATGATATTAGAACTTTTGCTATTTAACAAACCTTGTGAATAGAATTTAGCATCGGCTGCAGTTGTTGTACTACTTAAAGTGTCTGTATTACTGTTTGTTAATCTAAATGTCTTCTCACCTGTTAAATAGGAGTTACCAACTGTAACTCTACCGCTAACTGCACCTTGACTACTAACCGAGTAACCTGTGCCGGATGCACCCACCAATACACCATCAAATAAAGCATAAACTGTTGAACCAGGCAATAAACCAGTAGCATCAAAAGTAACACCTACTGACCTCATATAAGGAACAATACTTTCATCCACTGTTCTATCGTTAGATTCTCTTAGAACTCTGTCAGGTAACTGGGCCCTTGCTGATTTTACTGGTAATTTATAATTTCTGTCTAAGGGGTCTACTTTCGACATGGTTTCATTCAACTCTTCTGAACCCAACCAGTGACTTCTCCATTCACCATATTCGCTACCCCAACCCGCAGAACGTCCTGCTTGCCATGCGTTCCCTGTTGTTTGATATTGGTTGTTTTCACCAAATGAATTGACCAAAACCTCTGGATTGGTTTCTGTATCATACCAAAAATCAGATGCAGGATTTAGTTTTAGATAACCTAAGAAATCTGTATTACCATAAGGGTTGACTTTCAGCGAACTAGTACCAAACGATACACCTAGTGCCTTCTCTTCTGTGAAGTCGTAAGTTACAACTCTACCAGAAGTCAATGTTAACCCTGAAGGTAATGTGTTAACATCAAATTTTAATGCATTTGTGGTAAATGGTGCTTTAAGCCCTCTGTCTTTAAAGTCCATACTGCAATTGTTATCTCTATTTGATACATCACCAAATGCATGTCCACTAAAATCGTCTATTAGAGTACCTTCTTCAATAAGAGTCGTAGATGTCACTGCAGCCCCTAGAGCGACCGCAGAGGTATACATCGATTCTAGATGTCTGTCCCTTTCAACGTTTTCTACTTGATTTTCTAATTCACCTATTGTTTTCATGGTAAATCGTCTATTGTCAATGTATTTTGCATCGACATCTTTACCTAGGTTAAATACGTAAGGTTTAATTTTCAACAAATACAAATCCATGTCCTCAGAGGATGTCTGTGGTGATTGTGGATTTATTGAAGGTACACCTTTTATGACTCTATATGTTCTATCTTTGCAAAGTGAAATTTTGTCTATTCTGGGTAAATAGTAACTATAGCCTATTTGAGAATATGAGTTATTATTTTTAAAGAATGGTATACCAAATTCTGTATAAGTATTATCAGAATTTTGTACAGGTCTAAAATCTATATGTTCTCTTAGTTTTAAAATTTTACCGCTATCTGGGTCATTAAATTCTGGGACATCTTCATACGAATCTGGATAACTGTTAACTGTAACTGGGCCAATACCAGAGTGTGCATAGTAGTCATAGGTGAACAGGCATCTGTATTCCGAACCAACCAGTACTAGTGAACTTACAGGGATATAAACAGAACTTCTATGGAATGCAGACTGTCTTTGACCATCTTCTATGGTTATATCGCTCAGAGCAATGTCGTTACCCTCATTAGAAACTTCTTTTACATCATAAACATGAGCATGGTTTAAAATAAATTTAGCGGACGTAGCACCGTTAAAATATACAGTTTCTGAGGTAGATACTGTTGTAGAAGACTGTGTAGTCTGGGTAAGAGTCCTGTATACTTTTTGACCAGTATTAGTAGTAATCCTGTTTGAATTATAGATTACTGGATGTAAAATCGATGCTGTAGAACCATCTGCTGGTCCAGACATACCCACAAGGCTTAAAACAAATTTAGCATTGGTAGAGTCAGCACCGTATATTTTTATATTATATTCAGAGGGGTCTAAAATAGAGGCAGACACACCTGTATAAGTATCAGAAGTTGCACCAAACCATACTACATAATTATCATCATCTGCGTCTAATAAACCTATAGAATCAGACATGGAAACTGTAGAACCATCCGCATCACTACTAAAGTGTGCTGTCGAAGTTTTTTGTACTACAAATTTAGAATTGTATTTTGATTCATATGCAGGACCAGACTTACCAATTGTTTTATTATTTGCAACTGGGAATATAAGAGAGCGTTTACCTGCATCATGTGGTCCAGTCCAACCACTAGCATCTGCTTTGAGTTTAAAGAAAACACCAGTAGCACCAGTATGTCCGCTCCCTGTATCATCAGCAACTAGATATCCTGCAGAGGAAAACTTATAACCAGATGCACCATCGGAACTCATACCCACATTGAAAAGGTACGCTTTGAGATTTTTATCATCAGGGTTATTGACAATTGTTCTAAGATTACATGAACCAATTGATGTACCAGAGATTGAGAAATCTTTCCAGATACTAAAAGACCTTTGCTTGCTCATTGCTAGTGCAGATTCATTAAAATCTCCTTGAGATGCACCACCAAATCCACCATCAACATCAGTTCTATTAACTAATACATAATTACCAAGTGCTGTATCAAGATTTTCACCATATGCAGGTACTTCACCTATATCTCTAGTTTTATCTACCTCAAGATATGCAACACTTTGTGTATCTACCTCAAACCCACCCACATAAGACTTATTAGGGTCAATACCCACAGCAAATTTTGTACTATCAGATGGTGAGAACACTGAACCGTGAGATATTACCCTCAACTTAGGTGCATTAACTGTGTAATTACCAGATTCATCGAAAGTCCTTCTAGCAAAAGTTTCTTCAATTTCTGCATAATCTGTGTATTTTACTGTTTTTGTACTACTACCACCCACTACCCTTACCAATTCAACAAAATCCTTATTATCGAATGTAAGACCAGAAGCACTTCCAATAGAACCATCAAATGGGACATGACTTAATGTAAGATTTACTGTATATCTGTCTGCGCCCGGCGCATTATAATTGTTAAATCCTGCAGATGGGTCACGAAGGCTAACATCACCATTATGGTCTGTTACTGTTCTTTCAACACTCCAACCTACAGATGATGTTGGGCTTCCGAACCCTCTATATCTACTATCACCAGTGGTGGCACTATAATTACCTGTTGTGTAGTACGGTACTGCTGATTGTTTTGAATTTCTAATAAAATATCCATCAACATAGAAAATACCGTCATCTACTGTAAATATGTTTGCATCAGCCCCGATTGATGGTGCTGTAGTACCTGAATTAGCAATTGAAAAAGTCACACCAACGCTGTCAGAACCAGTAGTACCTATTTGAGTACCCTCTGTGAAAATACCATTGGATGTATATTGGTAAAATACTACTTGATTAGGGTCTGAACTTAAAGTAGAACCACTAAGTACGTGTAGCACAACACCGTTTATGTGATTCGGGTCATAAATTTGCTGGCCGACTAAACTGCTTAATGCAGTAGAAGTTAATGCATCAGCAGTACCTAATCGTGCATAGTTGATTTTAGATTCAGCAATACCACCACCTGCGATTACTGCTCCATTATCAAATATGTGACTACCCATTCTTTCAATTTGCGTTTGAAGAACAGTCTGAAGTTGAGTCAATTCACGTGCTTGAATAGCAACGCCTGGCTTAAATAAAGACCTAAGAAATCTCTTGTCCTCATCATAGTCATCATAATAAGGGGTTTTATTAAACAATTGTGCGTCGTAATTTTGTGGCATATTAGTAGTTATTCCATTATCATATGTCTATGATAATTTTAATTTCCTCTTCCTGTTCATTATGTCTACTGACAGGTGTTACATTATTTATATATAACAGTTGACCTGAACCTTTATTAAATTCGGGTATATATATTTTATTTATTACAGACGAAACAGTTACCCCTGACAGGTTTTCTCCTACAGTAAATCCGTGATAATCTGCACCAGAACTACCGATAACATTACTTAAATACAACGTTGCAGTTTGTCCACCGCTTGGAATATATTCAATTACAGTAGCAGAACTACCAGATGAACCCATGATAATTTGGTCTAAATCAAATCTATTGCTATGGGCAATACCATAGGTGTCACCAGAATTCCCTGCGGTTGACCTAATTTCTAATGCAGTAGTCAACCTATAATGGTTGTTAGTTTGAGTGATGTCCGTTTCGTCTTGGTATTGTACATAGCCACTACCTTTGTTACTTGAAGACCAATCGCTACCAGTACCCAATCCTACAACATATTCACCAATTTTGAATTTAGTACCTACATTTAATAACCTAAGAGTGCCTTTTGAAATATCAGTATTTCTAAACCATTGTAATACCTTACCGCAGGCTATGCTAGATTCCCCAAATACAATATCATCCTCTACAAAATCGCCAGCACCATAAACAGAACCTGTGGCGGCACTGATTTTAATGTCTGTAACAGAGTCTACCTCTGAACCTGCGATTTTACCTTTACTATCACCAGTTGCTAACGTAGGATTTCTGATTATACCATATTGTCTAAAGTCGTTTCTTAAAGGAAAAGAACCAGTATACAATTTTCCAGAAGTAATGCCCGATTCATCCCTGTCTAGTTTGGCTAAAATCATAAGTCTGGTCGGTGGAATTTCGGAAACTGGGTCTGAACCGTGACCACCATATGGACTTAATATTGGTTCAAATGTTGCCCCACTACTATTAGTAGTTTTTATTTTTACGGTTGCTCTAGTAAAACCGCTACCTTTATTAATAACTTCAATACCGCTAAGAGTAACACCATCACAAAATGGTCTGGCTACAGCCCCAGTACCATCACCATCAATGATTGCTTCGGGCATTATTTCGAAAAAACTAGATGTGTCTGGTAATATAGTCCAGTTATCTACGGTACATGTTCTAGTTTCACCTTTATAGTCTTGAATTCTTCTGAACTGACCTATTCCTGTACCCTTAACAATGTTGAGCGAGTAGGAATTATAAAAATCGTCTACGGTAGAATCTACGGTTCTAAGAACACCAGTACCAGTAGTACCTTCACCAGTTGTCGCATCCGTTAATATAGTTTTAGGGAGTGCTGGGTTAGCATCAGTATATACTGCGTTGATGTTATTACCATACGAATTCCCTGCACTAGTTATATCGATATAATCTATAGAACCATTTACAGCATTATATTGCACATGATATTGTAGTTGTCTTTCATCATCAAACTTTTCTGAAACCCCATCTTGTAGTGTCAACTTTTTAACTGGAATGTAGTCGTCAGTGATAAATCTATTCCAGTTTTCTGGTACTTTAAACATGAATTTCCATTGATATCCATCACCAGTAGTTATTACATTATTTGATGTGCCTCTTGGAGAATCTGAGGTATTTAATGCACTAGATGTGTTACCACCAGTTTGACCGTTATAGATGCATTTATATATGTTATTTTCTGAATTTGTAGACCAAAATGTGATTCCAGACATATCATCGTCATCTGTGTACATACTATAGGTAGTACCACTAACCCAAGTATTTTTGGGGACCATAAGATAGGCATCAGTGGATGTAATCCTTTTAGCGGCAATCATTCTCTTATGTAAATCATTATATGATTCTGTGTTATCAACATATGTTGGTGCAGAACTGTCGTTTGACCACGAAGTTCCTCTTGCAACAAAGATAAAATTTGAATTACCAGAATTTATACGAAAATCATCTATTAATTTTTGTAAAATATGAGTTTTTAGTGTCGCTTTTAATGCCATATTAGTATCATCTCTCTATTCCAAATAAGAAGTCTTGAATGGTTACATAATTCATTTCGTTATAGTTAGTAGTTGAACCTACACTACGACCTATACTATTTATGTAACCTGTTTTACCCCAAGACTTTCCAGTTGCTAATCCTACAGAGCCACCAATCATATCTTGATTATAAGGTAGAAAAACACCGCTTATGGTGTTAACATCAATATAAAACATACCACCCATAAAATCAACAGCACCAACTTTGCCTATGGCTAATTGTGAATGAGGACTCTTTTGTATTATGTATTCACCCACATCAAACTGACCAGTACAAATACCCCAACCATTTAATTGACCTTCTGCTGAAGTTAAGAAAAGTCTATCTGTTGTAAGACCTTTTTTGTTGGGTATATTGGTTATGTTTCTAGAATTGGGGTGACAATAAATCTCCCAATAGCCAGCACCTGCTAGCGTTGAACCATAACCAGTTTCACCAGATGACATTCCAGATGCTCCCCAAATACCACCTACAACATTAAACTGGTTGCCCTGAGGGCCATTCAGTGTACCACCAGGCCCTTGAGAATCAGCAGTTCCATGTGATGCACCCGAACCTATACTTTCATTTCTATGAGTAACACCCCCTAGAGGGCCAGAACCACCGACAACTGCATGGACAGTACTTGCTGTTTCTCCCACTACAAATCCAGTTGCACCCGCAGACCAACCATATCCGTCTGGATATAAGTCTGTTCCACCAGACCCACCAATACCGTTTGCTCTGAGATTTCTTTCAGTTGTAAACCTATATGGTGTATAATGACCACTAAGCGGTACTTCATATTTTTTAAGTGTGGGACTTAAAGTACCCCCTGCAGACATGATTTCGGATAGAAGAGTATTACCAAATAATTTGAACCCTGCGGGATGTATAATTCTCTTTACCGTATCCGCATAATCTTTAAGATTTTTAGATGATTTAATCACATAAGAAAATGATTGGTAGTAGTCATTGTCTTGTAATTTGTTGGAAGAACTTAACAACCCTGCATTCCCAGACCAGTATCCTTTCTTCCTTTGAATGTTACCACCACCAGTAATACCAAGAGTAGCACCACTACCAGTACCACCGTTAGAAGATATTGTAGCGGTTAAACTTTCAATAGACCTGTAATTAATACCTGTATTTAATAGTTCAATTCTGTTTATCTCACCACTAAGACCAACTGATGTAACCTCTCCTAACGCACCAACACCCATACTGCTTCCACTGATAGTAATTTGGTCGCCCACAGAATAATTAGTACCGCTGGCACCAGAAGAAACTCCTATGCTTGCTAAGGTTGGATAAACGTATTCATATATTGTAGTACCACTAGGTAAAGTGATTTGAACTTCTTTCTCTGATTCAAAGTCACCAAATATGCCTGATAACTCTACCTCAATAACACCATAACCTTCTTTGTGGTATGTTAACATATTTTCAATAAATCCATATGCTAAAATTTCATTAGACCACGGGTGTCTTTGTTCTAGTTTTCTACCCAACATTTCGAATATATTGGATATATCGTTAGTTTTAGATAGTTTTAATACTAATGGTTCTGTCCAATTGGCATCTGATGCTTTTATTATTTCATTACTTGGATATTTAAATTCAGGTGTTTCATCAAATAAAAGTCTAAACAATAACTTATAGGATTTTTCAGTGCCTTTTGCATAGTAAAAATCTTTAATGTTTTTAATAAGTTTTCTTTTGTCTGTACTAGTACTAGCAAATGTTTCTGGGAAATTCTGAATAAACTCTTTAGAGAAGTATTTAACAAAATCATCAACAGTATCATCCACATCTCTTCTGTCTAACATTTTAAGAGATTCATATTTAGGATTACCTTCTGTTTCCATCCATTCATAGTATGCTTGTAAAAAAGTCATAAAAGACGTATGGTCAGTAGCAACAAATTCAGGAATCCTGTCTTTATTTTGGTGAGATGCACCATCATCAACACTGGCAGATATACCACTAATAGCATGAAGGGTAATACCATCTTGTCCAAGATGTAGGGGGATTAGTGCCATATAATTAGATTAAATAAGTACTCGGAGTTGTTGTTATTGTTATCGCAGTAGGGTCATCATTATCAATCAACAAGATTGTATCTCTTCTGCTGTCTATGTCTTTGTTGGCTGGTTGAGCAATAATCTTAATAAATGCATCAGAAACTACAGAGTTAATGGTAATGTTGTTAATATTTATTACACCACTAGCATAGTCTATAGTTCCTATGTTGCTATTAATTACCGTTTTTAAACCACCCAAGTAATACCAAGTTCTTAAAAGTCCATCTCCATCGTCATCAATATACGCTGTTCTTTGGATGTTGTCTGCTGTATCTGTATAAGAAAATGGTGTACTACTAACTACAGAAGAGTGTGCACTGTGTGGATGATATATGGGATTTAAAAAGTCTACAACATATGAAGCATTAACTGGGTCTTCAACAGGGTAGAGTCTATATTCCATATTATATGATGTTTCATTACTTAATATAGCAGTTGTATCGACATCATCGATTTCTTTAATAAGTTTTGAATATCTAAGACCTTTTTCGAATTTGTCTAAGTTAGTATCACCGAAATTAATTATTGCGTTATTGACCAAAGTCTTAAGAGAGTCAGCACTAATAGACAAATAATCGGGATTATAATTAATTTCTGTATTGACCCTAATATAAATGTAATTAGGGTCAATAATCTTAGCCTGAAGACCCACAATATTTTTACTAGAAACTAAAGTATCAATAATACTATCTTTTGTTGTTTGTGAGATGACAGTACCCGATGATGGTTTGAAAGCAATAATTACCCTACCATATTCTGGTGGGTCGTTTTCTTCTCCACCCCAAATGCTAATCGAGTCAATGTCTGGGTAATCGCTGACTAAGATTGATTTATAATCGTCTACAGTTACTGCTCTACCCTGAGTTTGGTATGATAGAGGTGCATAAAATCTAACTGAATCGATTGATTCTCTTTCAGAACCACCTGCTGATGGTGATACTACAGATACCGCATTACCAGAACCATATGAAAACGACCTAGAACCGCTTGCGTCATTAACACCTATGTTATTAGTAACAGAACCGTTAGAAGTTAAATACTTAGCAATAATTAAATTACCATCGTCAGGCTTTTTGCCCACTACACCATCACCGAAATAAATTTCAAATTTACCACCTTCTACTTCTTGTAGAAAATATGCTCTAGACGTGGATGTAACTTCATTATAATCTGTAGATAAATTCCAACCATCACTATAACCAGAGTCATCAGTAGTAGAGTTTTGTACTCTGACTATTAATGATGTTGTGTCTACATTTGCTGAAGGTATAATAAATTTCTGGTCTGATTGTTTATCATCTTTAATCCAAGAATGTGACTCGTATTTACCTTCAGTTATAACTAAATTATTAATGTGATATCCATTAGATGCATCTGGGTCTATAGTAGAAGTACTGGTATTTACAAATGTGTAGTTGGTGCCATCTTTAGTTGTTGAAAAAACGCTACCTATAGAAAGATAATCGCCTGCATTTATTCCAACCGTGCTGCCAAGAACGACATTCACTGTTGCTTGAGAACCTCTAACTGAGTTTGGTACATATCCCAGATGCTTTGCTATAGAAACAATATTACTTCTGTCTATGGCACTATCTAAAAACATTTCATTAGCAATCATGTTATTGTAAAAGGCCTCATAGTGGGTATTATATGCTAAAAGGTCTAAAAGGATGTTGATACCAGCACCTTCGAAGTTATAATCTGTAAATGCAGTCTGTCCAGACAGGTAACTTTTAAGATTGTTTTTGATTGCATCAAAATCTAAATTATTAATGGTTAAATTTGAATTAGTAGTAGCCATGTTATCTTAACCTCTCTAGTGTTAAATCAAGTACAATAGGGTCTGGTAGATTGACTATCCTAAAGTATATTTTTACTGCAAATGAGTTCCTGTCAGCATCAGCAAAAACTTGAACCTCCATCAGATTTGCTCTTGGTTCAAAGTTTTTTATTGAGTCAATTATTTTTTCTCTAATACGTAATGCTGTGATTGGTGATAGTTGTTCAAATAGCAAATCTCTTATACCCACATTTATCTCTGGGTGGAAAGGTTTCTCGTATGCCGACATATAAACAATATTTCTTATTGACCTTTTTACAGCATCATCATCTTCCAGTGTGGTTAAATCACCTGTAACAGGATGTGCTGTGAAGTTTAAATCTAGGTCTTTCCATCTGGCCATATTAGTATAGTTGTCCTTCTATGTGTCTTGCATACTGAGGTATTTCAACCAGTACCTTATCGTCATTTATTAAATCTGCTTTGTCCCAATTACACCACTCAACTAGTAGGAATCCTATTGTCAATGCACCCCTTACATCTTTTATAGGGACTAAAGAAAAAACTAAGGTATGGTTTGCTTCCAAGTGTCTTTTAAAGTGGCTATCATGAAGATTAGACGTTACCTCTATTGTTGGGTCATCTTTTGATAAGTGTTCTAACGCTTCAACAAACGTAGATGCTAAGAGGTTTTGTCTTAGGGACATCGATTCTGATATTCCAACCACACAAGATTCGTGTGTTAAAGAAAACTTTTTTACTGAAGAACCATCTAGAAATTTTCCACCATTATGAAATTGAAGCATAGAAGCACGGTCAGCACCCATTTTGACCCTAATCTCGGTTAAAAATTCATGTATTCTAGAATGGGTCTTTCTAAATTTTTGGGAGCAGGGGTATGTTGTTTTTCTTTTGTTGATTATTGATTTAATAGCAGGGATTGCTAGAAATACACCAACAGCAATAGCGGCCAATACCATTCCTACTTCAACCCATGACCCCATTACGTCAATACCAAGTTGGTTATTTGTTTCCGTTGTATTTAACAAAATCATCAATTCCTAGTAAAATTTTTGAATATAAAATATACTGTATTTATAATATTTATATTCAAGTTAAATCGTCCAATTCGTCCTCTAATATATCTGTTTGCATCACATCTAAAAGTTTTCTTCCAAAGTATGTGTCTTTGTTCATCCCCAAAATACGCATACCGTTACCGAACTTTTTGAGGTAATCTACCGCTATAGAAAGGTGAGTGTTATCTGCATCAATGTTATCGACAACAGCCGTGGTCAAATCTGTTGCTGTGGTGTTTATTGTTGATATTTGGTCAGCATTTAATTCGCTAATTGTGATACCACCAATTTGTCCAGTTACACCACTACCATCTTTTCCAAAATCCATAATATCAGACATTATGCTTTCACCCACAGTCAATATACTAGTAAAAAATATTGAGTAGTTGTCTTCTACAGATGCTGTTTGTCCCCTCATAGCCTCTCTGACATTGTTATAGGAAGATGCTATACCTTGAAGACCACCAAAACCATATAGACCACCGTCATTATTTAAATAGGTTTTACCACCAGAAGTACCACTAAGCCTATTAGTGTGATTTAAAAAGTTAGGATTTGTGTCGCTACTATTTAAATTATCGTGTAATGACACAACATTACTAATAGTGGATGTTAATAGACCATACAATTCATCTTCTGCATCCTCATTTCTAGCCACCAAAAGGACACTTGCACCACTTAAACCATTCTGACTAGTAGTAATATAATTGGCCATTGGATTTTTAAATGGACTAGTAGTTCCAAATGCTAGAGCAATTACATCTTTTTCCTCTTCAGACAAAGGTGGAGAAGAAATAGGTATTGCTCCTGTAGTACCATCAGGGTTAGTTAATACTGTAGAAAATGTTTCGTGTGAATAAAGTGTCATAATTTAGTTATCCTGCATATACATTAGAAGAAGAAATGACATCGTGACCGCAAGTTGCTGTATCTACTGTTCTGACAACACCTTTACCACCTGCACGTACTGTGCTAGAACCAGTTAATATAGTAGGTGCAGAATGAGCATGCTCACCATGTCCTTGAACAATATCACCCATAACAGAAATCGGTTGACCATTGACAAATACATTACCACCGCCTGGTGCTAAAATGACTCCGCCTGCTGAATCTGTAAATAATCTTGCTATTGGACTAGCCATAATAAACCTCCTAAAAAACGCTAATACTTTCTGTGTTCACCCATTTGTTTGGGCCTATTGTGTCTGTTGTGCTTCCAAACGACCTAAATTGTGTGGGCATCCCACCATCAATCAAATCTGAATTATAGTCTGGTGTGTAATCATGGTCTGGTGTTGAACCCCATTCAGTCGTTGCTCCCTGAATATAATTGTAAAGTGACTGGTGGTCTGTACCAGATGTGTACCCTAGCCTGTTTGATGGATTGCCAAAATAGGCATTATAAAAGTTTCTTGTTTCCGTACCCGATGCTGTGTTGTGCGGCTGTGAACCATTGTTGCTGTAAACGTTATTGACAAAACAACTTTGACCACTTCCTGTCCTGTATACACCATCACTATTATTTTCATCAAAAATACAATTACAAACCATGCTGCCCGAATTGCTTACGTACAACCCATCATCACCGTTGCTATGAAATATACATTCTGTGATTCTGGCAAAAATGCCAAACCTACCACCGTCACCAGCATTATGGTCAAACAAACATTTATAAACTAAATTAAAGTTGGAGGATTGCATATGACAACCTTCACCACCGTTATTATCAAACCTACAGTTAATTAAGTTCCAATAATTAGCAAGATTGTTAGTGTACAACCCATGACTGGTTGCCTGAGTAAACTGACAGTTCACAAAGGTGACATTGTGTGCATTAGCAACCGTTGCCTCTACACAATGTTGAGCAGTATCAGCAGCCTGAAATTTAATGTGTGAAAAAATAGTTGCGTCAAGAGACGAACTGGTGACCTTCACCATCGGGGTAGAACTATCCAATGAACTGCCATTTATTTCTATGATTGTCCCATCCACAAGACCACCATCAGTAGAAGTGCCTGCACCATTCATAATGATTTCTTTACTCGCCCAATCTGCGGTTAACGCTGTTGCAGGTCTATAATTAACTGCATCATTGCCTGTTTTCATAATGCGGAGTTCATCACCATCATTAAAACCTGACATCTCATCGAATCCTTTCTCCAAAGTCTTCCAGGCCGCAGTTACCCCTGTTCCCGCATTGGAATCACTACCTGCTCCACCATCTACATAATAAATAACTACACTTGAACCATTATACTCAGCCATTATGTACCATCCATCCTTTTAATTTTTAATGCCAATTCACAGTCAGTTATAGTAGACACGGAATCTACTTCAAATTGTATAACATCACCCGCACTAAATCCCGATTTTGTCCAAGCGGTAGGTATTAAGACATAGGATTGCGATGCTGTTGCACCCAGTTGCGGTGATGAACCATTACCGCTAAATCCTACAGATGCAAGTGCATTAGGCCATGCAGACGTTTTACCCCAGTTAACATCCCACGTTATACTGCCTGAAGTAGAACCAGTAACAACCCACTCGGTAACTGTACAATCATAGGGTATTATTTTTCTTCCTTTTATTCCTGTTGTAATCGTTCTACTTCCATTAGTTACGTAAACACCTATTGTGTCTGTATATGATGTTGCAATGCTTCCATCAGAAAATTGAATTCCGCTTGCAGTTGAAATACCTGCATTTGAAGAAATACCTGAACTAGTACACCTACCGAATGAACCGATAATGTTATGGGACGTTGTTATGGCATGGTCTGATGATATCCCATTCGTTACCCACAATTTGTTTGCATCTACTCGACCTGAGGTAGATATACCTGCATTTGCTGAAATACCACCACTAATTAATACATTTCCAGTTACTGTAATACCCTTATTAGCATAAAATGCACCAGATACCCCGTATGCAAATGTAACACCACCTGCGACAAATTCTACTCTGTCCGTGGTGAATCCCACTTTTGTATTAGTATCTCCAACGTGTTCTATATTTTCTGCAACGTGCAAATCTGCTTGGGTTTCTAAATTTCCGCCAGCGGAAATACCACCACTGTGACGGAGATAACCATCTGAAGAAAATCCTGCCTTATTAACCATCCAAGTCCCAATAACTGCTGTTGCTTGCACTACACTCGAAGAAATCCCACCACTATTATGGATTATATTACCAGCACCAACGAATGACAGAGTACCACCATCAAAATTGTTTACTCCTTGAAGTGTACCACCACCCACATTCAAGTTTCCTGCAGTTGAAATTCCTGAATTCGCTGAAATACCACCATGAACAATTATATTACTACCAAATGTAGCACCACCCGCAGAAATACCTGCAGCCGTATATAGATATGCACTTGAGGTGTTACCTATTGCAATTTGATTGCTAATTTCTGAAGCAGTTGGTCGGGTATCATATCCAATAAAGATATTGTTAATCCCATGAGATAAACCGTGACCTGCACTAGCACCAATAGCAACATTATAATCGGAATTGGACAAACCGTTCTTAATCACACCTGCATTATATAATGCCTCTTGTCCTATGGCGACATTTTTGGTTCCATCACCGTTTTTAAATGCTTGGTGTCCAATGGATGTATTATATGAACCATTGGCATTGTAAGAACATGCATGTCCAATTGCTACACTACCAGTTCCATCAGAATCGCTATAGATAGCACCATATCCGATTGCAGTATTATATAATCCAGTGGTATTGGTACCAAGTGCACCATTTCCTATTGCTATATTAGCACCTAGTGAGTTAGTATCTGCATCCAGTGGTGCACCGATTAAAGCAGTGCCACCTATTGCTATGGATAAAGAGTCACCAGATTTACCTTGGTTTATTACCAATCCGTTCATCGTTTGTACGGATGAGCCTGCACTAAGACCTGCAACTGTTAAAACGAGAGATGAGGTGTCTATAGCACCAGATAAACCATTAAAGGTACTAACTCCAACCAAATCTGTTAGAGTAACAGCACCAGTAGAACCATTTATACTATTAACACCTTCTATTATACCAGTAGCACCATTAAATGAGTTTACACCTTCTACTGCACCAGTTGCACTATTGAATGTACAAACCACGTGAACATCACCAGTTTCACCACAAACACTGTTTACTACTTCTACCTCACCAGTGCTACCATTAATAGTAGCGACACCTTGTGAACCTATTTGCGACTGTAATTTAACTATACCAGAATCAGATGATATTGAGGCAGTCCTAAACACTCTCTTGGGATAAGTACCAGTGTCACTAGTGGTTATTTTGCTAGAAATTTCATCTAAGATTTCTTTTTTGTAGGCAGAAATATCATTTGTTTCTGATATAGTTAAATCACGTGATGATGTAACTACTATTTCAGAATTATCTTCTTCAGATATGGATAAATCAACACCAGAGTTTTGTAAACTAGTTACAATTGTTTTTGCTGTTTCTGCATTTTTTGATAAATTTAAATCTACCATATCTTATTCCAATTCTACCCAACCCCCGAATTCTTCACCAGTCCAAACATAACTATTCCCATTTGCTAATGTTGTTTCGTCACCGACTTCTGGATTTTCTGGGAATCCTACGGATTCTGGAGTAACTTCATGTAATGATTGCCAATTATCACCACCATCACCATCAGGATACTCCCAACCCTCTGGTGGTAATATTATAATCGGTGATTCGTCAGAGGGTTCACCATCACTAAACACATTACTACCCACACCACCACCGTTTAGATTTATACCAGTAGCGTTATCTATATTTAAAGAGCCAGTTTCCATATTAATAACAGAATTACCACTACCGGCATTGAATGTTGCGACACCACCCACATTTAACTCATAATTACCCACTACATCCACCCTACTATTACCATCTGTTTTTGTGTAGGAGTCATTCTTAATATAAATGTTTGCATTACCATCTACTGTAATATTTTGATTACCCTTAACATGCACATATTGGTTATTTACGGTAACCCAGTCTAGTCCGTTTTCACCCGCAGATTTTCTAACCATAGAACCATCTGGTAGTATTTCTATGAAAGCACCAGATTTGTGATGTATGTTTATTCTTTCGTTGCCTGGGGTATCATCCATTTGTACGATGTGACCGCTTTCTGTTTCTGTAACATGAGAGAATGGATATAAAGAAGCACTATCATAGTAAGGTTCTTGAACGGTGCTTGATACACCTGTGGATGTAGCCTCGTCCATTATATCCAAATTATCCATCTTAGTTTCTACAATGGTATCTTTAGTTATGCCCCTAGCGAGTCTATTAGTATCAGGCTCGAAAATGTAATCGTCTTTAGGATATGTACCTGTAGGGTCATTGAAACCATATTCAGGATTCGATACTTCCTGCGGGATACCAGGCAAAGTACCTATTATTATTGGTTGTTGTTTCTCGAATCCATCACGGAAGAAACCTATTACCCATGTTCCCTCCACCATACCCAAAGGTGTTTGACCTATACCATTCATAGATGCAGATGTAATTGGACTCATAGGATGTGCCCACGGTAAATCTTTTGTGGGAAGGCTATCTTTGTTCATAGTATGAAAACCCAGACATCTGACACGACATCTACCAAGCATCAATGGGTCGTTTCTATCTTCAACAACTCCTTGAAACCAAGCAAATCCTAATTCATCTGTTAACTCTTTCCTCATAAGTTATATTCCTAAAAGATTACCTTGTTGTAATTCTTCTACTCTACGCCATGCAGATTCATTATAATCCTCACCTAAATCGAAAGTCTTTTTGTCTGGTATTTTATTGGGTAACGAATCTCTAGATAACTCTAAAATGCTAGTATATCCACCACCAATGTTATCAATTAAATGTCTAATTGCGGTAATCATATACTTACCACTATAATATGGGTCCCACCACTCGGTACTATCTTTGTCTAAGGGTTCAGTTGAAGGTACTTTTATGCTTACTATCATACCTGAAGTTAATGTTGAATCACCCGCTACCCTTATATTTATCCTAGTATTACCAAGTGCACCAGAGGTCATTCTATTTTTCAGAAGATAATCTTCTGGGTTGAAATTAACTGAATTGTTTTCACGCATTGTAATGTCACTACCCTCTTCAATCATATCAACTGATTCTTGGTCAAGCAATTTACCATCGTCGCTAAAAAAATATTGTCCGTCTTCTTTATAATACCATGTAGGGCTGGGATTATTTGATGTTGGTGCACCCATGTCACCAGTATATGCGTACATTTGTTTAGGCCTAAAATATGTTGGACCTACGTGGTCTAAACCCATATTTACAACAGATACACTAGTCCACTTGCTTTTTTGGGGTAATATACCATACTCCTCAATAGTGTCACTCTCATGATGAGCACCAGTCTGTCGGTAGGTTTTTATTTGTTTTGTGGTTATGTCATGGGTAACTAAGGTACTCATGTAAACACCATTGGATAAGTCTTCATACCTATTAAAATCGCCAACTAGTTCAAAATCTTGTATATTAAATCTTTGTTTAAGAAGATTATCTCCGTAATAACCACTGGTTCTCATTTCATAATTTCTTACCACATCGTTATTTGTAAGAAATCCTAAAGACACGAAAACTTGACCATCAACCATTGATTCATAATGCATGAAGTTAGCATTGTGTGGTGGGGTACAAGAAATTGCCTTCTTAGAGATAAACTCAATTGTATCCAGTGGTTTTAAATTTGGTATTACAAAATCAAAGTCATATTGGGTTGGTTCAATGTTAAATATTGTGTCTTTTGGAAAGATGTTTTCTATTAGTCGACTAATCACACTGGAACATGAACCTTTAAAGTTTTGGTTTATCCTTATTTGTTCGTTGATTTTTCGTATTTTCGAAGAGAAATTCAACTTATACATTTCTGCTCTATCGTTTTTCGTTCGGGTTCTATCAGTAACAGAAAACACATCCATCTCAAGGGTAATATATTGCGAATTTTCAATACCTGGCGTTTTAAAGTCTATCAATAACGTTTCATGTCCAGTTATAGGAAGATGTTTACTAATATTCATAGCATCCTGTATGTAAACATAGCCAGTTAGATATGGTTTTTTTATGTCTTCGTAAATGCTGATATGTTTTACCATATCTGTAACATTTAATGCACCACCGTTATCTGAGATAAGTTCAACCTTACCAATTACAACATCATTTAATATTTCATATGAGTCGTGTTCTTTAGGCAAGATTATCTACTCCTCATCAATGCTTCAAATTCTCTAACCACTTTGGCTATATAATCTGGCCTAACCAATTTAATTGTTCTTTTCTTTTCATTTTCTTCTGTTTCGTATTCAAAATTGGTTTTAGTATATGTGTCGGTTAAACCGACAATATAGTTTTGCAATAAAGTATCATCATATGTTGAATTATCACCTGTTGTACCAATGGTCTGTCCGCCAGCGGTATGACCAACAACTGCTTGTTCCCCAGTACCACCAGTTGGTGGTGCACCAAGTGGATTAAGTATAGTTTTATCTATTGAATTTTCAAAATGATGTACTGATGCATGGTTTTGGTCAACGACCCTAGCAAGATATGCACCGACATTATATGTAGAACCGTCTGCAGAAGTGCCAATAGCAACAATATAGTCACCTGTAGAAAAAGTACCTGAAACACCTGTCACTTCTAGTTTTGAAAGACTCTTATTCCATCTATGTATCAAGGCCGCATTTGTTTGACCATAAGATGTTTTTTGTAAATCATCATATGTATTACCATCTATACCAAGAACAGTCCAATTTCTCTCAAAATGTACATCAGCAAAAGTTCCTGTTCCACCGCTTTCATCTGTAACAAAAAATGCCTTGCCTGGATACTTTTTCTTAATGAAACTTTCCAATTTTCTACTAGACATTGGCCAGTCATAGTCAGGGTTAATAATGTCATTAAAAAGCAAAATGACCCAGTGTAGTTCGGAACTACCATAGATTTTATGTGCTAGCATTTCTGGTGTATCACCATCCATAACATTATGCTCAGCAAACATACCTGCGTTGGCCTTGGTAGTGCTTTTAAACCCCACTCTTTTCATAATGTCAATGGCCATTTTATTGGTTTTACCATTATCAAAGGTGTAGTTTACTCTTGGAAATTTACTAAAATAAACCATATTAATAACCTAATTTTATTGCTGCCCTATCCATTTGATGCATTTCTTGGAAGGTAAGACTAAGATTTACTGCAGTAGGTGCACCACTTCTAAATGTAGACATTGCATCATTCGGAAAATATTCTACATTAACACTGGTTAAAACACATCTGCCTACTCGATTAATCCAATAATTTTCTTGTATTTGTTCAACATCGTCATCTCCTACACCAAATAGACCTTGTATTTGCTGCCATGGGTTTGCTGTAGGAACAGTTAAGTTTGCAAATTTAATTTCAAATTCTGAAGGAAATCGCCAAAAAGCATTAGCACCAACAGATTCTGGATAAGCATGAAATCTAAAAACATCACATATCTGTTTAACTAATAAAGATTCATTTGCATTCTTAGGAAAGAAATTGAAGGTGAAATCAAAAGTTCTGAATCCAACACCGTTGAATAACTGCTCTTGTCTAGGGTTTCTAACAGCACCCGTTATTGCGTTTATTGCAGATGATGTATTCAATTCGGTGTTAGTTATCTGAGCAAGACCATCAACAAGACCTGCTGCCTTTTGTGCCATGCCTGGAATTAAAGATGCTAAATTTCCTTCCATAATACCCTTGATAAGACCAAAATCTACATCAGAGTATTCAATAGTATCAGAATTTTTAAGTCCTCTAGGCATAAAAAGTGCAATAGTATCTTTAGATTCTTCTGTTGCTTTACCTAACCTAGTATCTTCAACTAATTCTCTTGTTTCTTCAACAACAGTTTCATTAGTTACCTCGTTACAATTTGCACCAAAATCGTGTGAAAATACTGAAGAATTTGAATATTGATGACAAGCGGGACATGACCCTTGGCTTAAATTATCTATTTGCTCAGTCTCAGTTTCTACAAAATTTCTGGTAGAAAATTGAGTACCACTAAATTTAGCACTCTTTTTATTCCACATTTTAAACAAAATAATGTTACCCTCATTAGGATTAGAATGCATCGTTGGTGGATATTCTAGGTTGGTGGGGTTTTGACCATCCCAGTTATCTAAATTACCTGAGGCAGCCATTTGGTCTAAACCTAGATTACCTAAATCTGCAAGTGTCCCAGTAACAGCATCAGACAATTGTCCAAAAATACCACCACTTGCTTGTACGTCTTGATTATCTACCATTTATAATAACTCCCAGTTTATTTATAAAGCATATACAGAAATACCTATAGTTATTTATAAATAAAATATAGATTATGGCATATAAGGGAAAATACAGAGTAAAAAATCCTTCAAAATATCTAGGTGACCCAACCAAAGTGGTATATAGGTCTTTATGGGAAAGACGATTTATGGTTTTTTGTGACAGCACCAGTTCAGTTTTAAACTGGGGTTCAGAAGAGGTGGTTGTTCCATATAAATCACCGAAAGACAACAAAATACACAGGTATTTTGTTGATTTCATAGTTGAAACAATAAATAAAAAGGGTTTTAAAGAAATAACTTTGATTGAAGTTAAACCAAAAGCACAGTGCAAAGCACCAGAAAAGAGAGAAAAACCTACTAGAAGGTATATAACAGAAGTTATGAGATGGGGTGTTAACAGTGCTAAATGGAAAGCAGCCAGAGAATTTGCTGAAAACAAGGGATGGAACTTTAAGATTTTAACAGAAGACGTGTTATATAAAAAAGGAAATAAAAAAAAGAAACATGGCTAAACGGAATCCATTTGGTAAACTTAAAACTCTTTCCTCTATGTCTGAGGTTGACCCAGAAACCAAACAATCATGGAGATGGTTCAAAGATACTGTTAGCAGAATCTCAGAAGGTAAAAAATATGGATATGATGATGTTGCACAGGCATCACATATTAAAAAAGGCCCTCAGACTTCTTTAAGAAGTCTTGTTTCTGGTGACCAGACTGGTAAAATGTTTACTTTCAGATATCTACCTAAGGGTAGGGCCACACTTAAATACTACGACACCTTCCCTCTTGTCATAACCTTGGACGTGACTAAAACATACATCACGGGTCTTAACCTACACTACATTGCACCAAGATATAGACAAATACTATTAAACCATTTGGATGACTATTCAAATAACACCCAATATGATGAGTTCACAAGACTCAGGGTTACATATGACTGGTTAAAGAGTGCATCAAGGTTAAAATGGTATAAACCCTGTTTTAAAAAATACCTAAGGACTAGGTTCAGGTCGGAAATGTTATTAATACCTTCTCCCGATTGGAACTCAGCAATACGATTGCCAACTGAACAATTTAAGAAATGGTCTAAACAAAGAGTCTGGAAGAAAAGTCATGACGATGTTATGGATAGTTTGCGGTAGTTGTTATAAATACTTAGAGAATAAACATGCCAAGAATAGATAGAATGATAAATAATATAAAGAAGTTTGGTGTATTTACACCAAACAAATACTTAATTGAATTTAGTGGATTTTTAGGTATTTCCGACTTCGCTCAGGGCAACAGGATGAGTTTAATGTGTAATTCAGTTTCAGCGCCCGGCAGGTCAATTGCCACCGCACCCGATAAAAATTATGCAGGGCCTTCAAGAGAGATACCATATGATTCACTTTATGGTTCAGAAATAACATTGAATTTATTTTTGGGTAAAGATATGTGGGAGAGAAGGGTTTTTGAAACTTGGATGGATGGTATAGTAGACCCAAGAAGTGGTAGACTTGCCTATTATGATGACTACAAATGTGATATGTACATATACGTACTCAATGAGTTTGATATGCCCATTTATCGAATAAGGGTAGAAGAAGTGTTCCCTAAAGCAATCGGTGAATTAACGCTCAGCAATGAAGGTGGTGGTGCTATTGCTCAACAATCAGTCACCCTAGCATTCAGAAGGTATGTACCCACCATTATTTCTTTTGGTGGTGCAGTGGCCGCAGAGTTTTTATATGATGTACCTGCAGTAAGAAATTTCGACGAAGGTCTGGGTGGTACTCTGCAGGAGTTAGGAATTTTAGGTGGAGAGTATGGTAATCCATTCAACTTTTCACAATTGTTTGAGGTTTGGGCAGATGGTGGAGCGGCTACTTTACAGGAGATAACTGGCTTCAACATTGGGGGTATGGGTAATTGGTTATAATTTATAGGAGATGATATAGTATGGCACTACCAAAAGTTGCAACACCAAAATACAGTCTAAAATTACCGTCTAACGGTGATACAATTAACTATAGACCGTTTTTGGTTAAAGAAGAAAAAATTTTATTGATGGCCGTTGAATCGGAAGATGACAGAGAATTAGCAAATGCAGTTAAAACCATCATTAATAACTGTATAGAAAGTGATGACGTTGATGTTCAAACACTACCCGTTTTTGATATTGAATATCTATTTTTAAATTTGAGGTCGAAATCGGTAGGTGAAACGGTCAAACTAAAGTTAAAGTGTGAAAAATGTGAACATGAATGTCTTGTCGGAGTAAACCTTTCTGATGTCGGTGTTATTAAAACTGAAGGTCATGACAGCAAAATTCAACTGACTGATGACATTGGTGTTGTTATGAGATATCCTACTTTTGGTATGCTTGATTCACCAAACATGAAGGAAAACCCTCTTAAAGTGGTAAATATGTGCATAGACAAGATTTATGATGCTAAAACAGTTCATGAGGCAAAAGATTCTACAGATGAAGAACTATCAGATTTCGTAGATAGTCTTAACCACTTGCAATTTGAGAAGATACAAAAATTCTTTGAAACGATGCCTAAAATGCAAAAAGTGATAAATTTCAAATGTGATAGTTGTTTAAATGAAAATTCAGTTACAATGGAGAAACTACAGGATTTTTTCGCATAGGTCTTTGTCATGATACGTTAATTAACTATTATCAAACAAATTTTTCAATGATGCAACACCACAACTATTCATTGAATGATTTAGAAAATATGTTACCATGGGAAAGACAAGTATACATAACTTTATTAACTAAATTTATTAAAGAAGAAAATAAAAAGAATGAGCAGAACAAATTTTAAGGTATAAATAAATCGTATGGCTAATGATAATAACCCAGAAAATCTATCGATAACAAGTATATTCACTAAGAATATTATGCTTGCTAATGAAAAAGCACTTAATGTAGAAGATGCAAAACAAACCAAGGAAGTTAAAAAAGTTTCTGCGGGTATTAGTAAAATGGGCCAAGAGTCCAAGACCAAAGCGAAAGAAGAAAAGAGAGAGCGTGAAAGTTTTATGTTAAATCTTCTTGAAGGTTTTCAAGACGCATTCCTTGATGCTAAATCAGAGATGACGCAACCATTTAAAGATACTAATTTAACAGGTATTGTTAAACTGCTTTTATTAGCAGTACCTGCATTGGCAGCAGGAATTGTTGCTGGAATTTTTGGTCAGGTTGGGTCAATTATGAGTAAGTTGCCTGGGGTAAAGAAAATAAACAGTTTTTTCCAGTGGATTGCAAACATCAAATGGGGTAAATGGTTAACAGTTTTTTCTAAAGGTGGAAGACTACAAAAGGTTGGTACATTTTTTAAGGCCCTAGGTAAGTTTTTTAGGGTTATCGGTAAAATACTTAAACCATTTATTGAAATAGGTAAGTTTGTTTTTAAATTCATTGCTCCTCAATTTAAACATATGGGAAAGATATTTAAGGTATTTTTCCAATTAGGTAAAGCATTCTCTAAGTTTCTTTTACCGATTTCTATAATATGGTCACTGGTAGAAGCAACCATACGCTCTTGGGATAAATTTGCAAGCGGTGATATACTAGGTGGTATTGGTGACTTTATAGGTAGCATTATAGAATTTTTCACCTTTGGACTGATATCGATGGATGATTTTTCCGCAGTGTTTGAAGGCATTTTTGGTAATTTAATTAGTGGATTCCAAAAATTGTTTTCTGGTGACATCACAGGTGCACTTGAAGATTTGGGACAATTTTTACTAAATTGGATGGTTGGTATGCCAGAATTAGTAATGGATTCAGTATTGGGCTTGCTAGAAACAGTGATGGGTTGGATAGGTTTAGACGGTGCGGCTAAATTTTTTAAAGACTTAAAAGACATTAATTTTGTTGATTTGATTGGTGATTTCTTTGGTAATATTGGGTCAACTTTAAAAAGCCGATTTAATTTGGTCATGGGACTTGTTGCTATTCCTATTGAAGCGGTTGGTGATTTCTTTAGTTGGATATTTACACAATTGAAAAAGTCAATTAACAATGTTATAAACATGTTGACACATATACCTTGGATTGGTGATGACATAGCAGATGCGGCCAGGGACATGTTGGGCCTCGGTGGTGATGTTCAATCAGTACCATCAAATACTGGTCTTGAACTGCAAAGAGAAAATACAAGACTTTCAATGGCTGATAACGTTCCCACCATATTTCCTAGTAGTCCTACAAATAATAATAATTTAATTACCCACATAGAAAATAATTCGTTTTCCCAACCACCAATGTCTTCTAGAAATGATTATAACCCTCATATACCTTCGAATCAGTGGTAATAATATAAAACAACGGACGTACTAAACTAATTAGACACGTCCGTTGTAAATAAGAATAAATTATAAAAAATTAATCTTCGTTAGCGAGTCTTTCAAAGTAGGCTAATGCATCTTCACCTTCTTCACTATCGCTTACTTCTTCCGCTTTTTCTTCCGCTTTCGGTTCACCAAATGGATTACTCTTTGGATATGGGATATCTTTCTTTTCAGACACTTCCACAGCAGATGTAGCAACACCACCACCACCAAGAACCATGTCCATCCGTGATTTCAATTCATCATACGATTTGAACTGGTCATCACCAATAAATTCTTGCAACTTATATTGTTTTTTCCAGATTATTTCTAGTGCTCCATCATCACCATCTGCAAAAGCAGTTGGCGTAGTGAATTCGCTTTTATCATAATTCACAAATCCACCGACTTTGCGTATTTTAATTTTAAAATTTGCACCTTTCCAGAAATCGAATGGGTTCATTGGGTCTTCATCTTCAAACTCTGGTTGAAGAACTTCTTGAATCTTATCAAAAATCTTCTTACCGAATTTATATAAAAACACTTTACCTTCTGCATCAGGATTTTTTGAATCTTCAACAACCACGATATTTGAAATGTATTGTAATTTTCGCTTACGGTTACGAGCAATGTCTTTGTCTGATTCAAGACCACTGTTCCATAATGCATTATTTGCTTCACAAACAGGACATTTCTTACCAATAGTTGTAGGACAATTATCAATCAACCATCCACCTTTACCTTTAAACCCATGATTAAAGACACGAACCCATGGTACATCCTCACCATCTACAGGTGGAAGAAATCGGATAACTGCGTATCCATTGTCTGATTTATCACGTGTTGGTTTCCAAAATCTCTCGTCATTGTAGTCTTTCTTACCACTACCTGAAGAGATTTTGTTTAGTTCGTCCATCAGATTGCTAGTGTTTCCTGTGGACTTTTTCATCTTGCTAAAACTCATATATATTTTCCTTTTTTTGTATTGTGTGTAAACGGAGTTTTGTATAAACGATTAATGTGTATTGTATCAGAACGGCTGTATTTAGTCAATTATTGTTATTCAAGAGGAAGTTTAGTCTTAGACGGCAATAAATTTATTGTTTGACCTTCTTCTTTAATTTTCTCTTTGATGGGTTGACTAAGCAATCTTGCTCCCATAAAAGGTTCAAGACTCTCCTCATCACATACTCGTAGAACAGCCTCTATATAGTTATCATAAGTGTCGTTGAGAATAAGATTCTCAACCTTCTTACAAAATTCGGTAGATTCAATCAAAAGTATGCTCCCTTTTGTGTATTTTTACATTTTATATATAATAAGTAGATAATATCTGTCAACATATATTAATATTGGAGAATACCGATAATGGCTCAAATAACATCTGATAACGTTCAACTTACATCAACCGACCCTTCGGGGGCTACCTTTGCCACTGATTATGGTGGGGACAATGTTGGACATTGGCAGGAAGTTAAAATTAATGTTGGAGGTGATGGTGTAGACTCTATATTAACAAATACCGCACCACTGCCTATCGCATATACCAATGCACCAAGTCAAACATTCGTACCGTGTGCAGGTAACACATCAGGTACTTTAGCAGTACCAATCGAAATTTGTGGTGGTGCATCTCTAAGTATTGCTGGTGTCACATTACATGGTGGTACTGTGGATAAAATCGTAGGTGGTACTTTAGATTACATTAGTACAGTTAAAGGTTTTGGTGTCGGTGCTACAGTTTGTGTTGCTTCTAATGGTCTTCTTGGTATTACTGCACAAATAACAGGTGATGTTAAACTGGCAGCCAGCACAAATAACATCGGTGATGTTGATGTTCTTACTGTTGCTATCCCCTCTTACGGATTTACCTCAGGGGGCGTTACAATCGACCAAACCTCAGACCTAGCACGAACAACCCTTCCCGCAGGTACATTCACCACAGGATTCAGAGTTACAAATTTGGGGCCTTCAGATGTTTATATTGGAGCAACGGCAGCAACCAGTTTAACAGCAGGAAGCGGTGCTTTGGCGCATGGATTCCCACTACTTAAATTTGGAACAATATTCATTGAAGCATCAAAACCAGAAGGACTACGAGTAGTAATTGATGGTACAGGAACTGCTGATATCAGAATTTGTGGTTCATAATAATTAAAAATGACACTTGCAAGACATAGATTAACAGCCTTAAGACATCAAGATGCTGATATAGGATTCACTGATATTGATACGCCCAACCCGACCTTACTTTTATCAAGATGGTATCCAACAGAAGACATGACACTATACGATGTCAGGGGTGACCTTGGTGCAACATATACAGACCATGGTTCTGGTTTGGGCGGTACAGGTACTACCAGTGCAACGTACCTGTACGACCAAGACATACATCATTTATACGCTGGGTCAAGTTCCGACGGTTATTTTACAATAGGTTCAGCCTTTACTCATATCTGGACTGGCAGTCACAACAACGTGCAGTCTACAGATTTTTCTTATGGTTTCAACCATGAAGATTCTCTAGCCGGTGGTGGTGTTGGTGTTTGGAGGGACGGATGGTTATCAACACCCGCAAAAAGAGGCACAATGTATTTCAAATCTTCCGATTGGGGGAATCCCTCACCATTCCCATCGGGTGGGGTTACTATTGATGGTATTACTACTGGTGATACTGTCGTTCGAGCAACATTAGTATTAACGGTAGATTCAGTACAAACACATGCCCGAGATGCTGATGCTAGTGGGATATTCCAACAGACTGATGGAAACCATCCGCCAGTTGTACCATCACATCTTGCTCAAGGAGATGTTACTATAAGAGTTGCCAGAGTTACTAGAGGGTCTAGTGCAGACGGTGCATCAAACGGTTATACAGCAGGTTCAATGGAAAATACAGGATGGTGGTCTTATAAAGGTGGAGATAGACTTGCAACTGCAGTGGATGCGATTGATACAACTGGCTACACCACCAGCGATGCGGACGCTTCGTTTACGATATCGATACCAACCTCTGCGGGTGGTTTAGGTGGCACGGCTGTTACAATTTTACTTGATGAAGACAAAGATGATATCAATCAAGCAACGGCCGCTCCTAACACAATCACAATTGGCACCCTTGACGCATCTGAAAACGATGACATGGTGGCAGATTTTATTATCAATGCTATTAATGGGGTGGTCGCTGGTCGCTTCATATATGCCTCGGAGGGAAATGGTCAATCAGGCCACGACTTGGGTATTACTGCAAAACAAGGTTCAAGTGGTACTAAAATTACACTTACAATGGATAATGCAGGCAATGATGGTAATGTTAGTGATGCACTGGCCAGTGCATCAGGCGTGAACATAGTTGATGTAACGGACTTTACTGGCGGACATGCTGGAAGTGCCAGTTATTGGGGAGCAAGTGGAGGTAGTTCAGTTGGAACAACTGATGTCAAAGACACATCAGATTTAGAGTTCCCAATCGCCAATGGAGCAACATATTCTCAATTATTTGATGTAGAGCAAGGAACGCAATATCATATTAACGTTACTGATTTGGTGACTGATGCTATGACTAACAGGACAGGCGATTGCAGACTGATGTTATATTATCCTTACGATACCAATGGCCTTACTGCCGAGTTTGATTGGCCGAATGTTCCAGCCGATGAATTACCAACTTATTTTGTATATTGGATTAATCAATGCAAATACTTTTCTAAAGATGCAAATATAATAGATTGGAGGCCAAGAATAGATGTAACCTATATGAGGAAAACATCACCTTAATAACTAAAATCGTGTGGTATGTTGTCTTTCCAATACCCATCTATCATCTTTTTTAAGACGGGTACGTACTTAACAGGTTTTTTAACAAATTCTTGACTTGAACCGTCCATAGATGATATCAAAATAACAATTTGGTCTATTGTTTCACCAGTCATTTCTTTCCACATAATAGCATAAGCAGTTGCTTGAGCGAAATAACTTTCAACCCATTCTTCTTTTTTCTCTGCTTTACTAGTTTTAAAGTCGATAATGCTTAAAGTACCATCATAATCTGCAACACAGTCTACCCTGCCGGCTAACCTTAATGTATTACTATACAATGGCACTTCTTGTGCACGGATATTACTAATTTTTCCATCCAGTAATGATTTAAATTGCTCAAACAAAAACATACAATCGGAAGATTGACCTTTTAAAAAATCTTCGTCGTTGTTAAGGTAGTTTTCAACTAGAGAGTGAAAAGCAGTACCTCTTGATAGCGATAATTTTGATTCTTCTGGGTTTTTTCTTCGCCACTCAGCAAAAAATGCTCTTTTTCCCCAACCAGTAACGGTTGTGACACTGGGGTAGAGTTCCCCATTTGGTATTTTATACCATCGTTTATTGTTACGATATGTGGTATCTAATTCGATAATCGAGTCGGCTAGACCGATATGGTTAAAGTTTTGTTTTGTTTTCATAATATAAAAATAATCCTAAAAAGTTCACTGTCACAAATTTTGTCAAGTACTTTCATCTCCTCTTGTGAGTGTTAATACTCTTTGTATATAACCCCTTACCTTTGACGCTCGGTCGGGCCACTTTAAATACTCTCGTTCTGGGTTTTTAGTTAGATTGATTAATAGAGGCATAACCGTTTTTTCGACCTCTGATAATTTCTTTTTATATTGGTCGTCTAATAAGTTTTTCCTTTCCTCTACTTCATCAATAACTGCACGGATGTTCTCTCCTTGTTGGTTTAGAGCAGACATCATCTCCGTGTTTTCCATAGAGAGGATTTTATCAATTTTTTCTTCAATACGTACCATATCAATAGATTGAATCAAATCGTCATCGTCTTGAGTCGAATCATTAAGCCTTAAAAGAACCGCATTAATCTTTCCTTCAAGACCTGTTATTTTTGATACAAGACCCGATGTTAATTCTTCAGCGACATCAGCAGTAATTTCTCTTTCTACTGCCTCGGCTTGTTCAAATTCATTAGAATCTATAGTAGTGAAACCGAAGTCTTCAGAACCATCTAAATATTCGTCTGGGATGTTAATACTAAAATCTGCCATAACGTATTATTTATATTCTAGAATGCTTAACTGTACTAATTTTTTGAAATGAACCGTTTTCTTGTTTATACCAGTTTAAGTTGTAGACAAGGTTTTCGGTTTCACCAAGAAGGATACCTTCAAGACGTTCTATAACGCATTCAAAGTTATGTCGTGATTCAGCAATCCTTTCTATATGGTACTGGTCAAGTTGACCATTTCTTTCCAATATTCTACGTACCTGCTCTTTTTCACTGATATCTAATAAATGAAAGTTTATTTCAACTTTACCATATTCAGCGACTCTAAGCACTTTGTCTATATAGTCCAGTTGATTAATATTTCTCGGAAACCCATCAGAAACCATTGGTACATTATGAGTTCTTGATATATGATGACAATGGTCAAACACGTTATAAACTAAAGGGTCTGCAAAATCCCACGTGTTTTTATTACCATCTTGTTTCTTGCCAATGCTGGCACCGAACATCTTTCTTAGGATAGAACCCACGTTGTAAAAAATGTGTTCTTCCGATGGAAAATTTTGGAGTATAAAAGTTGATTTACCAGAGCCTGCTTGCCCTATTACGCAATGAATTATTGTGTTATTACTCATAAACATTGAGTATTTTTTAACAATTCTGTATGTTGTGTAGATATGGTTGCATTGTCAGTCATTTCCATTGCATCGAGTTCAGCACCAGTACCAAGTAGTGTTAAATCACATCCGTATTCATTCAAAATGCTTGCTACATCATTTATTGCATCTAGTCTGTCCATTGGTTCATCATAGTAATTAACGAAATTCAAAAATGCATAGTCTGGTCGCACGTACTCACAGAATTTGCGTGTTTGCTGTTCCGACATTGTAAACACACGACGGATTCTTTGAGTCACTGTTGTTTTTTCTTCAACATCATACCCACACATATTTGAAACATCACCCCAATTTAGTTCAACTTGGTCATCGTAGTAGGGGCCACTGGTATTTTCTGTGCTACCTACACGAATAGGCAGAGTTCGAAGACAAGCAATGATACTACCAACTGATTTGACCGAACAACCTGCGTTGTCCATCATTCGACCGATAAGACAATCACGAGATGTTGTATGGGGATAAGAATGACCGCAATTCATTGAAAGGTCAAAACCTTGACTTCCTTCTGAAAGTGCTGTTCCACCATTCTTTAAATTTTCTTGTAAAAATTCATGTGTATCACCCACGAAAGGTTCTAAGATTTTGCTGTTTTTAGCAAGGTTTGCTTCGCCCGCTCTCCACATTTTCTTAACAGTGGCTGCACACGAACCTTGTCCAGTGCTTGCCATTTTGCTGACGATTTCTGCTTCCGCATCTTTATCACTTGCTGTGACAACGCATGCCATCGGGTGAATTATGATTTTCGGGTAATGACCAATTTCATTTTTTACCATTTCCATTTCGTATTGAAATTGTTCTTCACCAATAACTGATTGTGGTCCGATTAGCGATGTCACTCCGTCAAATAGAACACCAGTAGGTAGTGCTTTAAAAATGAAGTTCTTTCCATCTCTTGTAAAAGTATGTCCTGCATTAGGCATATTATCACTTATTGCCATTGTCAGTTCTGGATGTTTACTATAAAGATAACCTGCTAGTTTACCTTTACCAGTGCTTCCCCATTGTCCATCAATCAAAAAGTTTACCTTACCATTTTCAATCATCATATACTTCCTTTTCTAATTAGAGTTCGTTTGTAATATTATTATACACTACGGGCTTTCGGTTGTCAACTCAGATGTTTACCTTTAAGTAGTTCTGCCTCTGGTGTACCTTTTACGCCAGGCGACTCCACCATTCGTTGCATTGCATCTTGGAATCCACCCATATTATGTGGTTTTTTGATGTCCATTTGCATATCCATTTGCATTGCGGGTGCAGTACTTACGTATCTGTAAACGCTACCTTTTTTAGCATCGCAGTGTGGACATTTATTTTTCATGGGCTTGTCGAACTTCGACATAGGAAGAATTTCTTCCCATATTTCTTCACATTCACGGCATTTATATTCGTAAATCATTTTTTATTTTTTTTCAACCTTGGTTAACTTGTTAATTTCAATTATAAACCCTGAGGGTATTTTTTCTAAAGTAGATGCTAAATCTTTTCCCACGGTGGATAATAGAGATATATGTTTATCATTTTGATAAACTAGGTAACCTACAGATTTCATTTTAGGGCAAGGTTTCTTAGCATCACGGATTTGGGATTTTAGGTTGTTCCACCCAGTTTCACCGATTTCTTCAGCATCAACCCAAATAACCTCAACAATTTCATACACTTTATCCATATATTATTTATATAAGACGAAGACCCCTTGTACAAGGGGTCTTTCATCAATTATCGTTCCCACTGCGAGGCCCCACAGTGTAAAGTGGTAATGAATCTTACATCATCTTCACCATCACACCCGCATAGGGTATTAGGGTCTAAAAATGCCTCTGCTTTTCCACAGGAACGGTTATTCACTTATCAAAGAAAATCTATTTATTTTTGTTGAACAAAACTGTAAATTTTTTCTGCTTCTACCAAAACTTGTTCGTGTGTCGGCATTAACGGTCGTTCCTTGATAGGACACTCACCCTTTGCCTGTTCATCAAACTGCCAGTTATTCCAAATTTCGTAATCATTATAGAATTTTTCCGATAATGATTGTCTTGCGTTCTGGTAAATGTCGTATCGTAACTCGTAGGGGTTTGCCATAATTTTATCTCCTTGTGTGTGTGTGTGTGTTCAAATCTAGTGGTGGTCGTATCTTCCTCCACCACTAGAGAGGAATTCCTTCTTTTGAGAAGAAGGTTATGCAGTAGCAAGTACTCGTTTACCCATTCGGTTAAAACCGTAAGTACGGTTTGGATGAATGTCATTGATAAAATATCGAGTGTTACCACGTGGTGTGGTTTCTGTAACAACTTCCCAATTACCATTTGACTCAAGTTGAGCCTTAATGTAATGCATAACTGTTGCAAGTCGTTTGATTCCATAACGGCTTTTTGCTTCTGAAGCAGTAAGACCATTGTCAGAGTTAGTTAGGTAGTTGATTACCTGTCTACGTTTCGAAACTGAGGGCATTGCCATAATCAGTTCTCCTTTTTCCGATGCTTCACTTTGTCAGACACTCAACCCATCGGGAGATTGCGTATCCTCTTAACGAATGTTTATTATACCAGAACGGCTCTAAGATGTCAACTATTCTTCTTCTTTTTTTCATTACCATCATCATCATAATTGTCATTAATAGACATTGGTAATAAATCATGTAGCATTGTCATCAATTTTGCTAACTCTATGTGGTCTACCCTATTTAATAGGTATTGTTCATATCCTTTTACCACTGACTCACCTGCCTCAATCAAATCAAGAAGCCATTTAGTCTTATCTTCGGGTTCTTTCCAGTCGTTTTTCCCCTTTTTATTAGATATAGACATGTATCCTCTCCAAAAGTATTTATTAGGAAAGATATATTAAAAGATTCTATTAACTGCTATTTTCTATTAACATGATAGAAACTTTTTCTGTATTTACCCAATCTGTTTCCCCATCTGGGAATTGGACTTTAACCGCAGAATATGTGATATCGCCCGTGTTTGGATTTTTTTCTTCTAGAAGGTCTAAAACTTTACCTTTTCTTTTAGAATCTCTTTCTACTACTGAATCTCCGATATTATATGTAATCATGATGTTCTCAATACTCCTGTTAGTTGTTCAAAGTGTGTAATATTATTTATGTGAACTTGAACCCATTTTCCACCTCGCCATTCATCTCCGTTCATATCCCAAACAACAAGGATATTACTCTCATAGGAATAATCAACCCAATCATTTGCTTTTTCACTTTCCATATGGAATTCTTTAAGGGTACAATAAATTACCTCTTCTACACCTTTATTGTTGGTGGTTTTAACTTCACAAATACCATTTTTTAAACATTTGTTAAGGTCTGCACGTGTCACATTATTAAGATTTATCAAAATAGTGTCACTGTCAGTCCTTTTTAATTTTTTATTATTATTGTTATTATGTGCTTTAATCATCTTTTTTTAACCGAACTCCATATATTGACAATAATTGCAAAGGCTACCGTGTTTTCGTTCATATTTACTACAGTCTTTTAGGTTATTACCACCACAACTAGTATTAAATTCAACACCACTAAAATTATCTCTAGTAAATTTAATAATTTCCGCTAAACGATTAATATTAATGCTATCAATGAAACAAGCATTTTTTGTATCCAACGTATTCTCGGATATACCGTGTTTTTCTAAACAATTAGTTTCGAAAAATTTGGTTCTTTCTTCGTTAGTTGGGAAGGTAAGAACTGCATGTACTATTTTTCCATTATTAGTTACTTTTAACACTCATTAACTCCAGTCTTCTGAATGGTCACCAGTGGTTATTTTGTTTATTTCATCACCGATTGAATTATATGCACCCATCATAAAATAAATTTCGTCATCAGTAAAATAACCCTCATCTTGCTTCATTAAAGTTTCAGCAACGATATTGGCTGAATATAAAGCCCCGATTCTCTGCTCAATTGGCATCCATTGAAAGTCCCCATTATCAATTTTATTGTTTAACTTAATAATTGCTTTTAAAGCATCGGAATATTGAAACGTACTTCTGATTAACATGAGTTCAGACCTTTCTTATTTTACGGATTCTTCAAGTTCAGCAATAATTGACTCAATCTCACTAGAGGTCGGGTCGATGTCATCATACTGGTATGCTGATTGGTCAGCATCTTCTTCAGCATCTTCTTTTATTACTAATACCATTGTCGACAATGGTGACTCACCAGTAAACTTTTCAACAACTTCTGGTATAGTATACACACCTTGCATTGCACGACGGTCGTGGTCTTTTACAATCCAGTTCGGAACGTCATCGTTGTCCTTAAAACTGAGAGATACTGCTTTAAGTTGCTTTCTTGAGAAGGTCATCTCTGAGAGGTCAATCCCAACGGCTTCACCAAATTCTAAAATTCTATCTACATATGCTTTTCGTGCATCTGTCAAATTGTCGTATGTCCACTCTGGACTTACATCATCAAAATTATAATTAATAACGCTATATTTATTTTTCATATCCATTTTTGTTTCTTCCTTTATATTCTAGAAACGGTTTTGTTTTTTAGCCCCATGGGGCTTAACGTGTATTATACCACAACGGCTGTAGTATGTCAAACATTTTTTGGGTGTGTCCCCCACATACGGCTGTATCCACCTTGTATTAGAGAATCCCAATATTTTCTACCTTCTTCAATGGTCATCCATTCGCTAGCAATACCTTCTCGGTTGAATCTTACTGCATCGTACTCTTCGTACCATGCAACAGATACCGTATTACCATTATGCATAAGGGAATACATTTTAGGTGTACCATTTTGTTCGATATATCCCGCATCTGCATTAGCACCGTACTGACCAACAATCATGCTGTTGGCATTCAAATACTCATGAACAGTTCCAACCCTACCATCGTTGTTGTTTAACTTGTCTTTTGGAATCCACCAAATTTGTTCTTCTTTATCCCACCTAGCACCAAGGTTTTTAACTGTGTCTTTTTCGTCAAAGAGGACAGCGAGTCTGTAACCTTCAAATACACAAGGCTTGATATATTGTCTGTACGTTTTTCTAAATGTTTTTATTTCATGCGTTTTCATGTTGTTTATTAAATCCTTGTTTAATTAGGGAATCCCAAAATGTCCTTGCTTGTGCGATTGCGTAGTTACCCGCAACCATAGCGGAATCATATGTACGCCATCCGTGACCATTATTAATTAACACTTTGACACATCCTGTATATGGTTTAAACATATATGCACAACCTGTCCCACGTTTGGTTAAAATATAGTTTTTTGAGCGAAGTTCGGGGTTCATAGTGACCTTTCAAATCCTTGTGATATTAGTGCTTCCCATAGTTGGCGGGCAAGTCGCATAGAGTAAAATCCATCACGGATGTCTTCAGTGTATGGTTTACAGTCTTTTTTGACTTGAACCAAATCAGGATGCAAAATTTTAAATGAAAACAATTCAAGTGTGTTTGGGTGGCTCAAGATATGCATTCTTGGTAGTCCTCCGCAGAAGGGATGAACCCTTCCATCTCTTCACATTGAATCTGAGTATCGAAATCGTCGTACATTAAAATGGGCATGAGTTTGAATCCTCGTCTGTTGCGTCGGTGTCTGCTACATTGTTAAGGTCAACATCACCGTCAACCTTGTCGTATAAATCCATGAAACCTTGCTTGGTGTCATCATCGAATCGAGCGAGGCACATTGCGAGTGCTTTGGGCTTATCACCACCAAAGATTGCGAGTGCTTTCACGATGTCCACGAGGCGACGAGTCGAGATTATTTCATCAACTCCACCTTCGTAGAATGACTTGCGGATGATACCTGCCCATTTGGTTAGGTGCTTTGCGAAATCATTATCGTCGATATCCACTGATTCCATCGCTTTGCGAAGAATTTTTTCCTCAGTGTTTTGAGGAGCATATTCTTGCTCAAGTGTCACAGGGAATCGGTCAAGGAATGCTTCGTTCATAACGCTAGTACCGATGAAGCGACCATCATCGCTACCTTTACCTTTGGTATTTGCGGTTGCGAACACTGTGAAGCCGGCTGCAGGTGTTACCCATTCACCGATTTTCTTAAGGAAAACACCTTTACCTTCAAGGACAGGTTGCAGGCACATAACGTTATGTGATGCAAGGTCAACTTCGTCAAGAAGAAGAACACCACCATTTTTCATAGCGGAAACAACTGGGCCGTCTTGCCACACTGTGTTACCGTTGATTAGGCGGAATCCACCTAGTAGGTCATCTTCGTCAGTTTGACGAGTGATATTCACACGATAGCAGTCACGCTTCGCTTTCGCACATACTTGCTCAATCATGGTGGTCTTACCATTACCTGAAAGACCAGTCACGAAGCAAGGATAAAAAATCTTTGCTTTCACGATTTGTGCAACATCTTTGAAGTTACCCCATGGGACATATGTGTTGATTTTTTCAGGAATGAGAGTATCTCGTTCACCACCAGTCATACCCATAATCATGGACGCAGTAGTTAAAGAAGGTTGCTCAACTGCACCCTGCACAGGGGCAGGGGCAGGAACAACCGCTTCAGGAGTTTGTGCAACATAACCCAACTCATGCATTGCAAAGACATTTCTATCACTTGTGCGACGAGTCTTGTCATGAGTTATCCACGATGGGATTACATTGTAGATACCTGTTGAAGCACAAAGGTCGAGCAAGTCTTGTCGAGTTACTTCTGAACCCATACCTGCATTACGCATTGCTTCAAGGAAGTCATTTTTTCGTTTTAGTGTTTTACCTGTCATTTTTCGAATATCTCCTGTATATGTTTCGAATATTAATTCCAACGTGTATTATACCATGCCGAGAGGCTTCTGTCAACCCATATTATTCATATGGCACTGACAGTACGTCGTCATATGTCTTTCTGATATCAGGAAGGGGTATCGTCAATGATTGACGGTCAACATCTCCCCGTGACCACGGAAAGTCAAGGAAGGTACAAGAAACGCTCTCCGTGAGCACGGTAGGGGCTCATAAGATAAGAAGCCAGCCGGCTCCGTGGACACGGGAAGATATATTCCCGCCCCTCCGTGAACATGCTGAACATCTGTCTTAAATACCCCCTTCTCGATATCAGGAGAGGGGTATCTTGTGGGTCTAGAAATCTTTCTATAAATACAATGTGGACGTTACCCCTGTCGAGTATTATAATAAAATTTTCTACAAACGTGATGACCTTTACACACCCTTTGGGGATACTCACGTTAATGGTGGTAAGGTACGTCAAGCGGTACAACTTTTCGATGAAATCCACGATGACATTAGGGACAATCACAACGGTGGTGTAGTCACTGCTAGCAGTGTGCACAGTCCCCAATCCGCTATCATCGCAAAGGTTGCACAGGAACACGGATTCAAATGCATAATCGCTGTCGGTGGTACTAAAAAGGAAACACTTTACAACCACCATATGATGCGGTTGAGTAAGTTCTATGGTGCGGACATTCGCATTGTAGCAGGACACGGTATGACCACTGCTATTGATGCAGGTGCTAAAAAGAAAATCATCGCACATAACGGATACAAGTTAATCAAATTTGCAATCTCTCTAGAGTCCAACCCAGAAGCGATTTTCGATGGTGTTACCGACCAAGTTGCAAACATACCTGATGAATTAGATAATTTGGTGATTCCAGTGGGAAGTGGTATCCAATTTGCAGGTATCATACGTGGTCTTAAAAAGTACAATAAAAAGGTAAAACGCATTGTGGGTGTTTCTTTTTGTGATAGGACTAAAAGTATCAATAAGCATCTCGATAGATTCAAATACGAGAATTTTCCAGAAGAAGAGATAACAGAATTTGATGATTATGAGATTGTGTTGACCAAGCATGCGTACTCAAAATCTGTTTGGGAAAATATTGGAGATGTTCCGTTGGATGACATCTATGAGGGGAAGGCACATCGATGGATGAGAGAGAACATTGACACCGAAAATGAAAAGACATGTTTTTGGGTGGTTGGGAGAAGATTGAATCCCACCGAAGTCGACGAGTTAACCTGCCTTCATGAGAGCGTTTGTCCTTGACGAGAATATTCTCCTCTTCACTCAGTATTGTTATTAAAGGTGCCACGGCTTATAAATAATACGTATGGTTAGGACAACTAAATATTTCTCAGTCCTTTTGTTATGCTTATTAATAATAGGATGTGTTAGCAGAAATTCATCCTCCGATTTAGTCCCAGTCCCCACACCAGAAATAAACAACACTGTTACTCCTGTTGATTCCGTTCTTCTTGTTGACCCACTATCAGAATGGTTCAACAGGGTAACTCAAGGCAACGACCCTTATCCGTCTGTAGGTAGTCTACATGACTCGGATGGAAGATTAATTGGTAGTGGTACTCTTATTCGTCCTGATGTAGTTCTAACGGCAGGTCATTGTATAGACGATGATTCAATTTTCTCGGTAAAGTTTGGTGACGATGAAGAAATTGGTGTCAAGAAAATGGTGTTGCATCCCCATTACAGCAATACATTAGGGCGGGTAAAAAATGATATTGGTATTATTTTCTTAGAGTGTGATTCAAAATACAAACCCGCAAAAATTGGATGTGTTGAATGGATGGAAAGGTATGACCCAATAACAACTGTCGGTTTCTCCTTTGGATATAAAAAATACAGTAAATACAAAGTGTTCAGGTACTTCGGTACAATTGTTGAAGAACCAAATACTATGAAATTTATCCCAAGACCAATATCAGTTTGGTTTGGTGATAGCGGTGGTGGGGTTTTTACCAGATTTGAAGGTAAAAAATACTTGGTTGGGATTATAAGCACGTTTACGGTACTGAAAAATTATAAAGGTGTTGACGATATAACGGAATGTTCAGCAGTTATTATTGCTAAACACCTAGATTGGATAGAATTGGAGATGTTGAATGAAGAGATGGAACAGAATTATTAAATTATTAAGGATGGAAGGTAGTGTGGGAGAACGCATTGGAACTGGGGTGTTTATTGTTGGTGGTTTTTTTATCGGTGTTGTCATCGGACGATTCCTCTTGACAATATTCTAAAAAATTGATAAATAAAAATATGCAACGGATAGCCGGCATAGATTATAGTATGACATCCCCTGCAATATGTACTCATATTGGAAAACGATGGGATTTCCGAAATTGTCAATTTTATTATTTGACTTCGGTTAAAAAACTAGCAAAGAAATTCGGTGAACACTCAGAGTTTCACGGAACTTTGCAGCCCAAAAAACATAAATCAGATGAAGAACGGTTTGAGATGATATCTCATTGGGCGGTTCAGCATTGTTTCAAATTCGATTTTGTAGCAATAGAAGGGTATGCATTCAACGCAACTGGTCGTGTATTTCAAGTTGCGGAAAATACAGGGTTATTGAAACACAAACTTTGGGAATCAAACACACCGTTCGATACTTACTCCCCATCAGTTATTAAAAAATTTGCTACTGGTAAAGGCAATGCAACCAAAGACGATATGTATGATGCTTGGTTGAAAGAAACTGGTATCGACCTAAAAGAAATAATGATTCCAAATAGAGAAAAAGTAGGTAATCCAGTCAGTGATATCGTGGATTCCTACTTCATCTGTAAGTATTATTTTTTCGAAATTTTATAAAAATTTATGCTTGGTGTGGTTGGTTATCTGATGGTGCACCAACTCTCCACCTGCTACCACCACCCCAGCCGGGATGCTCTGGGTTGCCTTCTTCCTTTCCGCCTGGTTTATATGGGTCAGTGATTGGGTTGTCTGGACTCAAATCTGGGTTTGCCCTCAGAAACAGCAACACAAACCATATGGGTACACCATACATTCCGGCAATTTGAGCAAATGTAAGCCCTCTCGATAATAAACCTAAAATTCCCAAAAGAGTTAGACCATATGGGTTGGGGGTTATTTCTTCTGGTTCTTCTTCTTTTTCTGGGAAGAGGTCGTCTGGTAGGTCATCAAGGTCATATTCACGTTCAAGATAGTTAGGCTGTAACATGTTGTTGAATTCAACTAGTGATGAAGGTTCACCAGACAAAATCTGCCTAGCACTTTCTGTTAAATTTCTGAAATCTTCTGGTTTCATACTAAGTGAACAACCAACTACATCAATTTTCTATCAAGTCTGGGTTTATATTATTATCTACGTCTTCCGAATCCCAAAATTGCTTCGTTGTGGTCGTTGTGATGGGGGACGCATGACTCCTCCAGTTGTTGGTCGTTGTGATGGTCGTTGTGTAGTCAAAGTAGGTGCAGGTGCTTGAGCGCCTTGAGGACCAAAATCTCCCCAATTGTGAAGAACCCATAGCAAGTCTTGTACATCAACAACTCCATCACCATTAAAATCTCCACACCATGGGCCACCACAGTTATTATTACCCCAGTTGCTCATGATTGATTGAATTGCTGCCTCGCCAGGCATGGTTGTACCTTGCTCAGTGATAAGTGATTGTAACTGCTCTTTAGTAGGAGAACATGTGTATTCTCTATTTAATACCTTTCTCGCTGATTCGCTTAGACTTCTAAAATTGTTCGGTTTCATACTGATAATCCTTTTTATCTGTTTGTACGGGTTTAAAACTGTTATTATTTATTTTTGTTTAAATTTTTAAATCCATTTTTGATTTTGATTTGAGATACTATTTTCTTTGTCATAGGACTTGTTAGACGACTAGCAAACCCATCTCGTCCAAAGATTTCTTTTCTCTCTTCATCGTCAAGGTGTTCTTTCATTTCTTCAATGAGTTCTACAATTTCAAGTAATGCTTTTTCGTTATGTTTTCCGTTAAGTAACATAAATCCAACAATAACAGCAGTCAATAAGAACCCACCAATAAAGATGTATAACCCAACTTGAGCCATCTCTTCAAGATAATACTGACTTGCGGTTGCGAAACCTACAGTAAGGAATCCGATTGCTAATATCGTCCCACCGAGTTTTCTGCTTACCCAGAACATTACAAATATACCACCCACAATAAGTGCAAAACCAATTGTGAAGAACAATGCAATGTTCTCGTATAAGTTTTCTAGTGCTTCTTTACGAACTTCCCTATCGGACTGTTCGTACTCTGTGACTAGGTCCTCTAGTTCCTCTATCTGACCCACAGCGGCAGCAACACGATTGTTTGCTTGCTCTAAATCCTCTAGAGATTCGTCTATCCTTATTTGCTCTTTCTGAGAGTTGTCCACGGTTTCCTTGATTGTTTCTGCGGAATCCTCTATGCTCTCTAGAGTCGGGTCGATGTTGTAATTTCTGTCCTCTGGAACTAGTGCGATGTCGTTCAAAATTGAATTTGCTTGGTCGTCTATCTTCTTTAAGTCGTTTCCAATCACCTCTGATGCGTTCGTTATTTCGTCCGTCTGTTCTCTCTGCTCTCGTACGCTGTCCACGACTGTACTCGATGTGTTCGCTGGCGCCTCTCCAGTCACCTCTTGGAACATTTCGCATCCGCTTGTCATTGTCAACGTTGCGAACACCATTATTAGTTTTTTCATCATGATTTACCTCCAGATTCTGAGCAACTGCGGTTGTTGCTAATAATAATATTGTCAGTGCGATTATTTTTTTCATTTTTGTTTTCCTTACTCAGTATGTTTCTCGACGCATGGGGTTTGAAGGGTCTGTAGGGTTCATTGGGTCGGCAGGTTTTGATGGTGTTGGTGGTACTGGTACTGGTTTTCTCCAACCTTTGGGCATGTATTCAGGGCCAGGGACTCCAAAAAGTCTGTCCCACCACGACAATGAATTTAGCCAGTCATGATATGTGTCGTGGTCAATGTTTGGATAATTCCATGGGTCATGTTCTTTTAGTTCTAGATATTCTTTAAACGATTTCATGAAAACACCTTGCTATCGTAGATTTTATTTTTCCTGTCCAATTTCTCAATGTATTTCGTTACTTTTACTAGTTCTTTTACTTCACCTTTGAATACAACCTCAAAACCTCGGAAGTTTCCCTTTTTTACATAGTTAGTAGACTTATAAAGTTTCTTAAACTCACGTTTCAAATCTCTTTCATATATCCGTTCCATCATCTGCTCGTCTGTTTTAAACAGTACAGTAAGCGTTTTCTCTCTAGCCTCTTTAAGACCGTGGATGTTATTATAATATTGTCTGTTTTGTAAAGTCATACTTTGTACTTATGTAATGGTTTCATTGGACTACCAAGTGTCGGTTCTTCTTTAGGCTCAGGTTTCCACCAACTCTCTGGAAATGGATTCCATACTTCTTTTTTATCTTCACTTAAAACCATTAATGCTTCAGTTAATTGTTCTTCAGTAATAACGGATTCTCCACAGGTTGAACACCCTTCATGGTCATCGTGGGTTGCTTCCCACTCCTCATGTGACATGTCTGGATGTGCTTCCTCACAAGATTGTCCTTCATGGCCGTGTGCGGATTGTTCTTTAATGGTTTGTTGTATTCTCTGTAGATATATTTTGTTTTGTAAAGACACTTATTTGTTCTTCCTTTTAAATGGGAATTTCTTATTAAGACTTTTCCTTCTCTCCTCACACTCGTCGCAAGGTTTTATACCCATAGCATTAGTAATTTTCTTAACTGTATCACCAAGACCTTCCGAAGGTTCACTGGCTTGTTCTTTTTTAGACCTCATCAGGTTCTCTGCCCATTTATCTTTAAAAATACCCATCTTATTTCATCCTTCTATTGTGCTTTAGTCGTTGGTCATTCATTCTGCGACGATAAATCGACATTTCACCATTTAGTTCATTCTGAATAACAATTGGTTTATTTGGATTTCGTCTTGAGTATTTTCTAATAACACCATAATTTGGTGAATCATCCTCAAAGAATTTGTTCCATCGTTCACCCTTTGCTCGTCTAGTTTTGCATTTACCAAATTCACCTTCGCTCACCTTGAAAACAGGATGACCACAATATTCATTTCTAAATCTTGGTGTTTCATCACTTGTTGCTAAACTACGAAGTGAACGTTCAAGGGATTCACCAATTTCTTGTGCATTATCCATCATCATCGTCATACCTCTAGGGGATAATTCACCTTTCTTCTTTTTCTTCTTTTTCTTTTTAATCCCAACTCTTGGGTCATCACCAGTATGAGCAACACCTGCTGTGTTTGTAGCAGGAGTTTCTTCTTCTACTGATTCAAAAAAATCACTAAGACTATATCTGTTAGATTCTGGCATGTAATGGGTATTCCTTCCAGACCCCATCTTTTTGATTTTCTTATCGTCCAACCAAAATTCTACTGCATCTTGCACAAAATCTTTTTTAAGTTTGGTATCTTTAACTATGTTGTCAACGGTTGATTTGTGTTTCTTAGATAGTTTTTCAATTGAATCGAGCACAACCAAGATAGCATCTTTCGTTCGTGCTTCAGAAACGGTTGCTTCAGCAAGTGGGTCAAAAGAAGCATGTAGACCTAAAAGTTTACTATACTGTCTGTTTGCTTTTTTTATCCTTTTTGCTCTTGCTCGTTCACTTTTATCGAAATCCCTCATCTTAAAGGCTTTTTTGATTTTTTCAATAAATGCTCTTAGGTCAAGTTCTTCATTAACAATTACAGATTCAGCAACAAATAGTTTTTTACTTTTAAGCATTTTTTCTGCTTTCTTGGCAGCGGCTGTATAATAAGTATCTTTGATTTTAACATAATCTTTACCTTCTTTATGCTTATCGAATTCAATACCGCCTCGATGGATTGTAAAGAACCAAGTTCCCGAACCACGTGGTGTTTTACCATGTGCACGTACAAAACGTGTTGCATCTACGGATTCTTTTCGTAGGTCTGATGCAGATTTTTTCAATAGTCTGGTGTCAACACCGAATGGGTTTTTACCAGACCAATCTAATAGATTTCCTTTATGCTTTTGCTGTAAAACCCTAACCATATCTACATCTTTTGTGCTGAATTCTTCATCTTTTGTACTAAACCTTTTATCAAAAAGTATGGTCACTTCTTTTCCAGATAACTTGGTATTGAACATTTTACTAAATTTTCGTTTAAGAATTCTCAACTCTTTTTCAAATTTTGATGAATCTGCAAGTGATTTAAACTCAAATGTAACATGTCCTTGTTTGTCTTTTGCTTCATCTACTGCTTCGTTAGCGGATTCTCTAAATCCACCTTTGATGTGTCGTTTTGCTACAAACTCCCAAGCGTTATTGGGATTGAGTATTGCAACCCTGTCACCATCATACGGATAAGCAATTACTTCGTCACCCGCATTTAGAGTCCATCCTTTACCCTTTATTCCTTTAGATAGGATGACTTTTTTACCCTTACCAACGGAGATTCCTTTATGGAGTCCGATTTTTAGTTGAGGGTTTCTGGAAATCTTTGCTTCACCCAGTTCAACGGATTCTTTTCTGGTAGCAAGGACTTTTGCAGTTTGTTTTGCTGAACGTCCCTTACCATATAACCAAATAGCAACATCTGCATCTACGTTATCATAAGAAGAACGCATTTTCTTTAGTTCTCTTTCTAGTTCAGTCAACCACTTCATTAATGGTTTTTCATCACTACCACGGTCTGCACCTGTTGGCATTCCACCGCTTCTATCACCACGAACGATTGCTTCCTCGATGTCCCATGGTTCACCATCTGGTGACACAGGTACAACATCGCCTGGAAGTATGGGGTCAGGTGGTCTTGGTGGATATGGTGATTGTGGATATTTGGTAGGTGTGGGAGGTGTAGGTCTTTCTCTCAACATAGATTCACCAAATAAACCACGTGACAATATACCCTTGTTACCATTGTTTTTAATAGATGGTGCAAGACCCAACTGTGGTGTTTCTTGGTCATCACCATTGAAACCAATTATAATATCTTCTCCCCAGTGGTCAAGAAGCCACAAAATGTCTGCCATGTTCACAACGCCATCTCCGTCGTAATCAGGGGGCGTGCCTGGAACAACTGATGAACCCCATCTACCCAACAACGCAGTTAATTGTTCCATCCCTATGGTATTGTCGTCTTCATTAATGGATTCATTTTTCTTTGCCATCTTAGTAGCAGTCGCATGCATCACACTTTCCCAGTCATTACCATATCGTTCTTGAAATTCTTTCTTCTTTTTCTTCAATGAAAGAACGATTTCTTCTTTCTTCTTTGCTTGGGAAGGTGTGAGTTCTTCTTCAAGAGCAAACTCACCACCAGTTGTTTTCTTAATCATCTGTGCTAACTTTTTCTTCTCAGAAGATTTTAGTTGTTTCCAAGACTTTTTCAAAACAATATTAGCATTCATTTTAGCGTGTTTAGCGAAATCTTTTTTCTCAGCATCGTCTAAGGTATTCCAGTGCAACGTTTCTGCTTCACTTAAACTGTTGCTACGAAAATCATTTAAAGTGTACTTTTCTTGTACTGCATATTTTTTATCCCACCCCATAGCATTTAAAAATGCATTATAATTTGACCATTTTTTCTTTTTACCTTTTAGTTCAAAATCATCGTCAGGGTCGACGGGGTCGGTATCACCACCACCGATGTAAAGATTATCGTCTGTTGGGTCAATAGTACCGCTTGGTGTTATACTAGAATCTCCAGATTGTGTCTGAACGTCTATGGTTGGTGGTATTACTGTGTCACCACCACCAACACTTGAGGTATCTATTGGGTCAGGGTCATCTTCTCCACTATCCCCAATTCCTAGGTTTGGGTCTTGAGTTTGTACGTTGATGTCACCACCAGTGTCTACATAACAAGGTGGGAACTCACAAGCCCCAGTGTGTGGTGGTATATCTTCGACTTCCCCTTCATGACCTATTGTAAATGGTTTGTGTGGTGGGATTGGTCTATCCTGTGGACCACAGGGCGGGTTTGCACATACATCAGTAGTTGGAAATATCCCAGTCCAATCTGGTGGTTCAATAAGAGGCCCATCGTAACCGCCACCTTGGATATCCATTGTCGGTTGTCGACCATCATCGTAACCACCTTGACCATCATCTCTATAACCACCTTGACCATCCCTCATGTTTTCAACGTCAGTGGTGGTAAATTCAAATTCAGTGTATGGTCTGTTTGATTTATCAAATGATTTTTCAACGTCAATCATCAAATCGCTATGACCTTGAGCACGTTTACCCCATAACAAATCTACATATTCTTTAAATTCGTTGTGGTATTTTTCTGCTTCTTCTTGACCGATAATTGATATTAGGTTTCTTACAAAATCTTTCTTTGTAGTTGGTGCAGTTACCCTACCATCTCTTGTTATTAATCTGTTCCAACCCATAGGTTTGGCTGCGTATGCCGTTTGGTTTGAAACAGTGGCATTGGTCATAGAAGATGCTACGGACTTACCAGAAGACATAGCAGGTACTGCTTCGGATATTATATCTTCATTTAAACTATCAACTAATTCTGAGAACGTCTTCATTTGAAAATACCACCTTATTACCTGTTTTCTTATGGATACCTGAAAAAATAAAAACACCTAACATTTCACCCTCAGGGGTTTCCTGCTCAACTATGATAGTATCCTTATTATCTATAAAGTCATATAATTCAGGAAGTGTGTTTCTAGACATGTAAATACCAGCCTTTATTTGGTTATCACCATCTAGATATGATTCCATAATGTTTTTCTTTTTTAGTTTTAAACCAGTATATTCAAGAAAGACACTCTCTACTGTATCTTTCTTTTTAATTACTTTTTTGTCTTTAAGTAACCATAGTGCAGTAGCAAACGAACCCAGTTTTGTGCGGGTCATTGGTATTTTATCTAATAATCTTTTTATGTTCCAAACTAGAACATGAACGATGGTGTATGCTTTCTTTTGTTTATCGGTTTTCAACTTAGAACGTTTAACAAGAGGATTACCCTTTTTGTCAATCAATCCGAGTTTAAATGCGTCTGTTTTTTCCCACGGTGTAGTCAAGATTTTAATGAATTTGTAAGCAACAAATGTGTCAAATATCGCTACCATTGTGTTATACTTCCCTTAATATCTTTATTACTTTATTATCTAATGGTATCACTAACAAATCTACCTCATGTACTTTGTCCGCATTTTTATCTTCTGGTAACATGTTTAAGTAAACTATACATGTTTTTAAAATCGGATGGAATTCTTTCTCCATTCTATAGAATAACATTCTAGTTGTGGGCACAATTCCGAATACGTTATAAAGGATGATTAAGTGATTAAGAACCAGTCGTTCTTTTAACTCACCCGATGTCAAATACCGTCTAAACAATCTCTTTAGGTATTTTATTCTATTTAAATCACTATAAAATTCTTCAATATCTAAGCACTGAGGATTATTATAGTGCTTCATTGCATACATTACATAGTTTTTGTTAGTCAATCTATCAAATTTTGTTGTCATAATAATCAAAAAAATTCACTTTATAATATACCCTTTAGGTTTAATTCCAGTAATCCCAATTGGGTTCTCCTTCGTCATCTATTGGGTCATACTCCCACTGCTCACCCAACACAGCAGGTTTCATCGTTGCATCAAGGTGCCACATGTGGTCATTTCTAGTCCATTCGAATTGGATAACATGAGGATTATTTCCAAATCCATCATCATCTATCCAGTTCCCATCTTCGTCCATTCCTAGTCTTCCGCCCCATCTTTTTGCTGGCACTTCAAACATTTCACCTTCATTAATACCTACACTAGTGTGGTCAAAGTCTACACCCGCATGACTGAGTGCCACTTTTATCTCTGAAATTCTTTGTTTAGGATTAGAAGTGGGAAGTCTATTTAGGTGTGCTAGGGCTGCATTAATTCTATCTGCAATTTCTGGGTTTTCGATATCTTGAAAATTCCCATCTGTGTCAGAATTAGTGGGACCATCCTGAACATGACCAGTATACGTTCTGGGTAGTGCGGACACTATAGACTCAATTAGTTGTTTATATGTTTTCATGGTAGTGATAATCCTCTTTTCATGTATTTATAATTTAACCTTTATATTTATGCCTCAAGAAGGTTAAATTTAATATTTAAAATCTTTTTTTCATCCTCTGACAGTTCATATTTCTTTTTGACATTAACAGAAAAATTTGCTCTTTTTAAGAAATCTTGACCAAGCAATACCGAGTAGTCCATACCATCTCTATCGTTTAGTGTAAACGGCACATCTTTATAGGACTTCTTACCCATTTTGATATTAAACAATACAACAGGTCTTTTTTCTAGGTCATTGTCTATTCTTATTTTAGAGGTATCATCAAGAGGTAGAGTTATACTTTTACCGAATTCTGTGGTAAATGTAACGTTTCCATCTTCAACTGTAATATCCTCAGCATGTAATGAGTTAAGACCAGTGTTTCCAGTGTCTGCTCTAGCATTAAGAGTACCAATACCTTCAATTTCAACTTGCTCTATCATACCGATTTCTCTAGAAGAATATTTCCAGTTGTCTTTATCAGTGATATATTCAACTATATAATCAATGACCATTTTACCGTCACCCGATTCTTCATCACCAAAATAAATTGTATATTTGTCAGCACCGCTGCCGGGCGAACCATTGACCTCTAAGATTTTGTGGTCATCTTCACCGACAGTTATATGGTCTACACCACAAAGATAACAACCAGATGCTTTTGCTGTTTTTAATATTAATGACTTCTCTTTTTCAGAAAGTTCGTACAACTCTGTGTCATTGCCCAATGATTTATTGGTTCTAAAATCTTTACTGCCTTTTACTCTTTTTATGCTGGCAATAATATCATTGTCTAGAACAATTGTTCTTATATCGTGTTCAATCTCAAAATATTCCTGCATAATCACTTCAGCATCAAATTTCCATAAAGATTGTAATACACTTACCAGTGATTCATACGATTCTACAATAGAAACACCAATACCCTCAGCACCAGTTAGAGTTTTTAATACGACAGGGAATTCACCACCTATTTTTTCCAATGCTATATCAATTGCTTCTTCACTAGAAACTAGTGCTGTTCTGGGTGATGAGATTTGTTCCCTCTCTAGGAGCATCGCAGTAGCATATTTGTTTCTAGCCAATTCCATATTGCTCAGTTTATTAACACAAAATATGTCTGAATCTTGTAACACACTTAATAAACCAACACCAGAAAAATTTGTTAATACACCACCACGTGGCCAACATACCGTGTTTTCAGTATCGATAGTTATTTTATTGTTTTTACCATCATAATTATGGATAACCAATTCATTGTCAGACATGTCTTCGTCTACAATATAAGCATCGTCTACTGATATTGAATAAAAATCGATACCCATTTCATCTGCAGATTTTTCCACTTTTTCTATTGTATTACTCTGGTCGTCTTTATCACTGTATTTTGAAAGTACAACCAAGGTTGGTTTTGAATCTTCTGATTGTTCGTTAAGGTTCATGTAGTTTAAAGCATCTTCTGATAGTCTTTCTCTTGCTAGATTTACTAATTTCTCCTCTGAGATACCTAACAATTCTATGCTATCAAAAAATGATTCTATTTCTTCTCTTATACCCATTTCTTTCCTTATGGTATTATACATTTTTTGTGCATCTTTATCAGACATTCCAGATGGAACACCAGATTTGAAAGTTTCAAAATCTCCATCGGCTGCCGTTGCTCTCATTTTAGATGCAGACATACCAGATACATCACTTGAGTCTGGGTCACGTCGACCCGCACTTACCACTTTGAAAGTTTCGAAGTTGAAAGATTTATTTGGGTCTGAGTGGTTGATGTATGGTCTAATGTTTTTATCCATTTCATCTACTCTATCACCACCAACAACTAAGATTACATGTTTGTATCCGTTGTCGCTGAGTTTTTTTGCAACAAAAAACGGATTTATTAATTTAGGGTCGTTAATAACATTAGCATTCTTGAATGCTTTTTTCATGAATGCTATTTTGTCTTTGTATTTTAAAGGGTTTCTTGTTTTGTCATGGGATTTACTCGCATAAATTCCATGTTCAAACTTATGTTGCTTAGCAACTTTTAAGACTTTATTAATTAATAATTCATGACCTACATGAGGTGGACTGAATCTACCAAAGGTAAAAACTATCCCTTTATCACGTTTTTCATTGAGGATATACTGCTTAATAAAATCTGATGAATCCATCTATTTTTACTTATTATTGATTCCAAGGGAATTTTGCTTTAACCCAGTTCCACATTGGTGCACCAATAAATGCGCCCGCAATGAATACCAAGGCTGTGAACCAAATAGTTCCTACAAAACCTTCTGCACTTGCTAACATTGTTGTTGTTTCTATCATAACGTTTCTCCTTTATTATTATTTATATTATGCCCGCATTGGTGGTGGCCAATTCTTTGGATATTCTATGGGGGGTGGGGGTTTAGTATCAGTTCCACCACCACCACCGTCATCAGGGGTAACATCATCATCATCAGAAGGATTCGTTAGGCTTTCTAACCATTCTTCAAAGTTGCTAGGTTGTCCTGCATCTAACCACATCTGAAATAAACATCCCATGTCACAGCCCATCATGAAGATACGAAGAGCCCAGCCCTTAAGCCCGCCTCCATCAAGTATTTTTTGCATCCGCCTCTGGAATTGCCACCATAAAAACAAATGCCATAAAGACCTTCCAATTTGACCGCTACCACCAGGCCATCCACCTTGTTCATATAGGTTATTAACGGATTCCGTTAAATTTCGTATTTCTTTATTATGGTCAGACATTAGTAGAACATCTGACCCCAATCTATTGCGAGTAACCAATCCCAAAAACTACTGCCTGGATGGTCTTCAAGCCAGTCTTGATATTCATCCCAATAGTCCTGTAATGCGTCACCTAGTGCATCTTCTAACCAAGCCCATAATGCATCAAGGTATTCTTGATAACAAACGGGGTCAGCCCTACATGCATCACTAGGTGGTTCTGGTAGACCTAAATACAATCTACCCAGAAAATTATCATCCAGCAAACTAGTCTTTTGATGTATTAACCACCAGATAAGTTTTAATAATTGTTTTTCTGACATTCCACCACCAGCCCCGCCTGGAATTTCATCATGTGGGGTAAAATCGGGTCTATGTGGTACTTTTTTGGGTGGTCTTAATGGCCAATATTCTTGAAAAGGGTTTTCTTCGGCTGGTGTTTCTGGTGGCCATGGTGACTGTTGGGGTGGGGTGGGTGATAACCAATTCGCCTCATTTAGATTCTGAATTATTCTTTGTAGATATATTTTATTCTGTAGTGACATTTTATTTTTTCATACCTTGCATTAATTTTTGCAAAAATTTTTTGATTTTTGGGTCTGACATTAGTTTTTGTATCATGTCTGGTGCTTGACCTTCTTTTCCACCCATCTTCGGCATTGGAGGCATTCCTTGAGGTTGACCACCACCTTGAGGTTGACCACCACCCATCATTTGTTGCATCATGCTACCCATGTCACCACCACCGCCAGGCATTCCACCTTGTTGTGGTTCAGGCATTTCTGGTTTACCACCAAAGAATGCGGCCCCTTTCATTGCTTGCGATTTTTGTTGGTCAGTACCACCCATACCATCTGGAATATCAACAGGTGCGCCAGGCGTTTGATGTGGTGCGGCAACCTGAGGGTCTTTCATTCCTGCTTCTAATGACGGTTTCTTTATTTGGTCTAATTGTTTATAATCCATTTGTAATGGTAAATCTTCTGGTGATAATCCACGAACCATCCTTGGGTCACTACCCGACCCATGAGGAACATTAAATTTAGTTGGGTCATTACCACCAGAGGGTTGTGAAATTCTCATTGAGGCGGCTGCATCCATGTAACCTTTCATGATGTTACCATTAATATCTCTTGAAGATTCTAGTCCAGGCTTTCCTTCTTCAGCATTTTTTGTCATGAATTTTTGTTTTTTACCAGAGTAAGCATCCCACATATCCATCTCTGGGGGCATTTGGCCAGGTTTTTGCTGACCTTGCATCATACCCATCAATCCACCAAGGTCATCCATACCACCAGGCATCATAGAGCGTTCTGCTCCCTGAGGTTGCGGGCCTCTTTTCTTTTTTTTACCTTGGTTTATCATACTCATAATCTTTTGAAGCATATCACCTCTAGGCATTCTTTTTCTTTGCTCATTAATAATGGTAGACTTTGATTTTCTATCAAGTGGGTCAAACTGTTCAAAATTAATATTCATATCTTTTCTTCTTCTTTTTTAATAAATTTAACATTTGTGCTTGGATATTACGTGGTAATTTTTGCCAGTTATTCATAAACCATAATTGTTGTGCTTTATTAAACTGTGGTTGTTGTATTTTTTGTTTCATAACATCTGCCGTTGGAAAGAAAACATTATCCAATTCCATCCCAGCAACTCCTCCAGTAAAATAACTGTCACCGCCGCCTGATTTAGTACCACCACCACCATCGCCACCAACAGCAGGTGAGCCGGGCGCCTCGCTTAATACAACATTATCAATAATGTTACGTATCACACGTTCTCTAAGATAATCAACCCTATTGCTCATTATTTTTGCTTTGTTGTTGTTTTTTTCTTTTTGCTAAATGATGCAACTTCAGGTTTTGGTGTTGAAGTACCGTTTACCCAGTGCCAGCCTCTGCTGTTACCACGATAGACAAATTCACCACCATATTTTTCAACATGTACTGTTCTATGTTGTTTTGCTTTTGCGTCTTCATTAAACCTTACCCATTCTTTACTAGCCATTTTTATTTCCCTCGTTGTTGTTTGTAAAAGATAAAAATTCAATATATTTATAACAGTCTTAGCCCTTAACCCAGTTTTTTGCAACCGTAAAATTGGCCCGACTAAATTCAAGTCTATCCACTAATTTTAAGGCTTTTCCTGTATCATCAACAGCCACAAATCCCTCTGGTGCTGTTGCTTTGAATCCGTCATCCGTTCTAATAAATGTACCAATACCACCTATTTTTTCGAGTTTTTTTATCAACATCATTTTTGCTACACTCAATGATTTGTGTAAATCAAACAGGGAGGTAAGACCCGATTTATTGGTCTTAAGATATTTTAGAGCATCATCACGATTTTTGGATTTATTCTCTTTGCCTCTGTCTGTCTTTAGTTTACTAATGGCTGTGTCAAACTGGTCAGTTATATAAGACACGAAACCTTTATAATCGGAATTGGACAAACCGTTCTTAATCGTACTGTTTACATAAGTCTTTATTTTAGGTGTTATGTCCCTTTGGAGGTTATCAATAAATCCCGATGCCTTACTTAGTTTACTAGATGCATTCTCGATTGCTTTATCGACAGATTTTTTTTCACCAGTAGTTAAAGTAGATGCACCGCTTTCGTCTTTAAAATCAGCATCTCTGAACCATACCGCTTTGGTCTTTTTAAGTTTTTTGATGTTCGGTCTGAATGATGCTTTCATGTCAGCAAGTATTTTACCTTTGTATTCAGTGTGAAATACTATACCCATTTTAGCACCTTTAATTGCTTTAGACTGAGGACTACCATCTTCCACTGCGTAAGTTATGGTGTTGGGTGTGAAAGTAGTATGACTTTTACCGTCCATTTTCATAGAACCCAGACTACTGGAGTCAAACATAAAATCACCCTGAAGCACACCCTTTATTCCAATTTTAGGTAGTTCATTTAGAGCAATTTTCAACTTAACAGCAAGGTCACCACTGTGGTTTTTATCAACATCCCTACTAGTGTAGTTAATCTTTGGTGTACCCTTATTAAATACACTTTTTGTTCCAACAAAGAATTTATTGTTTTCTGGGTTTACTCCTGCAATAATAGCAGGTGCACCATCCCACTTAACCGTAACATTGTGGGACGAACTGACATTGCTGGTAAGCATGTCTGATACACCTTTTAAAAATTTGATAGCGTTGTCAGCGCCAGCAGAACCCGCATTCCAGATTTCATCTTCAAGATGCTCTAGGTGTGTATTTTTGGATTCTGTTAAGATGTATTGCTTAAACGACTTCAAATTTAATTATGTTTCCTTTTTCAGAGGTGGATATGTTATTTATTTCCCCAAGTTTTTGATATCTTTCAATCAACTTTAGGTATATTCTTTGTTGCTTTTCATCTTTTGCAGAGAAAACAAAATCGCTTGGTTGATGTTTTTTATTTACATATCTCATGAATTCAATCACCGTTGCAAACACCTTGGCTGCATTTCCTGCACCGTTTGGTTTGGTGTCATGCAAACCATAAATTTTGTCATCATCTTCACACATAGCGAAAAACATTTCCCACACATTCTCACCCAAACTAGTTCCGCTCATTAGGTAGTTGTGTCTACCCCACACTTTATAGTCGGTATCACCTGCTTTAAATGTACCTCTTATATCAGTGTCGTTTTCATACTGTATGTCGATTTCAGATGGTGAAGAAAATAAACCCATGTTAAACTATCCAATGTGGGTCTTGTGGTGGGTCGCTTGGGTATAAAGGGGCGTTTGGGTAAAATGGTCCAACGGGGCCTGGAGGAACATAATCTGGGTGGTCTGGATTGTTTTCGTCCCATGGAATTGGTGGAACATAATCATCGTCTTCCCAATTTTTTTTCCCATCACCGTCTTGGTCATCTGGGTCCCATTCCTTCTCCCAATCTTCTAATGGAGGCCAATTATCGTAATCAAACGGTGCATCCCATGGATGACTATGTGGTCCCATACCATCATGGTCATGGTTCAATCCACCATCCATTGGAATACCGTATTCATCATAATGTTCGTTAACAAATTCTTTAAATGATTTCATTATTTTATCTTGTCTATATGTCCAACGAACCGTGAACCTTTTCGTTCGACACCACCCTTAAAAATGCTTCCCGAAAATCGTTTCATCAACTTCCAATATAACTTTTGTCGTGACGGCTCCCATCCAGTGAATATGACCTTACCGATACCTTCTTGTTTGATAACATATTTTGCATAATCAATGACTGTAGAGAATACTAAACCTGCATTGCCTGTGTTTAAGATTTTGTGTTTATTTTGTCTACCGTCTTTTGATACACCTTTTTCATCTGCAAGTCCAAACTCAATTGATGCTGCCACTTTTTCGCCCATTCGTTGTGCTATTCCTTTGTCACCTATTTCAATAGTGATAATATATCCAAAGTCACCTACACGAAACTCTGCTTTTCTTGCTCTCGGTGATTTGATAAACTCTTTCCATTTCAGTGGATTGTCGAATAACTCTGTGATGTATTGCTTAAATGAAATCATTTTTTGGTCAACTTATACTGTGTACCGTACTTATGTTTATCCGCATGCACCTTATATCCTGCCTTTTTAGCAAACCGTTCAATCATTTTATTATAAAGTTTCTCTCGACTTTGTGTTTTTTCAGAGTCTTGACCAAAGAGTTCGTCCTTATTTGCGGCGAACTTTATCCCTTCTGGGTCATTGTTTTTAATATAGTCCTTAATAATATCCAACACGGTTGACATTATTCTGAATGCATCACCACCACCAGTGGTATCGGTGTCACCGCCAACTGTAAATAACAAGTTATCAATTCCTCTTGACCACCCCTTTGAAAATATAACCTTTATTATATCTTTCGAACTTGTTGCTGATTGATACACTGCTTCTATATCATCATCTTTTTTCTTTTTCCACTTGTATGGTTTTTCGAATAACTCTACGACATATTGTTTAAATGAAATCATCTGAATTGTGCCATTGGTGAAACATACTTTCGTTTTGCTTTTTTACCTTCTACGAAGTCATTCCAGTCTAGTTTGTTGGTGATGTATTTAGGTCTACCCTTTACAGGTTTAATTTCAAACAACTTGAATCCATCTCTTTCGTATGGTAGGTAATTATCGTCTACAGCCTTTGCACCCATTTTGCAAGATTTTTCATCCCATCCTTCAACACTACCGTGTGTCTTATCAACGACAAACATACAATAACCTTTTTTCTTCAGGTATTCTTCGATGTATACATCATTGTCCACAATACCATTCCCAAGGGATTCGTATTGGTCTTCTACATATGCTTCGATGTTTGGTACACTCATATTCTTAGCACTATCTTCAATAATTTTTAATATTTTCTTTTTATCTAAACCAAATTTTTTAGGTTCTTTAATTATATGTTGGATGTGATAATAGTTATAGTCGGTGGTGGATGTAGCAATCTTGTTTTTAAATGTCCAACCCTTTACTAAATCTTGTCTTCTTTCTAAGATGTATTCGGTTGCTTCTTTCAGTTTGATTTTTCTTTTCTTTACTTTATTCCAAGCGGCAATCAATTCACGAGCGTTTGCTAGTCCTCTTTGTTTTAGTTTGAGAGTACCGTTAGCAATAGCATCCATAGAGGCTGCAAGAAAACTGAATGGGTCATCGTATTTATTGATTAAGTCCATCAATACTGTCGATTCTTTAAGATATTGCTTGAATGATTTCATGCTTGTTGCCCATTTGCATACGGTTCACGTACATCCAGTTTACCTTTTCTTAGAAGTTTAGCCGCTAACTTCTCATCACCTTTATCTGCATCAATAACAGGCATTTCAATTCGTGGTGGTGCACCTTTTGGTGGTCTATGACTTTGTAGGTCTTTAAGTCTTTTTGCTAATCCTTCTTTTCCACCAATTGATTCCAACCAAGCAAGTGATTTTTCTTTGTTATAAAACTGGGGGGCCATGTTTTTACCAGTGGTTAGAGCATCTATAGCATCTTTAACTGTTGCTTTAAAGATGTTAATATCTCCACCAGTTGGTTCACCTCGTCGTGCATTACCAATAGAATCACCCAACGCACGAAGCACAGGAACTAAATCACCAATTCCTAGATTTGCTTCAATACCTCCGATTTTTGCTGTTGGTTCTGATAGCATAGTTGCTGCCCATCTGTGATGACCGTCAAGAATGTGTTTATCATTAGAAACGATAGAACCCAAATTTCCACCTTTTACACCACCAACGGCCATTCCTAGTGATTTACCAAGATATATTGCTGATTGAGATGGGCGAAGTTTTCCTGCTTTCCAACTTTTTGATTTGGTTTTAACCACATCATCACCCTGACTACCATCCATATCACCCTTCTTTTGAAAGATTGCTTTTAGACGTGCAGATAGGGGATTAGGAAACTCAGAAATTTTGATTTCCTTTGTCGGTAACTCTTCTATGATGTATTGCTTAAACGATAACATTATCTTCATCTTCATCATATTCTGGGGCTAATGGGTTTGTTGGTGTTAAACTAGGATTTAAAGGGTCTAGAGGGTCAACGTCGTCCCAGTCTGGAATACCATCGCCATCACTATCTCTCCTGCTTGGTATCCACGGTGGTTCAGGCAAACGCCCTGATGGAACATACTCTGGTGGGAAGGGCCATTGTGGGAATAGGTCGGGGTCCCAATAAGGATTATTAGGATACTCTGGTAAATCAGGGTACTCTGGTGTGGTTGGTAGGTTAGGTTGCGACGGGTCGGGTAGAGGAGCCGGCATATAAGGATTTGGTGGCACCATCGGGTCATATGGTAAGTATGGAAAGCCTGGAAGTTCCGTTGGGTCGAACGGTGGTTCTTCTGGGTTTAGGTCTATTTCTCTTAAGTATTGTTTAAA